GACTACTCCGCCTTTCTGAAATTCTCTGTTATTCGACTCAACTCTTTCTCTGACTACTCCGCCTTTCTGAAATTCTCTGTTATTCGACTCAACTCTTTCTCTGACTACTCCGCCTTTCTGAAATTCTTTAACAATCGTAACCAGTCCGCCTTGCTCATGCTTTTGCCTCCGCAACATGCTAGTCAATTCCGGACCTAATCTTCTTGCCACCAATTTTGGAATAGCCACTTCTTTTTTATGAACTTTTTCTTCAACAAAGACCTTATCTTTATCTCTTTCCTTTTCACTAATTTTTTCTCTATCTTTAACTAATCCGCCTTTAGTGAATTCATACCTCCTGGTATCACTTATTTCTCTAATCATCCCACCTTTCTGAAACTCTCTGTTGTTGTTCGTAATCTGATTGCTAACCATTCCACCTTTTTGAAATTCTAATTGATCAAGTTCAATTCTTTCCATTCTCATTTCACTATTCTTAACCGAACCACCACGTCTAAACTCTTGCCTATTCGACTCAACTCTTTCTCTGACTACTCCGCCTTTTTGAAACTCTCTGTTGTTATTCGTTATCTGACTTCTGACTACTCCGCCTTTCTGAAATTCTCTGTTGTTGTTAATAATCTGACTTCTAACCACTCCGCCTTTTTGGAACTCCATTTCATTCGTGATCTTCTCCTTAAGAAGCCCGCCACGCTCAAACCTCTGTTGCCTCTCTATTGTCTTGATAAGCTTTTTCTCATATCTTTCTTTGAGTATTTTTGGAATAATGAAGCCTTCTTTTCTAATCTCTTTTCTAAAACGTTCTCTATCCTGATCCTTTACTTCACGCTTATACGCTACCTTATCTTTCTTATCAACTACTCCACCCTCCGCATATTTCCGACTTCTTAACTTTTCAAAAAAGGCAACCCCATATTTGTCTACTGTTCGCTTTGGGATAATAAACTCTCCCTCCTGAGCTAAGATTGGGATAGAGTCTTTACCTTTGATTCCACCTTTAAGAAAGCCACCCTCTTTCTTAAACGCTGGGACAATTGTACTCATCTGATAAGTCCCTTCTGATCCTCCAATAATGGTTCCAGCGGATGCTCCAGCACTAGCACCTCCTGCAGCACCTCCTGCAGCACTTACGGCCATTCCTATCGCCTTTTGAAGAATTTGAATCATGATCAATTTAAAGGCGTAATCAACCAAGGCACGCCCTATCGTATTCAACATATCCCGCATAATGGCTTTGTATTTCTCAGAACCTTTCTCAGTATTTGTAATCCACGCTTCCACCATCGAAGTCATTGCGCCCGTAACTGTTTCAAATGTGTCAGTCCCAATTCTAGCCATATTTTTGGAAATGTCTTCGTATTGAATATACGAATCTTGCAGCCCCACCACCACGGATTTCATCAGCCCCGTAATTGTTTCGGTAGCAGTCTGAGCGGTCCTTACAATCATTTCAGCTTCCAAGGCAGAAGAATTTCTGATTGCTTGCAATTCTTCTTGATGACTCGTTAACGTGAATTGCTTCAGGGCTACAAGATGAGCCTTTTGCAACTCTTCTCTCTGTTTAGTCAACTCTTTCGTTGAAAATCCTTCGGCTTCCGCCAATTGTATTTTTTTATCAAAAGCCGCTAAGTCTAATTTTTGACGTTCATCCAATGCTTCTTTATAATATCGCGTCGCCTCTCTTTGTTCTTCGTAATCTTTTCCTCCTCCTATTCGTTTCTTTTCACCAGCTTCCGTTAAAATTTCAGCTCTTCGTTGAAGACTAGCAATTTTAGTATCCAAGTCAATACGCCTTTTTAATTCGGGAAGAACACGCACCCATAAATCGTATTCATCCTGCAAGGCTTTTTGTTTCTTTTTAGACAATGAAATGCTTTTTTCAATTGTTTCGTTATGGTCATCTCCAAGACTTCTAGCCGTTTGTAAAACCAATTCTTGATTCTTAATTTGCTCTGTCACCGCTTCTATTTCATCTCTATAAACCCTCGTTTGCTTGCTTAACGCATACGTTTGATGATATGATTCTTGTGCAACAGTGTGGTATTCATTCATTTGATAATCAAGTTCTTCTAACTTGTCAGACCTACTTTCTTCTATATCTCTATTGGCCTTCATCATGGTATAGGCGTATTTGTTCATGGCAACTCGTTTCTGAACTTCACCCCAAGCAATATAAGATTTCAAAAGCATCGCCTGAAAACTAATTTGATCCTTTATTCCTGCAATATTTGTTGCTCTAGCTACCGAATCTTTTTCTTCATTCTTAGTTACTTTTTCTAACTCTTCTTGATGAAATTTAAGAGTTTTATTTAAAGCAGTATAGTCATCTGCCATTTTTTTGGTTAATTCATCACTTTGAAATTGAATAGGCATCGATTGGAGTGTTGCGGCAATATTCTGTTTAGTGAGTTCAATGGCATTTTTTTGCACAGCAATTTTATCTTTATGGATATTGATGCTTTCTATGTCATTCGTTTCCGCATAGCCAAGCTTTTCATTCAAATCTGCGATAGCCTGTTTGTAATCTCTGGTTTGTTTAGTAATCCCATTAATTGTACTTGTTAAATCTTCATCCACTCCAGATGCCTTTTTTGCTTGTTCTATAAAATCTTTAATACTATCACTAACACTATCAAAAGCTTCTCGAACTTGTACCATTTGCTCGTAATACGCTTTTCGTCGTGCCGATTCTGCTTGCACCTTAGATACTCGCTCGAAAGAAGCAGCATACGCATCCAATGCTTTCCTAGCCTCATTCGCCGTGCTAATTCCCTGGTCTGTCATCCACAACGCAACGATATCTTTAGGTGCAACGTCTGCGTTGTCTATGAACTCTTGAACAGATTTTTTGATTTCTTCAAATTTTCTCTGATTTTTTTCATCAACTTTTAGAATATTCTGAAGAGGTCCTAAGTCAGCCATGCTTATTACTAGATCTTCAGTTGCTCTAACTATGCTGTCCATGAGATTTCTATATGAACGAGAAAGTTCATCCGCTGCTCTTCGCTGTTCTCTAATGGCATGTCCTTTTCTAATCTCTATTTCCAGCCACCGTTCTACGACCGTTAAAACTTCTTGATCAATTTTCTTTAAATCCTTGCTTTGTATAAGGGTTGCCACCTTGTCTTTAAATTCATTAACAGAAACTTCACCCCGCAGTTTTGCCATTTTGACAATTCTCTTATCTAACTCCTCCTGTTCGTGCAATAAATGGATATATTCACTTTGTTCCGAAATTATTTTCTTCTTAGTTACTTCTTCTAAAAATGCTCCCTGATGCCACGTTTCTTTAGGATCAAAAGCTCTTTTAACTTCAAAAACGGCTTGACCAATAGCATTAAGTCCTCTTTGCGTCGCTCCAGTTAGCTTATCTACATCTTCAGTATATTGTAAAATTTTCTTATCAATTTTTTCAACCGTTTCAGAACTAAAAACTCCTTCTCCTGCTTTCTTTAAACCTTCCAATTGCTTAATCTGTTTCCTTATAATATCCTCTTGTTTAAAGACATCCTGCCCAAATTGTCCAATCGCCTTCTTGTCCTTTTCTGAATCAAAAGCGTTTACATTAACCCCACCGAGCCACTTGGTCGCTTGTGCCATATTCTCATAAATAGAAGTCGTTGCCTTTTCAGTTCTTTCTGCCATATTCTCAACGTTATCGATATAACTGTCAGCCATCTCTTTTATCGCATCTGTAAATTTAGCCGCTGGCTCATGTATTTTCTTAAAATCCTCTTCTAGCTTATTAACTTCCGCACTCAATTTAAATTTAAGGCGAACATTCATACTTTCGCGCAAACCCTTCATCGACTCACCAATCTCGGCATATTTATCTATTCTCTCCTTTAGTGATTCTATTTCTTCAAGAGCAGCTCTATTATTTTCAACCATTGCTCCTGTCAAGTTAATATATTTCTCATTGGTCATACGAATTGAATCCCAAATCTTATAGGCACCCCATACCGCCGTTGCAGCAATCAATAACCACCAAAGGGTAGCACTTCCAAGTAGCGCCACTCCAATGGCACTAATCTGTGTCACCACATTTTTTAACGAAGCTGTAAGCGCAGCAAAATTTAATGCTTTCAAAGAAGTTATGAAAAGAGTAAGAGAAGCAGTTGCGGAAGTAAAATTCAATTGCTTCAGCATAGGCAAAATTACAGAAAAATTCATTGCTTTAATTAATAATCCAACTTGAACTACTATATCTTTGATAGAAACTCCAATCACCGCAGCAGCCCAGACCCACGCCTTTGCAAAGTTCCACACAGAGAATTTGATCTGATCTATTAATTCTTTATCTGAAGAAAGTTTAGTGAAATAATGAGCTCTAACCAATCCAAATCCAACAACTGCCGATTTTAATACCATAAAGGTTGTGGCCCATCCCAACACTGAACCGCTAAGCGAAACAATACCGCTTTGTGTTCCAGCAACCTTCATTCCTATATCTCCAAGAACTGAAGCCACTCCATATCCAACAGTCACTAGCGGTTCAAATCCCGTTCTGACAAGAGCGGTTACTGCCTCTCCTAACCGCCTAAATGCCACATCTGGCTTCTGTAGCATAATGTCTGACATTCTTTCGTTTGCTCCAACCGAAGTTTTGCCCAGCCGTTCGATTACCTCTTTTAATCTATCAACGTTCTGAGCCAAAATCACAAAAGTTCTTGCTCCTCTTAACCCCATTGTTTCCCATACTCTAGACAATTCGTCAACAGAAAGTTTTTGATTATTCATCTGTGCGTTAACACCTTCAAGAATTTTAAGAACATCTAACGGCGCTTCAGGGTTTATTGGAATATTAAACATTTCCGCAAATTTTAAGGGTTGCTGTGCAATTTCGGACAATACACTTTGCATCGAACGACCAGCCACTCCCGCTTTAATCAAATTGTCATTCAATACCGCCAAAATTCCAGACATATCTGTAAAAGTAAGGTTGGTCAATTTTCCCATCGCTAAAAGATATTTATATCCTTCTCTCAATTCATTCATTTCTACTTGGTGACGGTCAAACGTATTCACCATAATGTCGTTAATCCATTGAAATTTTTCAGCCTGAGTGGTTGACCCTTTAAGCGTATCCTTAAAGTTATTGTAAACCGAAGCCACCAATTTCACTCCTTCTTGAGCATCTTCCTCCGTTGCCACAAGCATTCTCATCGTTGTATTCAAAGCCGCTACGGATTCAGTAGCTGATAACCCTGCACTTCCCAGTTGATAGAGAGTTTCACCAACCTTCTTAGAGGATTCTCCAAACTGAATCATTGCGCTAACACCTTCCGTCTTAAACATAGTCAAAATTTGAGAAGTAGACAGGGCATCATCCCGAGCCGTTCTCATTGCTCGAGCAAATTCGTGTTGAATCGTAACCACAGACATAAGAGATTCTTTAAACGCCCTCATTGTTCCAAACATCAAAGCGTAACCGGCAATCCACGCAATTTGCGAACGAATCATATTGGCGAAGCCTTGAAGCGTTGTTCTAAAAAAACCACGATAGGCTTCAGCCGTATCCCCAATTTTCATCTTTTCTGTTTTTGAAAGTTCTCCTAGCCCTTCACGAACGCTACTCACTGTCTTGGCCATTTCATTAGAAGCCTTGCTAATCTTTTCTCTCCCAGCCACAAGTTCAGCAACTTGAGCAGCTTGCTTTGTCAGTTCCACATTGAGCGCTTTATTTACTGCTATAAGATCTGTTTCTAATTTCACATCTTTTGTCGTGGCCGTATTGTTAGCCGCCATCGCTTTTTCATTAAGCGCCAAAGCTTCTTCATTCTTTTTAATTGCAAGGGTCACTTCCACAAGTTTATTTAGATGGGCGGTCATCCCGGCCCCATACATGTTCAGTTCTGTTTGCCCAGTCTTAAGAACATTGTTATAAACTTGTAAACTTTCTGACAACTTTCCCCATTGTAACTGACGGTCCTTAACATTAACTCCTAGAGCGGTTATCGTTGCATTCATTCTTTCTGTAACACCCTTAACTCTATCCATAGTACCAATAGAATCCATCTGTCTTAATTGATTTCTAGACAATGCCTCCGTAAGCCATTCAATCGCCTGCGCCGTGGTTGTAATCCCAACCCGAGATGCCGCCAACCCTGCATCACCAGAAGCAATAACATCAATCGTTCTTTTAAGATCTTCTCTTACTGTTCCCTGCTTATTAATTGCGTTCACTAATTCCGTAGAAAAATCCGCATGAGCTCTTGTAAGATCTTTAATTGCCTTTCTTTGAGCTTGATACGCTTCAGCATTCTTAATCATACTTGTTTCTGTTTCTGTACTTCCCGCATCTATAGTCCCCGTACTTTTTGCTGTCTGAAATTCTTTAGAAAAGATACGCTTTTCAAACTGTTCCTTCGGAACCGGCTTTAAAGCCTCCGCTGTTTCAGGTCGAATCTTTTCTAATTGCCTTGTAATCGTCTGCCTTAAATCAGCCAAATCAATTTCATGGCTGCGACTCTGTTCCATTTTAGTATCATACTGCCTCATCACGTTGATCAATTTTTCATAAGCTGCCGCACGGAGCGTGAACCCTCTCGTTAGTTCATTAGTTGCTAATTCTTCTTGAGTGGTTCCAACTTTTTGATAACTTACAAATTTAGAAAAAACGTCAGCTGCAGAAGACATGATCTTTCCATATTCTGTAAACCTAACTATAGAAAGATCAAGTGATTCGCTAAACATTTTCTGTTTCAAGTAAGCAGCGGTCACGGCTTGGTCATATTTACTCACCGCAATGGTTAGCGCATCCAACTCTCCTTGTGCGCCGCCCAAATTTAATCCTTTTACACTTCTTTCAACAAGATTCCCAACAGGACCAAAAAAACCAAAACTGCCTTTTCCTTCTCCTCCGCCTCCTGCCCCACCCCCACCTCCTCCTTTTGCTGGAGGTGAAGGAGGCTCACTCAACTGCGGAAGATCTCTTTGATAAACTGTTTCGGCTAAAAATTTTGATGTATTTTTAAGATCCTGAGTTAATTTAAGATTTTCTTCTTCCTTTCTGATGTATTTTTCTTGTGCAACATTCATCATGTCAATTGCTGTCAACCGTTGTCTATCTACTTCTATTAGCTTTTGATTTAATTCTTGGACTTCTGTCATTTTTACAACTTCTTCACTAAGACCTTCTTTTCGCATTAAATTCGTTTCATCTCTAGCTAAGGGGTTCATAGTTTCAAATTGAACGTTACCCACGCCGCCCTTAGTTCCCTGAGCTTCAGACAATTGGTAAATCGATCCCTGCACTTTTTGATATTGAGCGCTTTCTTTAGTTTTTTTGGTTCCTGTTTTAAGATCCCAAATTATTTTGCCAATGTCTTCACCAAAATGAGCCACAAGATCAGCTTGTGAAAAAACAATAAGCCCCATTTGATTCCATTCATCAAAAAGTTTTTGAAGTTTGCTGTTTGCATCTTTATATTTGACTTTTAACAAAGCAACCATATCTTCAACCAACTTTTTCTGTTCTGGAGATGCTCCCTTAGGGATTGCCATACCAGGATCCAAAAGAACAAGTGGCTGTAGCGTCTTTTCTACATCTATGGTCATAGCTTGCAAGGCTTCTGTCAATGTCTTCCCCCTACTTTCAGCTAATACAGATATATCATTTTTCATTTTTTCCATCATCTTAGGGGAAAACATGTTCATAAGAGCTTTCTGAATCGTGTTGGCTTGAATCTTAACTTGTTCGCTCAACTCCTTAGTCATCGTTATAGGTGTTCCTTCGGTTTCTGATCTCTTAATAGCTTCCCCAACTAGAACTTTGAATGAATTAGCTGCAAAAATAGCTTCCTGTTCTACTCCCTTCGCAAATTCAGGACTCATATATAAATTTTTCTGTAAAAATTCGCCCATAGAATTTTTAGCCGTAATTACGTTTTTAATCACATGCTCCATTCCAGAATGAATTGCAGTCCCACGAGCAAAAGACAATGCTTTCATTTCTTTTGGAAGATCAAGATCTTCAGACCATTCTGCTCCACTTGTTAATTTGGCAATAGTCGTCGCTTCGGTTGCTCCCACTCCTCCTTTAAATTTAGTCGAATTCAATCTTTCCATAACTGCCGTATTATCAACCAACCCTTGTTCAAGGATTTCCTTTCTTTTATCTGTTATCCTGGCATTAAGGCCTCTCATAGAACTTATGACCGTATCAATAATATCTTCATCAAAGGTACTAGCGCCTCCTGGACCTCCAAACTCTTTCTGTAGCCCACTGAAGATACTATCTAGAACCTTACTTCCTGCTGGAGAAGCTGCCCCCCAGTCGGCATATTTATCATACGCAAATGTTCCAGTTTCTCCCATTCCTCCGCCAGTTGTGACAGGGGCCTGCGCTGCAGGACCTATCCCAACGACAGGTGTTCCAGCACCCCCACCAGCAACCGGCGCTCCACTAAGAACCCCTTTAGGAAAATTAGGACCAATTCTAGATATAGACTCTGCCGTTTGTCTTACTCCCTCAAGAGTTAATGCCTTGGCGATCCTTTCAATAGCATCAGCGACTGAACTCAATTGAGTCGCTTGACTGCCAATGGTTGTCATAATTTGCGGAAGAACACTACCAGAACCCAATTTACCTAAAGCAAGCGCAATTCGATCAAAAAGTAATGTGATGGCTTCTAATTTATCATCTTCAATACGACCTATTAGCCTTACTTGCTTTGCAAACTCTCTCAATGCAACCGTCGCCCGAAAAATACTCCCAATCTTTCCCTCAAATAGATCACCAATTTTACCCATAATTGAAAACATGCCATGCAATTCTTGCATCGAACCGGAAGCCGATTGCGTTGCTAGTCTAATATCTCTAAGAGAAGTAGCCAGATTTTCAAAACCCTGATAAAAGTTTTTCGTTGTTAACTCGCTCAGTTCTTTAACAAACCCACTTAGAGCATCTTGAGCCAATGCGATATTATCCGCTCCTGTTCTACCACCAATTTTGTCAATTTGTTGAACAGCTAAACTAATGCGGTCAATGTCATCCGTAAAGCTTTTCATTTGCTTTTGCGCCGCATACGCCACATTAATGACAAAATTGATTTCTTTATTTACTTTGGCCATGTCGTTTGCTCTCTTTTTGTATGTGGTTAAAGTCAGGTTTCTGATCTAATTCTTTCTTAAGAATTGCATTCTGTTCGGACAATACCACCATACGAATCAAATAAAAGAAATAGGTTTGTTCGAATGCTCCACAATGAAACGGAAGGGCTTTGGCATTATCGGTAAAATTAACAATATTCGTTAGCTGAATTGCTCTTGGCGTTAACATGGCAACCGGACATCGAGCCACCCAATCTGTAATCGTAGAACTGAACCGAAATTTAAATTGTGGAATGGTTTTAACGCCACATATCGGACACTCATCTTCAAGTGTTTCTTTTGAACATTTGCTGCATTTGTTTGGAAGGGTTCCATCACAATTTCTATTTTTAAAGAGTTTCTTTTCTAAACAAAATTCACATTCCCATTGATGTTTTCTGTTTTCATTTTTATCCAACCATTCACCCCACCGAGCCACTAACTTCAATTCTTCTACAATTTCTCCTTCAAGTTCAGCTATTCTTACAATCTCCTCAGCCAATTCAATTTGAATGTTAGGGTGGAGATAGCTTATGTTTTTCAAATCAAATGGGATAACCCCGCCTTCTTCGTCAGCGAAGTTATCCCATCCGATCAATCCGTACTGAAGAGCTCTTAAAGTGAAAGTTCCAACCTTAACCGCCTGTACTCTTCCAACCGACTCACATTTCAAATACTCAGCAATCGACAAAGGCTTAAGATAGAAAATCGTCTTGCCTTCAGATTCTCTTTCACTTTCGCAGACATACTCCAAGCGGCTGCGAGGATCAAGTCTCGCCATAATCGAGTATTGCATTCCAAAGAGCCCACGTTAAATCTCTTCTTCAGCCCCTCTGATGTAATTGGCCAATTCATCTCTTTGCGTTGAAGGGATACAGGCAAGATTCTCATCCTTGAATTGAATTTCTTCTCCATCCTCGAACTTGAAATTTTTCCACCCCTTCAATCCCATTCTCAACGCATCGAGTGATACGGTGCCGGTTAGAAATTGCTCTTTCCTCTGTGCCCCAATCCCTTTGACGCTATACATTTGATCTCTATGCTTGGCTTGTTCCTCTGGCGTCAAAAGCTTCACCACGAAAATGGTTTGAGAATCTTTTGGCAAGTCACGATCGCACTTGCACACATACTCCACTGGTTTGTCTGTTCTAATTCCTTTCATCGCTTCTTCTACCTCCTTCGTTTTTAATAGCCGTAATACGGCTTTAAGATACAGCTTATATAAGTATCCAGTCTCCCATCGAGACCTACAGAATTGTATCTTCGACAAAAGAAATAATGCCCGTACCAACCCTTTTAGCCATACCCGATAAGGAAACCAGAATAAGCTCACCAGCCCTTGCAACGCCCTCCTGTCTAAAAGAAGACAGGTAGAAAGAATCGCAATTAAGAATGTTGTTTGAGTTTCCATCTTTTAGATAAGGAAGGGTCACACGATACTTGAGTGACCCTTCCCCTCTTAATCGATCAGGCTAAACGTATGCCTGACTGTTTACAATCGTGATTCTAAGATCAGGAACTACGTTGACATCATCATACAGCGCATTAAACGGGAAATCTGTCGTGATAATGTCCGCACCCCCAATCACCGGCGTAGCTCCAGAGAATTTGATGTTGGGAAGCCTTACCGTAAAGCTAAACTTAGTCCCATGAGCCGCATTCACATACTGATCAGAGATCAACGAAACCACCAAGTTCCCAGACGTGCCGTTGACAAACTTTCGATACAGATCAAGGTTGTCAAACTCTGTGTTAATGGTTCCTTCTGTCGTTCTCCGTTGCTCAATCAAAGCCGCCCTCTGGCGATCCCCGAGCTCAAATTTGTCGCCAAAAAGGTTGTTGGTCAGGGTAAAATTCAAACTCATGATTCCCTGAGCCACCCCGTCAATCGTTACCGCTCCTTGGAATCCAGTAAACGGTTCGCTCACGGGGAAGGTTGCTCCAGCTTTTTCATCCTTAAAACTGGTGAATACCCAAGTATCGCCCAACGTTTGAGTTGAACTTTCAGGCCACATGACTTGAAAACCTGAATCAACTTCGGCGTTAAACTTAATAGTATACCAAATGCCACTGGTAATCTTCTGTTCAAGACTCCATGTTGAATTGTTATTGGACCCCTTGAACCCTGCCGTTCCATTGGTGGCTCCAACCGTTGTGATGTCAATATAAATCGAAACACTTTCTCCGACATCACTCCCGATGTAGTTACCGCGAACCAACGGAGTAATCGCTGGATTGGCAGTCAAATTCCAGGTTTGATCAGCGGTCGCCAACAACTGTGTTCGAGCAAAATCAGCAAGGCCGCCAACCGTCGTATTGGAAATCATACTCGGATTGTATCCAGATTTCCGAGTCATGGAGAAATATCCATCATGATCCAGGAACTCGATAAACCCTTTCAGAGTGGTTACATCATAGTAGAACCCATCATGCGTACAGGTTCCTCTCGTAAACGGGAAAGAATACTCAAGCTCAGTTCCCGCTGCTCCCATTTCGAAGTGGAACATATCCCTTGAACCATCGATGTTGATTTCGGTGTACGCATTTGCAGCGCTTCCTGCATATCGCAATGCAAGAAAAGGATTCGCCCATCCCGTATTGGTTCCGAAAGTCGCTGGATCCCCACAAGTGCTGGCTCCCTTAGACATCACATTGAAGGTCGCTGTAGCGATTTCACTTGGGTTCAGAGTCAAGGCCACACTATTCACCTTGCACCCGTAATAGTTAAATGCGGCCACATCTCGTCCGATCTCGAGACTCATCCCCTCAGGCAAGGTCGGAGCCGCATCAAGCGTGTGCTCGTAAATCCCATACTTGAAAAAAATCGGCAAAAAGGCCCGATCGGCATTGGTTGAAGGTTTGATCGGAACATGCGATAACGTCTCTAGATTCAGAACGCCACCAGACGTTTTGCACACGGTTCCAGTCCCATCAAAATCTGCTGACCCATAAAGCTTCACAGCAGTTGTCTTGGCAGACGCCGCAGGAAGACCAAAATACCCGTTAGCGCCGGTTCCCCAAGGGGCATACGCATTCCATTTTGAAGAACCATCCACCAAGGTAATCAAGTTGGTCATCGTCTGGCCGTTTCCAAAAGTGATATCAAGATTGCCACCGCCGGTCACCCCGACCGAAGTCATTTTGGTAGCGCTTATATCCACATACACATTTGCTCCGGCTCCCGTGAAGACCAGAACCATCGCAACGTCTTTTCGTTTGGTCCGTTTTTTGCCCAAGGCATGTTTCAGCCAAGTCTCAATTCCTTCCGGACCAAATTCCATGTTTACATCCCCACCAGCTGTTTCTGTTCCCGTTCTTTGTTTATGAACGGCACGATCCGAACGAAGAGAAGCGCTCACCAAATTGGTAAATTCGCTTGCCACTCCTTCACTCGTGAATTCAACAAACTTGTCTGGAGGGGAACATGGAAATCCCCATTTAGACTCTTCTTTAAAGGCAACCTGACCTTTACTCCCTACTGCCGGTCCAATCGTCTTAACCATTTGAAATCCTCCTGTTAATCAAAATATTCCTTGCGACGTACACAACAGGCTAAGAAATTTGATCTACTCTTAGCTGATTCGGTGCCATGTAAGTAATCCGAGCGGCTGCCAAGATCGTCCCAGATCTCCTACGAGGCATAAAAGCACAAGACCGCACCGTTGCTCTGGTATTCACAAGCCACCCATTTAACGAAGCATTCTTGATCACATGCTCCGCAATTCTATAGGCATTCCGCATAATTAAGTTGACATGCAAATCTTCGTTAAGAGCGGAATGGTAGTACCAAAGATTTCCTATAAAACTGAATTCATAACGCACATTCGTACTGCCAATCGTTTTTAAATCACTCCAAAAGGAAGTACAGGAGATGGCCAACGAAGGCATAGTCGGTATCAAGAGCACATCATCCTTAAATACTTCTTTAAGACCCAACTCTTTAAAATAAGGAGAAAAAATAGCCGCTGAATTGGCAATAAACTCATCAACTAGATTATTAGATTGAATAGTCATACTAACTCTGTAAATGCTCCCTAATCATATCAGCAACTGTGTTGGTAATTTCAGAATCAATTCCTGCTCGGTCAAAAAATTCATTGCTCACAACCCCACGAATTCCATCTATCTGTTCCGAACTAAACCCGTAATCGGATAACCCTTGCGTGAACTCTTTGGCCAAATAAAGCATATATGACGCAGAATCTGGTCCTTCTTTGGAGTATTTAGAACCAATCATTTCAACAGAAGAAAGTTTATTGCTTTTTCTATCCAACTCTTTTTTTAGCGTTTCCCAATCTGACTCACCAACAATCTTGTAAGCCCTAAAATTTCTAACCACATGCATCTGGCCATGAACAGACCTTAGCATTGCCAATACTCCAACCAACAAGCCCCCTTGAGAAATAGAACCAGAACCAAATCCTGCAACTCCTGGTGGAAGTATTTTCCCTAGCCAAAACGTTTCTTTTAAAAAATCTTCAAGATGACTGATTGTATTCGTACATTGACTCTGAACAGATTCTGCCGCTAGAGATAATTCTTGTTGATATTCAAAAAATCTAGAAATATCTCCACCACTAATAAACCGTTGTAACTCGCTTGACAATCTATCTATTGAACGAGTTAAAGCGAACAATGTTTCAAGAATTTCATCAATTAGGCCAACGGATTTTTCAAAAAACCCATGAGCCATAATTGACAATTTAGATCTTCTCTCTTCTCCCTTTCTTTGCTCTTCATCGTATAAAAATGAAGCAAACTCACCTAGATCTTCCCTTTCTCCTAACCGACTAAGAAAAAAGTCTTTATTCTCTAAGATAAAAGCTTTAAAAAGATCCGGATTGTGATGTTGCCTGTTTATAGATACGACATTAATGATTGATGAAATTTCAGAAGCTAAATTACTGAAAAGTTTTGTAAGAAAAAGAAGATGCTTGTAATAACTTGTTGACACACTTGTACTAACCTTTTTCAACTGTTCTATCTGATCTGTCAAGAAATCGTTGACAATGCCATGAATTCCATCCAAAGCAATTCTATTGCCAAAAACGATTTTCGCAATATGCCCTAAATCTTCCTTGTCCAATGGCTGAATTTTTCTCATCTTTTCAATAAAAAGATTCACGTCAGTTAAATCTAATTCACATGTGGCGCTAAACGCTTCAGTCTTTTTAAGGTATGCAGATTCTTTGTTAGGAAAAGCTTCTCTAATGGTCGTCTCTAATACTTGAGCAATCCCAACTAAACGATCTTCACGAACACCATGAAACCCCATAGATTCCATATGAGAAACAATTTCTTCAGCCATAGATTTTCTTTCAACAGGGGTTTTTCCAACAAACGCTGCTTCAATCCTTTTTAAATCGGCTCCGCCCTCAGGTTGACCTTGTTCCTCGGCCTCTTGTTCTAACAATATTTCCTCAGGAGTTTTTACATATTCATGAAAATCATCAGAAACATTAACATCATTAAGACTAACAACAAGTTCAGAACGACCCTTATCGACCTCTATGGGTTTCTCAATTTCTTTCTCTGGAATATATTCAGATTTATATCCCCTGCCTTGATATCTTTTAACCATTAATCTGCTCCAACCGATTCTTTAGTATTGAAATCGCGATCGTACTCAACGTTTTGAGCCTCCACTTCTCCTGGAGAACTATCAATGCCAGCCGTTTCTTGTATCCCCACTTTGGTAAACAAAGGTTGTCTTGAAACAAATCTAGGGTATCCAATGAATTTCTGAAGCCCTTTGCCATAAATGGTTTGCAAGAATTGCTCAACCAGATTGTTTCCTAGATTATACCATCTTCTAACTAGAGTAGGAACGTTTTCTGTAGATACGGTTGAAAACGCCGAAGTAAAAACCAAATTGGCGGTGATGTAAGCCGATGCTTTTCTAATTGCTCTCGGAGCATTTTCCTCCGTAAACATAGGTTCCATCGGATCCGTATTCTCAATAAACTTATTCAACATATTGTCGATGATTACTTCACTGTCATCGATAAATTCAATGGTATCGTCAATAGAAATGTTTGAGTCAGTTCTAAATTTAAATCGATCATCAGCCAAGAAGGTTCCAGCCCATCGATCTTTAAAGATTATAATATTGGTAGACAAAGAAGTAAAGTCATGATAAATATTTCCTGTTCCATCACAACTTAACTGCCCGTCTCCACGGTAGAGAAGAAAGCGACTTCCATCGGAAAATTTAACATGCCACATCTCGCTTCCAGCATAATCATCCCTAATCTGAGTAACTCCCAAAAAGGTTCCAGTCCCTTGATTGGTATCAAAGGATTCTGGAACCGTATGGGAATCAGACAAGCGAACCTTATACTGGTTATTCGTCGAACTGTCCAAAATCCGAAGAAGTCGCTTTACATCATCTACCGTACAATAGCCCATTAAAGCCTCCTAAAAAACCTGATAACTTTTTTCAATTGTTTCTTGTCAAGCTCTTTAGTTTTCTTCTTTTGAAGACCGGATGATATGGCCAGAAGTTCAAGTTCTGGCCCCATCATGTCTTCCAAATCGTCTACAACGTCATCAATTTCAACATCCGTTTCAGGAACTCTTGTGTCACTGCCGACAAACTTGCACATCCTGACTTGTTTGTTACTATCTCTATGGAACATGGTTTCCTTACTACTGGCAGCACTTAGAAGGAAATCATCAGGATCTTTTTCTATATCTCCATAATCATACAGCTTGCCAGCATGAGTAAGTCCCGGAAACAGAATCATTACCGATCTACCTTTTGTGCTCATACGCCCTCCTTTTCTACTCTGTACGTCGCAAGGAATATAAATGTTGTAGGTTTAGCCAAACCTAGATAATTACGCGATAGTCGCTGTTACAAACCCTCTCTTCCGATAAAGAACAGGAAGAGCGTTAATCCCGCAAATGATCTCGATCTGTTTAGGATCTTTCATGAGGAAAATCGTTTCAGCAAATTTTCCAGGAACTGGATTCATAAGATTTCCAGCCCCGTAAACCGCATCCACGCTAATAACCTCACCCACCGTACCAGACCCAGCGGGAAATGACATTTCGATGATGAAGACATTGTCAGGAAGGAAGGTCTTGTAACACCTGATCATACTATTGGCAGGATAGGTGCCCGTAACCGTCGAACCCGTAAAGTTAATCGTGTTGCCAGAAACGCTAAGGACAGTCATATTTTCCTCAGCACTCTCATCGGCCGCTGAAATCTGAACGACATCGCCAGTCGCATACCCTGTTGCGTCGTCCACTGCCAACGTGGTGACCCCACCAGCGGCTTGAGCAGCCGCCGTATAGGTGATCAGATTATAACCCGCATCGTAAACCTCATACTCATAGTTCCCGATGTAGGTTTTCATAATGGTTGACAAAATTTCCTTGCTAATCAAACCCACATTAGCAGAATGGAAAATACGGTCGATGAGACTCAAAATTCTAGCATTCCTGAACAGGTGAAGCTCAACCAACGAGCTAAACCAAAATTTCTTAGGAACACCACCAGACCCTCTGGCCAACCGAAGCCATGTCTGAATATCGTTAATCGGATCAGCCGTGGCGTACACAGACCACAACGGAGAAGCCGTCGGCCTCTGTCTTGTGGGCATGTTGTAATTCACGGTAAACTGAACCTTGTTTTCGTTAATGGTCAGAGCATTGTTCACCACTGGCTGCCATCTCATCCACTCAATACGAGTTTCGAGACGAGAGTTAAGATCGAGCATGATGCCTGCGATCATCTCAGCGGCGGTTTCTCTCTGTTCCCATGTGCCGAGTTTTCTAAGAGTCGTAACATCAGACTCGCCAAGAATTACTTTTTCACGGAAATGGGCAGGCTCAAATGCCGCCTGACCGACTCCCCTCCGATGGATAACAGGAGACTCAGCACCACGAGCCACCGCTTGCGTCATTCCACCGAGAGGGCGTCTGATATCCCATTCAACCCGAGGTCCGGGCTGAGTTGTAAGTGGGAACATTTCCTGTCCACGATAGACATTTGTGAGGGCTGGTATATCGTCGATCACTTTCATCAAATATCGGGGCTGTAGAAGAGGATTATTTACCAAAGCGTCCATATTTACTACCTCCTAATTTATTGGCCTTCTTATTTTATGTTTAAATACCTGATCTTCAGACCAAATAGAAAAAGTTATATCTTTTACCTCTATTCGATTTATTTCCAAAATGTCTCCGTTCTGGATTCTCAAGGAAAAATTTCTTAAGTGATTTAGAAATCTTTTCCTTAGTTTTTTTGGAAACATATCTCATAGCAATGGCTAATCACTACCGCTCATCATAATTACGCAGAAGGACCATCAATGAATTTCAGTCTTTGACACGCTGCACACTGAGCCAACGTGATTGTCGTTGTGCCCATGTAGTTGTATCTGATCTTGGTCCACTTGAATGTTCCAGCCCAATACGCCTTGACCACCACATCTCCGTTTGAAACGTCCACAGACTCAGCCAACACCACCGCATCCTTCATAAACTGAGTGGGCGTACCGTTAAGATCGTTGAAGCTTGCCCGAGTATTGATCGGCAAATAGGTCCCATCTGAAAGATCAGTATCCTTCGTAACAAGCGTTCCTTTAGGAATAATCTTTGTATTGGAACCGTCAGTGTAGACCGCAGGGGCATATCTCGCCAAAGAGTCAAGAGTAATACTCACCAGCTGAAAATCACCGCTGGCAAGAATTTCACTTTCGAACTGACCAGTTTGAAACACATATCCCGGCTTCATAATTTAATACCTCCTAGTTGATGTCAGTATCTGTCAAAATTGTTTCTTCACCAAGATTCCACAACAAAGATCTTATTGTGGTATCTGACGGAACAAATTTATACATATTAATACTCACCAGAGTAATCCTTTGACAAAGCATCCATTGATCTTCAGTTATTGCGATTAAATCGCTGTTGTTATGATAAATCTTCGTGTCATAAATATGACAGTGGAAATAAACAGGAACAACCCGATTAGCAAACGGAATAACTCTTCTTCGCCTCAATCCCATGATGTAGTCATATTGAATATGTTCTTCTCTAGCTAAGACCACAACATCAGGCATGAATTGTGTGGGAGTTACTCCATTAAGATATCCATCAGAGGTATCCAATGGAATATACTTACCACCAAGAACAGTTGATTTCGCTAGGAGCAACCCTTTTCTCAAAATGGTCGGGTCAGCAACATTCGTCAAATCTCTAGACGACGAATCAATAATAACAGAAGATACCTGATACGTTCCATCTAGAAGAATCTCAGAATCATAATATTGAGATTGCCGACCAAATCCACTTGAAGGATACATTACCTAACTCCTAGCCATTCTTAACGGCAAGCTTAAGACCCTTTTTGGCCTTTGCTCTATCGATCGCCCTGTCTTCCATCTTCTTCTGATCTTCCTCTGTAACTTCCTTCTCAGAAGAAGTTGTAGTTTTCTCTGTGTAATTTGCTCTCTGACTAGCGGGAATAGCTTCCAGAAGTTTTTCAACGACCTTTGTCAGAGTGTACTCCACCTGCACTTCTTTATCGCCACTTTTCTCAGTCAGCTTGACCAATTTAGCTCCGCCATCATTGAGCATGAGCTCTTTGGCAATTGCCACCACCGCTGGATGATGATGATCGTCCCTCAAAAGTTTCTCGCAAATAACCTGCACTTCCATTTTGCGAGCATGACCCTTGCTGGCATCGCTGTCATTGCGAAGGGCTTTGTTTTCTTCCTGAAGAGCGACAATGCTGTCTTTCATGGTCTTCATCTCTTTCTTCTGCTCGTCGATGAATTCCATAAGTTTCTTGTCGTCCTTATCAGCCTCTGCCTTTTTGACGCCCTCATCATCCTCAACCTTTTTAACAGGAGTTCTCACAATCGGCTCCTCTACCACAACTTTTTTGTCTTTAACTTCCATTGATTTATCCTCCTCGTCGTCGTCATCGTCGTCTTGTTGAGTTTCTGATTTTCCAAACCGATAAAGTGAAACATCATCATCTTTAGAAGAAAATTCGATTTTCTTCAGTTTAGTCATGAAAGGTCGATTGGTTAAAGCTCCACCAAGGATTGTAGGGCCATACTCATCACCCGTTTCAGCATCAACATAGTTATCACTGTACTCAATGCTGAAATAGCCGTATTCCTTTGCAGAAATACTTCCAATTCCCTTGTCGGTAAGTTCTGTTGTTCCAATCAACTTACCATCTTCTACTTTTAGATCCTTGAGCCAACCTGAAGCCTCTTCGGCCTTGTGATTCCAATCAAAACTAACCTCTCTACCAATTACCTCATCGTTAAAGTTTTTAACCATCGCTTCGAGCATTTCAGCAGTTATTTTCAATTCCCCATACGCCTTGTGCTTAAACGTACCCACTCGAAGCATCTCAATGTCTACCGCTGACGTATCATCAAGATCGACAATATCTTCAACAGAAACTATGCTGAAGAATCTATCAGCCGTATATTTGGTCAACTGAGCCATCTTCTTTTTGTTTTTCTTCATACCTCCACCTCAAATCAAAGTCTTACAAGTTTTCCATAAACCGATTCTGAAGCCTTTTTTTCCTTCACCGACTTCCCGCAATGGGCAGTAAGAAGCCGTTTGGCTTTTGCGGCAACTTCTGGACGCTTCGGAGCTCCTCTTGCCCCTCTAGCCGCTTTGTAAGCTGCCATTAGCCCACCACAGTTGACCGATCCTTTAGAGTCCTTGTAAGGATATTTCTTGTTTTTTTGATCAAGAAAATGATTTGCCGGTACTTTGGCTCTTGCTGTAGGAGCAGTCCAAAAATACAACAAATCATTATCCTCCAAGATTGCCCGGATCGCCATTTCATCTTCTTCCAACCCAAAAATGCTCTCATCTTTAGGAGGATCAAAGCCGCTGCTGACCAATTTTAAATCCATTGGAAGACTTTCATCCAAATCGCTGTCATAAGTGTCAAACCAATGATTGATCCCACTAGCAATAAGTCCTCTCACAATTGCCACATGCATCACCTGAAGTTGTGAAGCACTATACCCTTTCATGTTCTCTTCGCCAACCAAAAGGCCAGTCGCTTTCCTCAGTCGATAAAGATAATGAACATCGTTGTGGTCTTTTCCCGTTGCCGTGGTGATCGCAGGAATCTGAACCGCTGTTTCCGTACCCTCTAAGAACTTAGAAAAACTAAAGTCCATAGTTCCTCCAATCCCACTAATACGCATAAGTGAAAAGGATCTCGTTGTTTGAACCAAGCCAAGTGGTTTGTAGAAAAGCTGTCCCATCAGCACTTACGGTGTATTTGGCCGGATAAGCCAAATTTGAGAAATAATGAGCAGCGGTTCCATCCGTTTTAATATAGAGCGCAGCCACTTGACCTCCTGGGACCATAGCGTATGTCAAATGAATTGGAACTGCAGAACCACCACCCTTGAATGCTTGCGTGTACAATCTGAATGGACCAGAAAGTGCTGGCACAGCATCTGCCGACAGAAGCCCCATTTGCCGCAAATCTCTCAACAATGGGGGATTCGTCTTAACATTAATCGCCATGTTTCATACCTCCGTTTTCATTTTTTAACAACTTTTAAAGGTGCCCTTTTTACTTCCTTCTTTGGTTCAGGCTTAATAGCCTCTTTTCCTTTCGGTTTTGGTGGATTTGCTGGATTTCCGCCCACGCCATCCGTTCCAACAGCTGTCGGATCAACTTCTCCAGTATCGTAATACTCTTCTTCCGCCGCTACAAGAGGAACGCCTAAAATATCTGACATCTCCTGAATACTCGGCAAAATCAAAGGCATCTTGCCACCCTTCATGAATGTGTTAATGTTCCTTAAAACCTCAATAAGTATTTCTTTTAAAATCCTCCTTCTGTCATATTGAATTTTTTCGATCTTAACCTGACATGGAATAATCTTATTAGCAGGAAAATTAAATTGAACCAATTGCGGAACAAGAATAAGATTAACCGCATCACACATCTCTGCCGCCAACCCTTCTTCAGCCAAAAGAAATATTTCAGCGTGAGATTGCGCCATGCTAAAGCTTCCTGTGGACAAATCCTGTGTCATAACTCTTTCTGGCGTTAACAATCCACGAAGAATTTGAGCGCCAAGATAGTTAAGGGCGTTTACAAACATTTCGCCACGGCGGTCATCTTGCAAATAAGTCACGCCCCACTGATTTTTGCCTTCTCGATCCGCTTCAAACGGAACCGTAACCACTCCATTTTCTACGATGTTTTGACCTATTCTGAGAGCGATTTCAGAATTGTCATATTCATTTCCCTCGCGGTCAATACCCCCGCCTGTTGGATGTTGAATAACGGTCGTCGGTCCCCCTTTGCGTTCAAAGTACCTGAGCATGAACTGAGTTAAAACTTCTCTCCAATACCACGGCTTGTACGCCGCTTTAAGCCGACTAGTTCCGAAATAATTTCCAAACTCATCATTCAGAGCAAAAAAGAAACATTTATCAGCATCTAAGGATACAGGAGATCCTCCAGCGGCTATTTGGACGATACCTAAAAACTCATCCGTTAACGCATCTTTTCTTACTCTGATGGTGGCTGGATAATGAGCTTTAATCTTTTTGAAAATTTCGGCAGGCCCTTTGAAGTGAGTTTTTCTTCTTCCAGTAGGCAATTGAGAAACGACCATCATCTCTTGTAATTCCCAGATAACCTCGTGACTACAAAAACCGTAATCAACCGCCGTCAGCATGGACCGAATAAGCTTACGCCAAACTTTCGTTAACGCAACCTTAACAAATTCCCTAATATCCTTGTCGTCGCATTCCACATGCCAGTTTAATGATTCTATGGGCATTTTAATTACGGAGATGCCAATGGCCACTTGAGGGTCAGTCTTCATTCTGTTGTAGGTATCGATAGGTATAATATCTGGATTGTAAACGCCCAATGTTTCAGCACCAAAACTCATAGCAAAAGAGGGATGACCATGACGAGTCATCTCTTTCATATAATTTGGCGGAAGTTTAAGTTTTGAAAGATCTTTGGTCTTTTTAAGCACATCCACATTCTTGGCTAAGAAAACTCGAAAATCATCTCTTACTTCTTTTTCTACTCCACTACTTTTAAGAAAACTGAGCATTCTCCTCCCATGCTCTGCGTATATGTCTTCGTCAAAGTTTTGAGTATCAAAATACTTTGTAAAATTAGGATCTATGATTTTAACGCTTTGTTGCATTTCATACCCCAGAAATCAAAGCCCCTAGTTTCTGAAATTCTTGTTGATGATTAGGAGGCAAGCCAAAATTTTTATAATTCATTCCAAAAGCCATTCCGCTCGCTCTAAAGACCCTTGTTGGTGGAAGTTCAACTACTCGCCTTGTATTTTTAATAGCCGATATGACATCAGAAGAAACAAGTCTAACCCGATACATTTGAGCCTTTTCCCCAGCAGAAGAAGCAAGAGCAAGCGCCCAAAACTTATCCCCATGATGCATTCTTCTTTCTGAAGGATCAGCTTCGAATTTTACCAAGGCTCCTTCCGTAATTTTTCTTTTAATGCTGTGAATTTGCCGAATAAGGTCCTTATCATTCGGGAAGGCAATGCTGCGATCTTCCATGCGAAGCCGCAGATTCGTTGCCAACCCTGCTTTATTTTCATTATTAAAGTTGATATCATCAATTCTGCTCCTAAACCTTCTTTGCAAATCTTCAGCCAAATTCTTTCCCATGCCTGTAGAATCTATCCTTAGTTTTGAAATTGGAAGAATTTTAAACAAATTCTCTATTGTCTCAAACTGCTTTCGAAACTCTGTTCTCTTCATGGTCACGAAAAGGCGAACAATTTGCAAGAACGTTTCATTGGGTTTTTCTTCCAAAATCACGATTTCTGACTTGTCTTCTTTCCTTCCTACATCAAAACCGGCAAAAAGTCGTTTACCCACCGCTCCAGTATAAATGGCATGAGACAAGCTTTCAGGAGACCCATAAATTTTGAAATCTATCCCAGGATAAATTGAATCTACAACAACAGGATGATCTCCATAAATGTCTCCATTCTCAAGAGTTTCAAAACCTCGAAGCGCTTCAAAAGTACATTGCTTAATGAGATCCATAGGAAAGTATGATTCTTGCTCGTCTATTGCTTTAAGCTCATACTCTTGTTGGAAATACTCTTCAAGCATACTGTGATAGGCTTGCTGAATCGCATCGTTACCGAATTCTAGTACTCGGTCCGATGTTTCCATATCAATAGACAATCTACTTATTTCATCAAGACCATATTTCAAAGCGTCTTCGTTTAAAAAATCTGGGTTATCCCACCAGAAAATCTTGTGTCTGGAATACATTGAATAGGCGTCCTTATTGGCACCTATCTCATAATGAAGACCAGCTTTGCCTAAAGGAGAAGAAGCAAGAGAAAGTTGACCAAAACCTCTTGTGATAATAGGAACAGCCGCGATATATATTTTTTCTGGCCACTGAAAATGAGCAAACTCATCTAGAAAGGCATCCGTGTTATATCCTTTTCCACGAGGTTCCCTCTGCGGGTGACTGATGAGCCTTGTTCTAACTCTTTGCCCATCAGTTGTTTTACTTTCCCATTCCAAAGCGGTTACACGATCAACGGCCAACTTTTTACGATATTTATGAGGAGTGCTTTCATTGAGGGCGCGAGCATACTGAATTTTGTTGTTCGCTTCTTCTTGATTAACTGAAACAAATAGACCCGTATAGATTTCTAACAGTTGAGCCTTAGCGTACCCTTCACAAGCAAAATTATATGACATTCCAATTTGCCTGCTTTTATCGCAATGGCGATATCTGCTTCTATCACGCATCCATCTGTCTTGGTAGGAATATAACTTGGTAGGCTCTAAGTTGGTTTGCGTTAATCGTTCAATATAGCCTGTTTCGCTTGAAATATCTTTAATGAATTTCTTAGCTCTTTCTCTAGTCTCCTTCATCGTTTTAGAAAAATCTTTAGGATCATCTTTTGGATTCTTCCTAATAAGAAGAAGAGGGCCACTCACAGGAGTCCTCTTAATTCCTAAAGCTGGAGTTCTTTTTATCCTTTTCCCAACTGGTGTTCTTTGAATTCTTATTTTCATTCCTTAGCACGTTGGATAGGAACTACTTTGTTACTTGCCGCTCTTCTTCCGGCAAGATAAAGCTTTTTAGCCTCGGCTACCGCATCCATATCATCAAGTTCACTACCGTCTTCCTCGGCTCCACCCTCTATCTCTACTCTCCCAGTTTCTTTTTTCTCTTCTCTTACAGAAGCCCCCTTGAAAATAATCTTATCCTGTCTAATCTCGTAATGCAATTGAGCCATAATCTTCATAAGATCTCTTAAGCTTAAAGATCTTATAACCGTTGCATCTTCCATTTTCTTTCTTATCGCATTGTAGACCGGCCTAAGATATTTTGCCATCTTCTTAATTCTGGTATTTCGTTCATACTCCAATCTCTGTTCAAAAAGCTGGAAAACATACACCTTAAACTTAATGTCGCTCTTCCAAGCTCTGAGTGTGTTGATTGAAATTCCAACCATTTCGGCAATGTCAACTTCTGTATTGTTGCTTGTAGCTAACAGTTCAGCCGCTTCTATTTGCCTCAGAGATAATCCATCTTTTTTCATGAACGAATCCTCGAAATTATAAGATGATGGGAGCGGTCGGCGGAAACCACTCCCATCATGTGCCCTACCCACGACACAGATCGGATGGAGCATAACCCGAACCTAAAAGGAGGTTATATAAAAGCATACCTGAAGAATAGGAATAAGAAACAAGTATTTTCAGCCTTAACAGAAAATTCTGACCTGTAACATGGTGGGAGAAATTAGTAAAAATTTTTTACCCTCAGGTACAGCGACCGGTATATAAAGTAAACCATTAACTAAATAGAGGGAGAAAATCAAAAGATGGCTATATCAATTATTGACTCGTCCTATCTATCTTATAAATCCTATTTTGCATTCGCCAAAAACCATTTATCTGTAGTTAGAGATGGAGAAGAGATCATCACAAGTGCAATATTTGGATTCATTAGAGAATTGATCTCGTTAACGGACTACGGATATAAAACAATTATCTGCGTATGGGATACTCCACCTTATTACAAAAAAGATAAAATTCAGACTTATAAAGAAAAAAGGAAAAAGGATATTCCATCGTTGGCTAATGAAAGAGAAATGATTAAGGGCATTCTTTATAACTTAAATATTCCTTCCCTATACGCCAAAACGTACGAAGGAGAAGACGTAGCTTCATATATTATTAACAGAATCGATAATAATCGTGAAATTCATTTTTACACAAATGATAGAGATTGCTACGCCTTGTTGGATAACAATGTCCAACTGATCAATACTGTTTTTAATAGCAAGCTAAAACGGTCAGAACTGACTTATTTTTCCATAGAAGATTTAAAAAAGGAATTTGGAGTCACGCCAAAACAGTTTTCTGCAATGAAAATTATCATGGGGTGCGCCAGTGATAATATTCAAGGCGTCAAAGGAATTGGACCCAAAAAAGCATCCGATCTTATATCGCATTATAAAACAGTAAGAAATGTCTATTTCAATTTAGACCAGCTAAGGCCAACCCTCGCCCAAAAATTAATCAACGCAAAAAATGATGGTTCTATAAGTGAATCAAAATTTTTAACGACCATTGTCCCTCCCCCCAAAGTGGAACTATTTGTTCCAAAAATAAAATTGTCATTCGAACAAATCTTAGGGTATATAGAAGCCTATAGCCTGCTCAAAGGCACCAATAAACTTCAACTTGTTAAACTTCGTGAGAGAAATAAATTTCAAATAGAAGAACTGCAAAGGATCATAAAATGGTAAAGATAGGCAAGACAAATATCAATAAATTGAAAAGTGGCAAACTCATCATGTCCTTTGGAAAATACAATGGGGAATATATTGAAGATGTTCCAACGGACTATCTTATATTTTTATCTGAAACTGGATGGTTTGAAGAAAAATATCCACGTCTCTTTAGAAAGGCCCAAGAACTTATTGAGGAATATGAAAATGCCCAAGATCGTTACTAGAAAAAATTTTTTTGCATTCCGAATAACGGAAATTGTAACTATGGGCAGATGGGTTCTTGTTCTTCGTTGTTGGGTTGTTGCAATCTTTGGTATGCCTTGTCACTCCTCCTTTCTTGGTGAGGAAGCCGCTCGGTTGGGCACGCCGAGCGGCTTTTTTTGTCTAACGGGCGACCAGATGAAGGAATTTATTAACTCTAAATATATCGCCTCAATGGAATATACCAAAGGGGAAAAGGAATTTAGCAAAGACATTCCTTTTTCTAAGATTCTTCTATTTCTTCCTAAGCGCATCGCCTCAAATCTCAAACTTGGGGATACCCTCAGCACTATTCTTCCAGTTAGACACAAAATCGTTTCTTTTAAAATAATCGAACTGGCTATTCTCAATTCCAGTCCTTCTCATGTCCGATTTAATGGCAAGAACCCTACTCTATTCATCAAAGTAAAAGGAGAACTCAAACCATGGAAGAAACAACCCAAAAAACAATTGAGCTCCTAGGAAAAATTTTTGGAGCCGCTCCAGAAGAAGGAGAAATATATGATTTTATTTGTGGAGAAGACTTCTGTGAAGACTGTGGAGACTGCATGGCGTGTGATGGCGAATTTCCATGTTCAGCCAGTAAGGATGGCCAACACACTCTTTCCATAGATCTTTTAGAAAAAAGGAAACGAAAGAAGGTGATATAACGTGATCAAAAAAACCATGATTGACGCCAAGCTTTCAGATCTCTTTATTATCAAATTTATCTACCAATGCTTAGAACATGGAGTAGAATTTTATTGCGAAAAAGAATCTATCTACCCTGCTTCTGCAATCTTTAAAGCTTTGCGTTCTGGAAAAGAAGTCAGTATTGTCTTTCCTAGTCCTTAACCCTATTACCCCAAAGGAGAAAAAACTATGGATTCAGCAGAGCTAATCAAACGGTTTACGTATCACCCTCCCAAAAACGACCAAGCCGCTCGGTATGAAAATCTTCGAACCGCTGCCAAAGGACTCGCTCTTTTGATAGATGACTATTGTCCAGACAGCCGTGAAAAATCAGTGGCGATGACCAAACTGGAAGAAGCCGTCATGTGGGCCAACGCTTCCATTGCTAGAAATGAATAGGAGGAACCCATGAGCAAAATTCAACAAATTGCTTCTGCTATTGGATTAGCGATGTTGCTTGCTGGAGCCCTAGTCGGAATTGACACGTGGGGACACAAAGAATTTTTCCACACGGAAGCCGCTGCCCAACTCCAACAACAGGTGAACCAACAAGGCGTTGCCTTTCAACAAGAATTGGATTCTAGAAGACGTGAGAAACTCCAAGAACGCAATTGGGCTTTAGAAGCCAAATACAATACCAGAGATCCTATCAAGATGCCAGCAGACGTTCGAACGGAGTACCAGAAGAATCAATTGGACATGATGAAAATTGATGACAAATGGAAGGGAAAATAATGGACCAAAATCTTTTATGGCTCGTTCCAGTCATTTCGTTTCTTACGGCCTTTGTCTATTCTTGGGCTAGAGACAAGATAAGGGAAAAGAGGGCTTCCAAAAAGATTCGGCCTTTTAGTGAATCCATTACGATTCGAGAAGGCACCACCGCTGTTATGGTGACGATGATGGGAGGAGGGGGAGGGGGTTCTGCGTTTCCTCCTCCAGTTCCTAAAAATGAACCCGATTTATCTCCAATAAAGGAGTCTTCTATGAAAGTCTATATTGCTTATTGTAACGATCGACATACCGATCCAGAAATCAAACTCTTCAAAGATCCTGAAAACGCCATTGCTCATGTCAAAACCTTTATGGAAGAGCATGTGGCCCATCCTGAAGGCATTGAAGAAAAGACGATCGACGGCTACCTCTTCTTTCTTGGCTACCAATTCGAATCTGACCATGCCTTTGTGCTGGAGGAAGAACTGCATGACTAAGAAAAAGGCTTGGTGCCTTTTTTCAAATTGGGTGACCAAATGATTCCTATCAAAAAAGATAACAATAAGCGGGCTGAAATCATTAAAATAGAATCAAGAAAAACTGGAGGGTTTGCAATTGAAGCTGAAATCGCCTGCTACCTCACCCTCCTTATCGTCATTGCCCTTTTCTTCATGTTTCTATGGGTTTTAGCCGAGAAACTTTAAACCAAAAAGGAGTTGCGTGATGAATGAATTGAAGCCACTCGTTGAATTGAAACTCACTGAATACTTCTGTCAACAGTGTGGACAGCTTCGTCTTGATTTAAGAAATAAAGGGGAAGATTTCTGTGGACACTGTGGCAGTCTTAAGATTATTCGTGGAGAAATGGGAACCTTAGACAAAGAAGCCATTCAAAAAGGAGTTTCTGATGCGTCCTAAAAAGAAACGCCCCACCATTCAAAGCCTCGTAAGAGAATATTTTCCCAAAGCCACCCCTGCCTTGATCGATTGGGTGGTTTGGGAAAAGACGGGCTATCCTTCTTTCTGGAACATTCCAAAAGATGGAAAAACCCCCGAAGCCTGTTTTAGGAAGCAATTGAAGGAAGCCGCTCAAGAATTGAAAACTGATCCAGTGTTTTTCCGAAAAACTCCTCGATAAATTTTTCCCGCCTATTTCTATCCCTCGTCCTATTGGGGACCCAGGGGAACTTCGTGACCCTCTCGGGTTCCCTTTTTGATTTTCCCCCTTTGCGTTTCCGATTCCTTCAACCCCTTACCTCCCTTATACGCCTTATCGCCTCCCCCTTGGTCGATTTCATCGTCTAGCCTTGGTCAGCCCGTCCTAACCCTATGCCTCCTTTGGGTCTAATCGATTTACTCAGGGTCTTCAGAGTTTGGCGATCGTCCCCTTTAGGGCTATCCGATGGTTATCCGATTTACTCAGGATCTGGCCAGATTGACCAGAAAAATCTCGAGGATTCAGAAAATGACCTACATATATTATTGTTGCGTTGTGTAACAATAGCATAGGGTAGGGCATTAGTGCCATTAACAATTACATAGTAAGGGGGGTAACGCAATGGTAAGCAAACATTTTTGGTATGTATTGTGGTTAGGCGTTTTTGGCGTTGCAGTTATTTGCATGTATGTATAATTGCAACAACAATAATTAACTAACAACATAACTTAATAACGTGCGGTTGTTAACTTAACAATATAACAATTAAATAATAAAGGGGTAATTAAATGCTTATTAATGTAATTATTATTATTTGCAATTGGCTATACACAGGGCTTACATGCTGCCAAAACTTTGCATTTTTGGCTAAAAGCCCAACTGTTGTAAAACATGCTTTTAAAATTGGGTGGGCAATTAATATTTACTGGTTATTATTTGGCTGGTGGTTTGCATGGTATGGCAACATTGCAATAACAGTATATTTTGTGTTTTTAAATTGGTATGGCAATAGGCAATGGGGCAACAAGCCAATTAAAAGCACTAAGCTGCCATATATTGCGCTTAGTATTGGCATAGCATTAACATTAGCAGTTAACATATACACTAACCAACTATGGCATAACATACCAAGCACAATTAACTGCTTTAACAGTATGCTATACGCAGTAACATACACGTTGTTTGCAATGGGTGCAAAATACCAAAGGTTAGCACAAAAGCTAAAGCTTATTAACCTTGTTGCATATATACCAATGGTGTGCATGGTGCAACCAATACTATACGGTTGTGCTATAAGGCAAACGTTTATGGTTGGGCTGTATGTATACAAACTATGGGGTAAACAAATACATGCATATTGCAATAAGTATGCAATTGCTAAACTACAATACGCAACAGTAACATGGTAGTTTAATTGCATAACCACACCACAAATACAATAAGCAAATGATAGCCATATAACTATGCCTGTACTCTGCCCATGCTTTGCAGGCAGTCTAAATAGTCTGTGAACTGATAGTTAGATCAAACCTTTTTACTCTAGGAAAGGAGGTGACAACGATGAGAGAATGGATCTACATAGTGGTTGGAGGCATCTGTATCGTGGTATGGTTCTTGAACTTGACCATACTCGTTCCCATCTTCTTTGGGAACTAATTAACCTATCTTCATAACCCGTCGTGTGAACAGTTCAGTAAGGATAGGCACTTACTGAGATGTCACTGTTCACACTCACTTGCCTGAAAGGAGGATACCAATATGGCAAAGAAACACGCTGATCTGCCAATCTTTGATTGTGCAATCAACGCCAAGTGCCGGATGCGCTATCGTGATCCGTGCAATTGGGATTGCCTTTGCACCCACTATGTAGTCAGTGGATGCATTCCGTGGGGCCATTGGGACATGCCTAATGGACGTGCTTCTGAAAAGAAGTGCGTGTCATGTGGCATAGTAGCTTCGAAGTGCGATACTAAGAAGCTACTGTCCGACCTGCATGACCCGGACTATGAAGGTCTTACTCAAGACCAACTTAGGACGATGGTGCAGGACTGCTCACCTGGAAGCCGTTAACCTTTAAATTTGTCCCCCTCTTCATTGAGGGGGACAAAAAAAATTTGCCTATAGTTGCTTGTCAGACTATAGACAATTCATATATAGTTGGTAAATGGCAAACTACATGACAGGAAGGAGGTGACAAAGATGAGAGAGTATTGGTTTAGATTAGAAGTTATTAACATGGAGTATTACGGAGCCTATGACTGTTTCTGGGAATGGAAACACGGAAACAGACAATGGTACCCGTGGTGAGTAACCCTTAACAGAAAGCCCTGGAAACAGGGCTTTCGATTAAGGGTTAAGTTTTAAATCTACCCTTAAAAAGGAGGTGAACTACATGATAGACTTCCTCGTATGGAAGCTCTGGAGTTGGTGCAAACCATTCAAATGGACCTGCGCCAACACAGAATGGTTCTGGTTCTCGTTGGAGAGAACGCAGGATCACGAGGACGATGACCTTGGCTTCATGGTCATGGTCGGTAAGTCTTCATGGCTGATTATATCAATCAGCTATGGAGACCACGATTATGCCCAAGGGCGAAGGTGGTCTTACGAAGTGCGATTGCTTCATAAGACCATATGCGAAAGCGAAAGCTTTTAGCATCCGTCCTCCATACTGACATCTTAGGGATGTCGGAGGTTTGACCGTTGTCCTTGTCAACAGAAACAACGGTCTACTTCATATCGTTAACTTATCTTCATAACCTTAACCCAATAGGAGATGACTATGGAACTTTTTAGATTGGCTATTGTGTCGGCATGTACAGGATGTGGTCGCATTGATGGGCTTGGTTGCTCTATCTGGGCGGCTCCATTTGCGAAACAGCGAATGGTTGGGGGATGTGCTTCACAAACCAACCGGATGGCAACGGCAACCGTTGTCAATGGCAAGGTTAGGGTAGGACAGCAGAAGCAGAAGGCGAAAGCCAAAAAGTAGTCTGCTTCTAGCATAACTAGGAAGGGCTAATGTCCGCTCAAGGAGGCTGATGTTAGCCCTTCTGCTTATGCTTGCTCTAACGAGTCGGCATAAGCAGAAATAAACCCACAAGGAAAGGAGGTGACAACGATGGACTTGATTGAGATGAAGCCCGATTATGGCATGGCTAAGAGCAGGCTAAAGGCTGAGCTGAAAATGATCAAGAGGATCACAGCTAGAAGAGAAGCATTAGCCAAGTATCGTAGCAATGTAAAGAATCTACGGCATTTCGCCAAAGCCAATCTGTTGGACTTGTCAAGCATTCAATTCATTGACTAACCTTTAACCTAGGGACTGCACATCCCTGTTCTAGAAAGGAACTAGCATGGATAATGCAAGGTTTATTGGTCTTAGTTTGTCCGGATGCATCATGGACATCGCTAAGGGGTTGATTGATGAGCAAGATGTCAAATGCATCGTTGCAGGGACTTGTTGGCCTCTTGACGATGTAGACCATCTCCTCAATCAGTACAAGAAGCTTGAATGGATTAGCTGCTATGAAATGGCGAAAGAAATACTTCTTCGTTTCATTAAGCAGGGCAAAATCATTCAGCCTCGACTTCTTGGATTGCCCTATCTTAACATCGCCTATGGACGATGGGCTTTTCAAGGACACTTGGAAGATCTGAAGAAAGGTAAGTTCTAGCAACCCTTAACAGAAGGGACTGCACATCCCTATCTTAGAAAGGAGGTGACAACAATGGCAGTGAAAAGTGAATTCAGAGATGGGGTTATTCGATGTTACAAATGCAATAGCCCTATTAATGAAACGAAAGCGGCGCGAAGATATCGCAAGAAACATGGCGTGAATCCTGAAGATGATAAAGACTTTGGGCACTTCTTCAGCAAGACTGTCGGATATTGCTCTTGCGGAAGCTATATCTTTGTGCATATCAACAAGGTCTAACTTTTAACCAAGCCTGATAGGAGGCAATCATGGAAGGATTAAGGCAATACATTGTAGACCAGAGTAGAAAGGTAAAGGCTGGAGATAAACACCATCCAGGCTATGTCACCAGAGCAACCCTTCAACGAAACAACGTAGTGATCGATCAAAACCTCTTTCCTGGGTACGAAGACAAGCGGTATCAAGTCAGAGTTAGAACTTCGACAACCACCATGCGAAGGCATGACCCAAGAAAGGATCTGACCACCGCTTAACTAACCGAGCGGAGGGCTTCGGCTCTCCGCTAAGGAGAAAGGCATGTGTAAAGAACAACCAATGGCAAATGAAACTCTTGAGCAGTTTAGCAAGAGAACGGCGGCAAATGAAGAATTCGAAGCGGCTTTTAGGGCGCACGAAAGAATTGATTTCAGATTCGCAGAAGTATGCAGCGAAAGTCTCCCTGGAGAAGAGACAAGGATTGAGGTTTCTGACGATTGGAATTGCCCCGTGATGGTGGAAGGACAGATGCACGATGGGGATATCGACAGTGGTATTCCAACATGTCCATGTGTCGTGACCTATCTCCATCACCCAGACAAACCAGAAATCTGTAAACATTTTGTCGAACTGTTCGATTATGTTAGACCGGATGGCGAGCCAGCCACAACGTATGTCAAGTGCGCCTATCCGAAGGAACTCAGATAACCCTTTAGCTGGGGAGTCGAAAGACTCCCCAAGGAGAAGCAATGAAGAATTACAAATTGCTCCCGAATGGTAAGGTGGCCATCAAGCGAAGAAGCCTTTTGGACTGGTTCATCTGTACCTTCATTCCAAACACAATCGGGTATTACGAAATCGTTCGCATTGGACGAGAAACCGATTGGGCTATCTTCTGGTTCGTTAACCCTAACCGTAGTTGAGGAGGACTACCTATGAACTGGAAATCTAAACTGGCAGAAATGAAGCCTACGCTCCCCAATAAAACGGCGGAACGGCGTAGACTTGTCGGGAGGGAGGTGACCTTACAGAAGCAACTTGTCTCTACTAGGGCGAACCCCAACGTCATTCGGAAGCGTTGGAAGGAAATTCGTTAACTTCACAATTTGACCATTTTTGGGGCGAATTATGGTGATTTTGATCATAATTCGCCCTTTTTATTCACAATTTTACATTATCTGGAGGATAATATGGAAAACGTCATAGGAAAAGAGGCTAATCCAGTCATTCTTGATGAAAAACTTGTTAAAGCGACCACAGAGGCCGAAAGAATGACCAAAGAGTATAACGAACTGAAGAAAAAGCGGTCAATTTCGGTCAAAAAGACCGAAAAAGTGTCCAAAACCACAAGAAAGGAGGTGACTATTATGAGTGCTAGAACACATGCTGAAGCCCTCCTTGCGAAGGTTTGCAAGGAGATGAAACTGTCGGTCACACGCATCCAGGCTAAGTCCACTTCTAAGTCTGGCATCGGAGCATTCCAGGCTCATGGTGTGGCTGGTGGGGTCAAGGTCGCAGTCCGGGACCACGACATCGTATTCTACATGCCGCAAAAGGCATTGGGATACGGACGTCAGTCGAAAGATCCTTGGGTCTATTGCTCGCAAATGCGGTGGGATGATGCTGATCTGGAGAAAGCCTTCCGCAAGGCTCTCAAAGATACACGATCCGGAGCAACATGGGCAAAGGAACTTGGCTTTGCTCGGAAGGTTGTTGCGACCAAGATCCAGAATGCCCTGTCTCTGGAACAGAAGGCCAAGCAGTTGCAGGCTGAACTGAAAGCAACAAAGTCTGCCTTGGCAAAGAAACGAGCCAAACCCAAAGCCGTAATCACAACTCAGGAACCCGTCACGGCGTAACCATCTTTAATGGGGGGTGCGCATCCTACACGCACAGAATTAAACAAAGAAAGAAAATGATTTATGACTAATGATGATATGAAAATGTTCAATGCGTTGATGGAAGCACAGCCTTTGATGCAAGATTATGAATTGGCGTGCCAATGCATGAGACCCTATCGCATTCTGGATGATGGGATTAAGCTTCATGCCCTTAACACACGAACCCTAGAATTTGCAAAAGAGTATACTTTCTCTAAAGAAGACAGTGGAGAAATTCAAATGGTAATCTGTGAATGTGGACGACCAATCACTGCTCAATTCAGTACTAGTCACAAACTGTCTGTATTGGGCTATACCCTTCAACTGGACCAAGATCAAATTGAACCGTAACCCTTAACCGTCCTGAGCATGACATTAAACTGCTCAAGGAGATGTAAAATGCCATTGCTTCAAGTCCCTTGTATGCTGGTAGAGGTGGAAGCTGATGTATTTGAATCGCTTCCGATTATTAAACACCATTACTTCAAGTTTTCGCATGGCTGGCAAGGAAGGGAGATGTCTGGGCTTCCACTCCCTCCCCCTGGAATGTATTACTTCCAGAACTGTGTCTTCCATCCTGCCCTGGCGGATGAACTGGACCAGTATGCTGGTTCGCAATTCAATGATTGCGATATGCCCTGAAGGGAGGTGAACCATTTGCAAAAGGCTAGGTACTTCATACCAAGAACCAGAACAAGAGTCGATTGGTATGAACTCTACTACTTGGAGAAGCCTGGTTATATTCTTGTCTTTAGAGATGAGGATGTAAAGAAGCATCGCTATCTAGTTAGAGTTCGTAAAGTTGAAGCCGAAGTCTTCTTGGATTGTCCATGCCTTGGAGCCATCAACCACGGCCATTGTCAGCATGAAGACCATTCAAGAAAATACTTTAACTTCAATAAAACCCGTAACCCTAGAAGGTTTGATCTGAAAACTCAAGAAGAGTATCTGACTAACTATCTTCAAAACCATCTTAAAGACATGCAGCGCAAGGGAGCTAGACCATGCTAGTTCTAGGCGCTGAACGCTAACCACGGCTAAGGCCCACTCTGTCTTGTTCAGAGGGTTGGGAGATACACTGGCCGGTCTTACTAACGTTCGTTACAAAGATTCTCGGAGGATTCTATGGTAGATCTTAATGGCAAGGAAATGACGGCTGAGGAAATGGCTACGAAGATGACCGCAGACTACGAAGCCACGAAAAAGAGCAATCCGGAACTGATCGCGAAAACCAGAGCGATTGCCAAGGGAACTCCCAAGCCCAAGGCCAAGAAGGATGTGACTCCGTTGACTGGTCGCCAAAGGGCAGAGCAGATCCTGATTGACATCTGCAAGGAGTTGAAGATGGCTCCTCCACGCAGAGTTTCTGCCAAGGCCGATTCCAAGTCTGGGCTTGGCGCACTTCAAGCGTTTACCGGAGTTGGGATCAAGGTGGCAGTGAGATCGAACGACATCGTTGCCTACCTTCCGCAATCGGAACTCGGCTTTGGTGCTCAGGCTCCTGGACGTTGGGTGTATGTCACCATCCTGAAATATGACGACCCCAATCTGGACAAGGCGTTTAGAAAAGCCTTGAAGGACAAGGTGGCTTCGACCGCATGGGCGAAACAGCTTGGCTTTGCACCGAGAGCTCAGGCTGGCAAGGCTCAACCGGAGGACTTGGAGGCCCGCCGTAAGAGAGTAGAGAATGAGCTCGCTGCAATCAAAATGCAGTTGGCCAAGCAAACGGCCAAACCCAAGGCCAAGAAAAAGGCTAAGGTCGTTGCAACCGCTACCCCTGCTATTCTGGCAGCGGTTGAGGCAGTTGCCGGTAACTAACCAACTTTCCGGGGAGCCTTCGGGCTCCCCAAATTAGGAGACATCTATGTGCGATTTGATGAACCCCACACAGGCTGACAATCTTATGATCAGCATCATTGACAAGATTGTCAAAGAGGAATATGGGGGATGTGATCCTAGCAAGGACAACCCATGTATCCTCAAGGCCGTTGTGTCTGACGGCAAAGAAGGCTACGGCTATCCAATCATCTACATTTGGGTAGTCGGCAAATGGCGTCAATCTGGAAGGACTGGGTTTAGGGGATTGCCTTCTTGTAAGGCAGTCACGGAAGCTATTCAACGAACCAGAATCAACACAGGCAAGACTTTTGAAGGAAAGGAAATCATACTTCAATTTGACAAATTCGGCGTTTCTGCAGACACACTAAGGGGGTGGTAACTATGGCGATAATAAAGGCGTATATCCGAGTTGATGACAGCAGCATAGCCATCTGCACTGATTGGAATGACTGCCCTGTTGGACTGTTTCAACCGCAACCTGATTGGCTTGTAGAAAGTATGCAAGATTGCATTTGCAGAGGCATGAGCGTTGCTCCACACGATCAGCCACTCTTCACTAATTACAAATGCAAAATGTTTAGAGGCATTGATTTTGAAACCAGCAAGGTGTCGTGCTACTATTAACCCTTAACCGTCCTGAGCATGACATTAAACTGCTCAAGGAGAAGATTTATGGTAAACAAAGATCCTAATAAGCAAGCGATCACGAACATCAAACGGTTCTGCGAGCAGCATCACGTAGGACTAATCACTTCAACTGAACTAGTCAATTGTATTGGCAATGAAGTGGCGTGCATAGAAGAGATTATCTATGCCGTTGGGCCATCTACAGAGCGTGAAGGGAACAGGCTGACCTATGGAGTAATCAAAGTCATTGATCGCCCTGGAGACCTCGCTATTGAAATCTCTAGCCGATGTGGTGATAAGGTAAGGATAGATAAGAATGCGATCCTTACCTTCAAAGAAGCCATTGTAGAAGCCATAGCCATTCTTGAAAAACGTTATCCGACAGTCTGTGGCAAAAATGAACTATAGGAGGTGACTTATGATAGTAAAATGCAGACAATGTAGAGCCTTCTCTAGAGAGAAGGGAAGATGTGGAGAAGGTAAGATCAATCCGCATGTTAAGAAGTACGTTAGAGAAGCCATGCGAGTGATGGGACCTTCGTACATCTGTGGCAAGAATGAGTTCAAAGGGGCTGTGATTCAGGAACTCTTTGCTGAACTGACAAACAAGAATTAGATGGAGACAACTATGATCATTTTCAGATGTAAAGAATGCGGAAAAGAATTTAAAGGTCGAGATGAATATGAGGCAGAAGTTGCATTCAGCCAACACGACGATGACTGTCCATATCTCTCAGAACTCGAAAAAGAATACAAGAATAAGCAACCCCAACATTTTGACCCTGAGATCAAAGGCTAGTTTCTAACCTTTTACCTCCCCAGAATTTGAAAGGGTTCTGGGGAGACTAAAGGGCTAGATGCCCCTATAAATCGTTGACGGCGGAACGGTGTAGTCTATTATCATCGAGGGGGCGGGGGTTTCCTCATTTCGCGAGTTCGCGATTTTTCAGGGCTTCCCCTTTTTCCTATTCCACGTTCTGCGTTTCCTAATCCTATTCGTTGACGGCGGAACGGCGTGGTCTAATCTCTTTCCAATTCCTACTTTTTGAACCTGCGTTTCATCTCAGAACTAGAGGGCCAGAACCTGAGGGCACATGAGAATCTCTGACTTATTCGTACACCCCTCGCCCCTCGTGCGTTCCCATCGTTTGCTACTCCCCCCAGCCGTGGCCAAATGAAAAAACTTCTATCTGTTTCCTATAACATGAAAGACAATGAGTTTTTTGTTCGTGGATTCCCTATCACGTCCAGTCCATAGGCCAAAACTGCCAGCAAAGGAAACCGAGTACTTTTTGCTTGCGTCAAGCCTCTCGTTGTGGTAAAATATACCCAATGAATAGGCAAGTGCGGCACTATTAACACATCTTTAAGCCCTCAATAAACAGCGATGTTTTAAGGACTTAAAAAAGGCAATAAAACCAATAGGTTATGAATAAGATATCAGCGTTCATCAATTGGCATGGTGTTTGCAGTGTATAGGGCATAAGCAAGGCAGCGAGGATACAGGAGGAGCGCAATGGTCAAACAAGAAAGGAGGTGGTTGTTATGAGCGACTACCCAAGTCCAACGCTCAGCGTAATCAAAGCGTTGGAGAGGAATGGAGGCTGGAGTCGGATGTTTGCGACCAGCCAAGATACCAGAGACGCCAGAGACATCATCGCTCGGGAGGGGGATCAAGATTTCTGGCGGGTTTGGGTCGTCGCGAGGACTGAGGAAATGTTCATGGAAGACCTAGAGACATCGGTCGCCCTATACCGTCAAACGTATGGGATTGACCGACCCAAGGACAAGTTAAGGGCTGACTTGACCAAGGCACTTAAGAAGACGTGGAGGCCCCCGATGACAGCCATTCGTAAAGAGATGGCTGGACTTAAGAAAGCCAAGAAGGAGGAATTCTCATGGCTAAGGCAAACAGTGTCAAATCGGTAGAGGCGACCAAGAAGGTCATGAAGACCGTCGCGGTCAAAGTGGCTCCGGATTATACCAACATCCGAAAGATTTTCAACAGCGTTCTCACCAAGGTGAAGGGATTGACGCTGGTTGAAAATGCTCATGGGGCCATCCAGGTCAAGGACGGGCGGGGTCTTCTGTTCTCCGCTCGGAGTGACGGCAATGCGATCATCACTCGCCCCATGTACGAAGGGAAGGGCAAGGATCGGAAGCGCATCTTCCAGATCAGCGGCGGGAAATGGGATGATCTGAGCCAAGTCCCCTTCGACAAGGTCACGGCTGAGATGCTCATTGGTCGGGCCAACGACCCGATGACTCGTGCCGATTACCATACGTCCCTCTACAAGGGACGTGAGGACGAGGCTGGTCTGGTCAAGAAAGCCGCCGCCGCGAAAGCCAGAATGGCCAAAGCCTCGGATGAGGCAGGCGTCAAGAAGACCGCCCTCAAGCGAGAGGGGAAGGCAGTGAAAGCGGAGTTGGTCGAGAAGAAAGCGGCCAAGACTCCAGCCAAGGCGATCAGGAAGGCCGTCGCCCTCGTCGCCAGCAAGTAGTTCCACGTTTCGCAACCCGTCGGGTGGATCGCAAGGTCCACCCGACTTTTTTGGAGCCATATGCGAATCCCGAAACATAAGTTCATTTTTTCATTACCCCCCAAGAACTGGGACCTATCTCACCCATTGACCCTATCCACCCCTTTTAGATTGATCATGAACCTGAAGAAAAAACGAAAAATAACCCTGGGCGTACTGGCCGTTGAAGCGAAAGGACAGACTCTGACTTTTTCGTTTCTCTTTTCTTTAACTTCTAATCCTGCAAGAAACGATGGAATAGATTCCACAGGGGAATCCCTAGAATCAGGAATTCGAGGTCCCTCCACGTTTCCGATCTTTTCTCTGTTTCTAGCCGGACACCGAGCGCAACCCCCTCAACAATCCGTAGACCTGATCATCAGTCTCCTAACGCCCCATCTGTTTCTAGCCGGACACCGAGTACAACCCTTACGGAAATCTGTAGACTCTTATCTACTTCACTTTACCCCTACCCCTTCACCCTTATGGTCACCCAAGGAGGTTAATCACATCACAGTCAAGGGGAAGTAAGGGGAAATGAAGAGAAGAAGATTTGTTCGAAGAGAACTGGAAAGAGAGGAGGAGACACATGGGAAGAATTCTGAGTCTATCGGAAGGAGCGAAGCATGAGATTCTTGAAGACCTCAAAAAGAGGGTGAGAGAACAGAAAGCGGTTAGACAATGCTTGACGGAGGGATCGGTCTACGACCTGGAGAGTCAACTCAAGATGATGGCAGAAATGGGATACATTAGCTTTGGAGAGGAGGAGAATCTCTTTGCGATGCTAAAGAGCAGGAAAAGAATACACCCTTAAGAGGAGGATAAAGATGGGAAGAATTGGATTGGATCCAGGTGGAGAACGGATTGACGCGGATTGGGCCTGTCTAAGCGGGCTCATCAGCGAGGAAGAGCGGGATGAAGCCATCGCCCAATTTTTGAAAACCAAAGACCCGTGGGAAACAGATGCATGGAAAGATCCTGATCCCAATAAGCCACTCTGGTCTGACGACCAACAGAGTCTCGAAGAGAGTATGGAGATGGCTCTGTTGGACCTTACAGAGCTCATGTGTCAAACATACGGACCTTTCAGGGGGCGGTACAAACTCTACTATCGCCTTTTGGAATGGGTAGCGAGCAAACTCATTTGGAGAAAGAAAGGAGCAGGGTGTCACACCAAGGTGAACCTTGCATAGAAAGGAGAAGTAAGATGAGATTGATTGTTTTTGCGGATGGTGGTTCCGAAGAAACAGAACGTTTCTTCTTTTCGACTAGTCATATTCAGCCGAATTTGGATGACGAGTGGGTCCCCATTACATTCTATTCTTGTGAGACAAAGGAGGAATTGAAGAAGATCTATTACTTAAGCGCGACTGAAATTCCAAACCCTGACCCGAAGTATCAGGGCTAGAAAGGAGGTGACGAACCAGTAACCCGATAGGAAGAAACCAACAGAGAGCGTGAAGAAGAGTCTTAAGGTGGAGTTATGTTGAAACAAACAATGATAAAGGAGAAGAGAAATGGCTGAGAAAACACCGGCGAAGAAAGGCAAGAGCACCCTGACCGTCAACATGAAGTACAAGGGCGTGGACAGCAAACGCTATCACCCCTACATCATCGAGGACATGGAGCAGGGAGTGGTCGGCAATCTGTACTTCAAAAAGGGCATGGAAATCCCTGATGAAGTGACGGTGGTGCTGACCGAGAAGTAAACAAGATCTACCATAGAATCGGGGGCGGATCGCAAGGTCCGCCCTTTTCTTAGGAGACTACCATGAGCAGAGTATTCATAGACGACAATTATGGCGTGTGGGAAAACATGGATGATCCTGAAATGGTGAAATTCTACCGAAAAACACACTTGAAATCAGTGAAGAAAGTCTGTTCTGGATGTGGTAGAACAGTGATCATCAAACCGGAGTACGATTATTGCAATTCATGTGCTGACAAGAGGGAAAACGGCGGCGAGTATTAAAAGGAGACAATCATGCTGATTAACGTTAGGAAACGATCAGAGCAACTTCAGGTCGTGATGAATCTGACCAAGAAGTATAGACCGTTCATCAACAAAGCCATCATCAACTATGGAGATACCTTTGCGCGAGCCGACTTCGACGGGCTGAAGTCAGAAATCTTTTATGATGGAATTTATGACCCTTGGGACAATTACTGTGAATATACAAGGCTTGTAGAGTATGAAGGCAACACGCATGATGAAACCAGCTTTATCAACCGTTATATCATCAAAATTCTGTCAAGCAAAAACCCCAAGAAATATTCAAAAATTATTGATGAACTCAAACGGATTGAAAAAGAAGGACTTTAATCATAAAGAAGGATAGGAGACAATAATGCCCAGATGGAAGCTTGATCGTTCATATTTGAGAGATGGTGAGTTCTATCCTGAATCGGATGTCATTTGTGAAAAATGCAAGAAGCATTGGCGATACTTCGCTGTAGATTTGGACCAAGGATTCTTTGATGATGACAACCGTGTGGCTCACCATATCGTTTTCGGGAAAGAACATTGCATGGTCAGTGACACTCTAGCCCCTGCCCACTTCAACCGTATCTGGTTCTGTTCTTGCAAAAGTCCGCTCATCTCTGAAGTCGTTAATGAAAACATCGGGTTTGGGCTTCTTGAATTCTATAGGGTCATCTGTGATGACAAGTGTGATCCATGGAAACATAAAAAAAGGAGTTGAGATATGGATGTAAAAACTGTGATCAAAAAGATTACTCAGGACCAGGACAAAATCTTTGATTTTCTTAAAGTCAAAGTCCGCGAATTGGAAAAACATCACACCAGAAAAGGTTGGCTGAACAAGGTGGGGATCGATAGCGATATTTCTTGCCAGGATATCTATTTTGATTGGATTATTGACTACCTGAAAACCGTAGGAATTGAAGTACCAAGATACGTTACTGGATACGAGAAAGGAATAGAGGATTTCGATTTCGTAACAGAATTGTCTGGCCAAATCATCCTCTTTCCTGTCTTTGATCTCTATGCAGCGGAAATGGAAACTAATCCATTTGCTGAAGACCTTATAGAGATTTGGAATTTTGGAGATAAACCCAATTTAGAGGAGGACTATAGAAAATCGTTCAAAAAAGAAATAAAGGAATACATTGAACGCTGGCGAAAAGAGAGAAAATAAAGAAAGGAGTTGACCTATGTTGTGTCCTTATTGTGGAACAGAGTGCGTTGAAGAAGAAGAGTTCTTCCCTGCTGCTCATACCATCTCTGTAGAAATGGTATGTGAAAAGTGTAACATCAAATGGGAAGGGTATCTATGGAAATCTTTCTACCCTGCGGAAAGTCCAGACGAAAAAGATGACGAAGTGCCGGAGGGCCAATCCGTTGATGATGATATAAGAAGGCAACTCACACGAGAGTTAACAGAAGAAAAATAAGAAAGGAGGTGACCTATGGGAATTTTTGGATGGAGTTTACCCCCAGGAGTGAGCATGAATGATATTGATCCGCCAGACCGTCCATGCGAAGTCTGTGGGAAATTTACAGATGACTGCATCTGTCAAGAATGTCCCAAGTGTTCTTCGTATGGCGATCCAAAATGCTATGAAAAGCATGGATTGGTGAGGACCAAGGAACAGAAAGCCAGCTTCAAAGAATACCAAAAGAAAGAAAAGGAATTCCTTAAACGAGAAAGAAAGATGTGCCAAGAAATGGCCAGAGACTACAAGAAAAACAGAAAAGGAGACTAAGATGGCAAGATGGATAACTCCAGTAGACCCAGGGTGTCCAGAAGTGAGAAAATTCTGGGATACGTTACTAAACGATCCAATGACCCAAGCGATGGGCGCACCCACCGATGAAATTGGAGAAGCTTTTGAATCAAAACATCGTGTAAAATGCAAGCGATGCCAGGAATATGGGGCGGCAAACGTGGATGTAGAATATTAAAAGGAGGTGACCATTTTAAATGGGACAAGCGAAGCGTCGAGGAACGTTTGAAGAACGGAAAGCTTCTGCATTGAAACGTGAAAAGAACAGGCATAGATAAACAGAGCATCGTTCAACGCCCCCTCCAAAAGGAAGGGGATTAGTAGCCCATCTTATGGCGATGGCAGAGATCATGAACATTGAAAGAGGGAGGAAGTAATGAGAAAGGGAAATTTTAAAAATGACCAAGGTCTTATCGTTAATTGGTATATTGAAAAACAAATCAAAGATCCAAAAGAATGGTGGATAAGATCGCATTGCGGTCCAGGAAGTAAAGATCTGAATTACTTTTGCGAGTGTACAAAGACGGGTCCGGACTGTGCTAAGGCGAACACTGAATTTATCCACAAACATCAAAAACAACTCTGTGGCGGATCTGGATTCTGGTGTTGGAACTGTGGAAAGTTTTATCCAAACAATGTCTGTATGGAAGTTTTTGATGACGAGTATCAATGTATCGATGGTTCTATATTGACCAAAAAGCAAAAATATTTCTATTGTGGCTGCGAAGCAATCCTTTTTAAAGAAGAGCAATTTGAAGAAGAAATGCCTTAGATGATGATAATCTGAAAGGAGGACTATGATGGATCTTAAAGAATTTGATAAAACGGATTGGTATGCCTTTGCTGGAGCAGAAAGGTTTAAAGAACCAGACTCTGATCCCTTAATTGGTGAAGGCAAAAACTATTTTCTCATAGCCGATGCTCAGGGAATGGAGATTCATTTGAATCCTGAAGCAGAAGACGACGGTACCATCTGGCAAATGGAAGCAAGCCATACTCCAGCATTCTACAGGCTGTTGGTCTCTTCATTTCAAGAAACGTTAGGAGAAGCTTTTCTCACCACAATGGGATTTAAAAAATTGGAGGTATGAAATGAAGATTCCTGAAAAACAAACTGTTCAATCTACTGAAACGAGTGGCATAACTTTCGTCACTAGTTGCCCTCATTGCTCAAAATCCAATATCTTTATCTTGGATAAGTCAACAGAACCATTAACCGTGATAGAAAAAGAATGTCAATTTTGTCATCAAACCATCTTTTGTGTTCTAGAATTAGAGGAGGATAAGCAAAGTGAAACTTACCCTGACTAATGATGATGGTGAGATTATCTGCTTCTGGAGCATCGGACACAAGATAGATTTTGATATAGAAGATCTCGATGCAGATCCAGAACACAACTATTACACCGATGGTAACTATTCTTCAGCAGAAGGGCTTGGAGAAGATGTTTGGGAAGAAATTCTTAAAGCAGAAAAGCGAGGTGAAAAATGACGGCAGAAGAATTGATCAAGAAACTTAAGAGAGCTTCCATGAAAAGTGAAATTCTAGTTCATGGAACGGAAGGAGTCAAAACTCATCTTCTTGGAGTTTATGAAAAAAGGCAAGCGATTTGGGGTCTTTCCGAACAAGACATTACTCTCAAAGACGGGGCATGGATTATCAAAGCAGTAAGAAATAGATAGGAGGTGAAAAATGAAAGCAAAAATTAAAAAGAGCTTTGAAATGAAAGGGATTACGCAAGAAGAGCGATGGATTCGCGGCTTGAGAGCAGTCTGGCAAGCCATTGGCGATGAGATTCTATCTGACGAAATGGGAAGACCAGACATGTCTAAAAGTATCAAACGATCTGATGTTTTTGAGCTCGCAGCAGATTGTTATTTCGAAACTCATTCTAACCTAGAAAAAGTAGATGTTGAAGCCTTTAGGAAGAGAGATAGGAAGAAAGATAGTGAACTCAGGAAAAAAGCTTTTCCTTTTGAGTGGTATGGCTGGTAGGGAATAGGGTAGTATTTTGCTGGCATCATCTAATTCGCTATGGTATAGTTACCCATAGCTAACCTTTTATGACAGGGGGGTGATGATGCATTTGAAGTGTAGGGATTGCGATGAAGAGTTTGATCCTGATGAAAAAATGAAACAAAAGATCGGATTTTTCAACCAGTGTATTCATTGCGCTAGACGACAAGGGGATGTGGAAAGGTATTTGGGACGTCCTGGATTGACCAATAAGGATGGCAGCGTGGAAATTTTTCGTACTAATCTGGCTTTTGTAAGAGCCGTTCTGAGACGTGAATCTGCAATAGGATTCACAGCCAACCTACGATTTGACAGTCCCAAATCTGTTCAGCCAGAAGACAAAGATGACGAATAAAAGGAGTAAAGATGAACAAAAAAGAGTTACTTCAAGATTTGGCAGAGGTTCCGATGGACGCAGAAATTGAAATATTTTCTAATCCTGTTATTAAATGGGTAATCTTGAGTGCTTATACATCGGATGACAAAAAAAGATTTTACATAGACATCGAAAGGACTGAGAAATAAACTATAATCTCTTAAAAGGAGGTGACTTATGGCAAGAAGACAAGCATGGTTCTGGTTAGGATTCTGGATCATGGCCGCTATTCTTCTAAACTGATGAGGAGGGATAAGATGGAAGTGAAATATATAGAAATACGAGAGGCTATAGACAGTGTTCTTAAAGAAAGAGATCAACTAGCCAGAGAATGGTTTGTTGCTACTAAAAAAGATTCTGAATTCCTTTCTACATGTCCATTTCAAAAATGGCATCAGCTAATTACATCTTGGGATAGAGATAGATTATGCAAAGCCACATGCCTAGGACTTTCTAACCTAGTCAACTTCCTATCAGGTTATGACGAAACGCAATTCTTTCATCAATTTCATATCACAACCATTTGTCCATGCTGGAGGATAGGAAGTATGATCCAGATAGGAGATTATCCCAAAAAAGTTCCGTCTGATGTAGCCCGGAAATATTTCCTTATTCAAGAAATGAGATACCTTGTAAAAGAAGTTTATGGGTTTGATCCTATATAATAAAAGGAGGACGAGATGGAAAAGAAAGGATTGTTTAGACCAAAAACCGTAACCTGTTCACTTTGTGGTCATGTACTCAATCGACGATCTACAGTTCCGATCAATCCAAAGGATCGCATCTGCAAAATTCACCCTGAAGCAGCAGCTTTGAATGAGAAGTTCATAAAAGAACAAATTCAAAAGAAAGTCACCCCAGAAATCAAAGCGGAGCAGAAAAAAGATCGTAAGATGAACAGAAGCCGTAAGGAAGAATTTGTCTTCAATGCTCCTAAATGTTTCTGTTGCAAAAAAGAGGGAATAGATGTAAGAGACTTCTATCTCAAGATGGCAATCACTCTGGAAAAACTTTCCCTCATTGACGAACCCACCCACTTTTTTGATCCTGAATTTCATACCAAGATCAAAAAGTTCATGACAGAAAAAGATTTACCAATATTCACCTTTATTTTGAATGTGGTGAAAGAACAGTTTGGAGAGGAGACTGTCAAGACACTTTTTAAAAATTTACATTCTGATCTAAAAATTCCTCTCTTTATCAACACCATCTTTCTCTCAAATCAATTTAACATTTGCGGACCTTGTATTCACAGTGCAGGATTAGAAAAATTAATAGATCATCCTGCGCCGACCATAGAGCAGCTTCATAACATCGGGGCGGCTCTTCAACCCACACTCCATGAAATGGCTAAAAAAGAATTAGAGGAGGACAAAAAATGAACAATACAAAGAATGATTTATGTGCCGATGTTGCGAAGTTAGATTTCGAAGCGATGATTTTCACGGCAAACATGGCTGTCGGACTTCTGATAGAAAGTATTTCAAGACATCTCTCTGAAGTAAGAGAAGCAAGAGTTTCTGAAGTGAGAAAAGATATGGAAGGGAAAAATAATATCAGGATGTATCTGCGTGCAGACGATATTAGACGCGATGCCGTTGCCCTATCCACCTGTGCGGCCACTCTTGCCACCTTGAATGAATCTAGAACTAGAGAAAAATTAGAAGTGGTAAACAGAGAACCTATGCGATTTGTTAACTTGTAGACTCAAAGCTTTCACAGAAAGCCTATGGTTTTTGCTGGCATCAAACAAATCGTTATGGTAGCATTTACCTAGTTTTAGGGCACCCCTATGATTATAGATATAAAAGAGCGGTGGCTGAAAGTTAGAGCATTGGTAGAACAAATGCGAAAGTTGAAAATTGATCTTCAAGCTTCGGTACGACAGGTGAATGAATTTGAAAAGAAGATGAGAATTATGCAAGCGAAAGCCGATGCGCTGAAAGAAAAACTGAGTTTGCTCAACATGGAAATAAGACACCTATCTATCCCCAAAAGGAGAAAGAAGAAAAATGGGAATGACACAACAACAACTGATTGAAGCGATTGAAGCTTATGAAGGAGTAGAAAATCTTATCAGTTCTAACATGCCAGATATAGAACTGGAACCTGAAGAAACGTATCATCTTTTCTTGTTAAATAAGATGATACGAAAAGATCCTATCTTTAAATCTTACTTTTTAATGACTATGCTTTTATGGGAAGCTTGTTGCCACTCCGGTTGGAGTAAATTTCCATTTTTTGTGAAAAAGGCGATGAAGAATTTAAGAGATCTGATTTTTGAGATTGACCAACAAATAAAGAAAGGAGAAGAAGCATGAAATCAACCGTCTATGTCACAATCAAACTCGGTTTTAGACATGAAGAACCCAAAACGGTTACAGAATTGACCAAGTGCGTGAATGAGATGGACTACGGATTCATTTCAACAATTGATGGAATAGAGGTAGATGATATGGAAATGACTGAACAAACCCTTTTGAGTTTCAACACCAAGGAGGAATAATGGAATGCCAATGCGGAAAGAATGAGGAAATGGATCTTATTCATCAAAATCATGACGATTCGTATATTGACCACTGGTGGTGCCATCAATGCGGAAGAATCTTGATTCGAGATGAAGATTCAGAATGGTGGAGAGTTCCAGAAAGCGCAAAAAGGAGACATGAAAATGAAGAATGCAGAATCAATCAAGACACAAAAAGGATTGCTCAAAGTTCCTCTTGAAAAAGAGGCTTACCTTATAACCGTCATGACCATGAAGAAAAGGTTTGTAGAACAATTAGACTATGTTTCAAGTACAGATACCAGCATCGTTAAATCCATTATTGGAAGATGTGCCACCCAAGTTCTTGTCAAAACCGATGACGAAAAAATCAAAAGAATCCGCTATGTCGACTTCGTCGCAGAGACCTGCAACGCCTATAGGAACAAAGAACCAAATCTTACCCACACCGAAGCGGCAGAGAAAGCCTATGAATTCATGAGCAAACTTCCTCAAATCTTTGAAGATTAGGAGAGTTCAATGAAAACTTTTCTTATTGTTATTCTTCTCTTACTAATGGCCTCCTGTGGCGGGGACAATGGTCCTTTAGGATGCACAGACTGTGATGATCTAATCGCCAATATGTTAAAAGAAAATGGCGATCCTGATGAAATTGAATATTTTACTGTAGACCATAGCATTCCAAGGAGACAATGGTCCGCAAATTATTTCTACTTTGATCAAGGTTTCTATGTTCAATACATTCAATATACCTGTGGATGTTCTGAACAAGAATATGACTTTTAAAAGGAAGCATGTGGGTGAGAACATGATGGTAACATATATCATATTAGCAATTTTATTCATAGCAGACATCATTGCAAGTGCCTATGCTAAAAATTGGAATGCCCTTTTAGGGTGGATATGCGCTATTATTCTTCTAATAAAAATTATTGATAACGAAGTGAAAAATAAATAAACAAACCATTATCAATTTCAACAACAAGGAGGATGGAACAATGGCTGTTTCTAAAGAAACAATTTTAACCGGAGCTGAAAGTATCTGCCCAGATTGTAAAACAGTTCTAAACCCAAAAGTTCTGCATTCTAATGCTGGATTTTATATAGGAACTTGGTGCAAATGCGGACCCTATTCCCGCGAATCATGTTATTTCAAAACCAGAAAAGAAGCAGAAAAACTATTGCCTCAATATGTGGCTGTCGTTTCACAAATCAACAATTAAAAAGGAGAAAACAATGAAAAAGAATTTTTGTGATCGATGTGGGGAAGAGATTACGCTGGATGGGTTTATTGATGGAAAAACTAGACGCAGCGCCCATGGATTATTGAAAGATAAAGGAAAAGATAAGTTGGTAGAAGTCACCTTTAGTCTTCAACAAATTACAGATACCAAAACAAAAAATCTAGACCTATGTTACAATTGTTCATCAGACATCTTCATTTTCGCTCATCTTAGAGATGGTAAAAGTGAAGAAGAAAGGAGAAATGATGTTAAATAAAGGACCATTGTTTTTTGAAATGACTAGGGAATTAGAAGACACCGAACTTATCCAAGGCCAGGATTGGATCGAATGGACTCATGGAGCCTGGACTAGAATTTCTGAAGAAAGTGTCTTTGTGGGCTTGACCCCACCCCACACGCAGCCAGGAATTAAATTCAGGAGAGATGCTCCAAACAATTTAAAATAAAGGAGGTGACTAATGGAAACAATCCATCAACAAATCGACCCCATTGACGAAGTAAGAACGTTAACATTAGATGAAGCGCAAATGGCTGTTGAAGAAATAAGACATAGATTTGCCACTTATTCCGTCAATCTTATCGCCTGCGGTTCTTACAGGAGAGAAGAGCGAATAGTCCATGATCTAGATTTTGTAGTGATCCCAAAGATTCTTGATGTCTTTCTTCACAACCTAAGAGCCTTTGCAGATCAAATTATTTCGGCTGGCGATAAGAAAGTATCTCTTATTCACAACCATGTCCAATTCGATTTTCTGATCACCAACAAATTCTCTATCGGAGCCTCCATACTCCATTTTACAGGAGACAAGGAGTTTAACATCTATTGTCGCAGGGTGGCTAAATCCAGAAATTGGAAATTGAACGAATGGGGATTATGGCAAGGAGAGAAAAGTATTGGAGGAGCGAGTGAACTGGGAATATTGGAGACCTTAAGACTAACCGCTTTCAAGGATCCTAAGTCTAGATGCTTAGGAAGCCGTTAAGGAGGACCAAATGAAAAGAACACCAGCAACAACCGAAGAGAGTAATGGAACGTATGTGGGCGGCATTGAAAAGGGAATCAAAGTGCCAGAGCAAAGGATGAGAAACGGAATAAAATATCCATTTTCAGAAATGAAAGTTGGAGATTCCTTTGCCATTAACAATCCTAAAAAGAAAGAAAATGTGTTGCGAAACACGATTTACGGGTCCATTGCCCTCTACCACAAGAAGTTTCCCAACAAGCACTTCATTGTCAGAAAGGTCGCTGACCATGAATACAGAGTATGGAGGGACAAATGAAAGTTAAAATGAAAGAATTAAAATTGGGAGATAGGATCAGATTTTGGGACCCTGAAAAACCATCTCCCGCCTTTCAGGACAGTGTGGTGAAACAAATTAAGGATGGAGAAATTACATTCTTCAGACCCTATGTTCACACAGCAGATTTTTCCTTTACTGGAGGAGTAATTTGCTACATTGGAATCGAAGAATGGAATAGCCCAACCAATCACAATGAAGTTGAACTGCTAGAAAGCGTAACATTGAAATAAAGGAGATGGCTTATGGCGAAGACCAAACAGGAAAAATTCAAAAGCAGACGGTATCTTGTTTTCTTAAGTGATGAGGATTCGATGGGGCAAGAACTCTATGAATTTGTCAAAGGCCGACCAGTCAAGATCCTTAAAGAAGAATACAAGGAACTCTACGGTAGAAAATTAGTAGAGATAGATGCCATAGAAAACACCAAACTAGACTATCCAGAACCCATCATGGTTTTTGTGATTGAGTAAGAATAAACCATTAAAGGAGGAAATTGCAATGAGACATCCGATGTACGAGCAAGTCAGACCAATTTTCTTAGCCATGCTTCTTATTGTAATCATCATTTACTCCATTTACGAGCAACAAATCAAAAATTCTATCATTACAGATCTCATGAACAATCCAAGAATTGAATACGTAGACCGAATTGTTTATCTTCCAGATCTTACTGTTCCACAACTCCTTCCAATCATCTTAGCTCGCCAACCTAGATTAGATCCAATGGTCGCTCTCATTATCGCTAATCATGTAATAGAAGCTGGAGAAAGAAAAAGAGTTTCCGCCCTAGTCATTCTCGCCATTATAGAAGTAGAATCAAATTACAATCAAATGGCCGTAAGCAAAAAAGGAGCCATAGGGTTGATGCAGATTATGGAAAGTTGGATTGGATCTAAGGAAGCTAAAGATCTTGGGATTACTGACAAAATGCACCTCTATCAAATAAAACCCAATATAGAATTAGGAACTGCTATTCTTTGCAAGCTGTGTAGAGATTACAAAACCACCAAAGACGCCCTCGCCTATTACTTCGGTTCAAAAGAGGTCGATCGGTACTACGATACCGTAATGAAAACAGTAGGGGAGATGGTTATGACCATGAGTTTTGGAAAGCCATAAGGAGGTAAGTCGTGAAAGGAAAATGTGGACTAAAAATTACCGGCATAAATGAGCGAAATTTCGAAGCGCAAATTTTGAAGCGGTCAGGCAAAATTGCCATCCTAACTGATGAATGGGATGGTTTGGAAATTCATTTCCCTGACGATCCAGATTTCTTAGTAATCAAAACAAATGGAGAAATTGTATTGAACAAGCAAGTCTTTGCAACTGGAGCCTTCTTAAGTCATACCCTCTGCAAAAAAGGATTAATCCCGCTATAAGGGGGAAATGGCATGTTTGGCCTTTGCATCTTGAGTTCTCTTGCGGTATAATTTAGGGAGAAAAACATGGCAAGGAAGCGCAACGCATTCAAAACTCATCGATCTCACGTTAGCGGAAAAACGAGAGGATACGTAGGAGTTTCTCATAAAAAACCAAGTAAGGAAGAAATTTTAGAATGGGAAAGGAGAATCAGAGATGAAGAAAAAGTTAGTAGAAATCAATCAAGAGGTGATGAACGTAGTCGATTCACTGGCTCACTTGGTTAACTCAACAGATACTCACGAAAAAGAATTTGCGGATGAAATTATGAAACTTCATCCAACCTTACAGCAATCAATTATGGAATGTTTTCTTTCCTGCATCAAACTGTGGGCAGACAAATATGACAAGGGCTGGTACGATTTAAGAAATGAACAGACATGTAACCTGGCTAAGGAAATTATGACTAGTGTCAATAGTAATCTATTCTACCTGCCCCATATATAGAGGTTGGCGATGCCAAGAAAAAGATTTATTGATCCACTTCGTTCAGAAAAAAGAAAACGTTCTTACAGAATTTCTCAAACAGAACAAAGGCACCATTGCCGACTTGGAACAGTTGTCGAAATCAACCAAAAATATTTTCTTGTGGCTCTAGCCACTTACCTCTTCGTATATCTTATTGACCGAAAAGGTGATTACAAAAAACTTTCATGGCAGGAATGGGATAAGCATCAATTTAAACTGGGAACTTTTCAATTTGTTTGGAACAAAAAAGTCAGAGAAACCATTTCTTTCTTAAAGAAAAAGATTAAGTTTGAATGGAGAATACGAAAAGCAAAGGAGGTGACTAGAGTTCCTAAGATTAGAAGATTCCCAGTCAAAAAGGTTCAACCCATAATAAGAACCCCTAAGCGAATGAAAAGGAGGAATACATGAACATTGAGGAAACAATCCATGAAACAGCATTGCCGGTGAATACGATTGCAATGGCCAATCGTCTTATCGAAATACTCAAAGAAAACAGAACCAACTCTGCTATGGATTTTAGAATTAAACCTGAATTTTCAACACGACTCTTAGATTCAAAAGGAGCGGCTCGCTTTAGAAAATGCTTATGGCTCATTAACCAACAAATTTTCGGCCAACTTACAGTGATTGATATGGATAAGGAATGGATGCTGCTCAACGCCATCGATACAAAAGACTAGAGAAAGGAGGTGCGTCAAATTGATCCCAGAAATCACTATTGAAATTCAGCTTGAGTTATTTGATCACGGGGCTAAAAAGTCCATTAAAAACTTGATCAAAGAACTTAGAGCAAAAACAGATTGGCACATTAAAGTTTCTGACATCCCAGACTACTATAGCCAAGAACTTGCTTATTTCAAAGCCAAAAATGGAATACTCAATCTGAAGTTTCGTTTCTTTGAAAAACAGAGAGATTCTTTTTCAAATTCAGGAGCGTTCTAAGATGAAATTTCCAAAGTTTAAGATACACTTAATATTTAATGATGGTTCTTTAAGCGAACCGAGATGGGTGCAATTCGCTCTTGCATCTGAAGGATGGATTTCTAACACTTCCAAAGCCAATTGGACAATTGGTCAAAAGACTCGTATTAATGGAATAATAGTTTCTTCTCCAAGAAATGATTTTTTTGCTCCAGCTAAAATGGCCGTGAAGCCAATGAGTGGAGATACAGTTCATTTACTTCCACAAGCAATGAGGATAGAATGGGAACCACAAAATACATTAGAAGAATTATATCCGGCGGCCAAACAGGGGTTGACTTCGGAGCTTTAAAAGCAGCCAAGAAAAGTGGATTAAAAACAGGCGGAACGGCACCTAAAGGGTTTAAGACTGAAGATGGACCTAGCCCTAAACTTGGATCTATTTATGGTCTGAAAGAACATGCTTCTGAAAAATGGTCACCCAGAACTAAACAAAATGTTCAAGATTCAGATCTCACAATCATTATTGATCCTGATCAGAAAGGAGGTCCTGGAACCAAATTAACAGGCAAATTGGCTGAAGAGTTAAGAAAGCATCGTCTTCTCGTCTACAGCCCGACGCATAAGATGCAGGAGTATCACATTGCAGGAACCATTAAATATATTTATGGGATCGTGAAAGCCCCACTCGTTATCAATGTGGCCGGTCCAAGAGAAAGCTCTATTCCTGGCATCAAGATGGTGACCTATTTACTCTTCAAAAAGACCTTTAACCTTTTAAAGAAGTGGGAGGAGGAGCAAGAATGAAAAGTATATTGATGCTGTTGATTGTGTTATCGTGTCTTGGGTGTGGGGGAAAAGTTATGTTCGCCAAATCTGGAGCCACCACAGCAGATTTTGAAAGTGATAAATTTGGATGCGAAATGACTGCTCGCAGTTACGCCGCTTCTTTTAGCGGGTCAACGATGACCCCTGCCACGTTGGGAGGGGCAATGGGTTCCGGAATCGGAGCAGGAATTACCGAAGCATTAAGCTTCAATAACGCAATGACTCGGTGCATGGAAGCAAGAGGATGGACAAAACAATAGCCGTTCAAGGAGGGAACAAATGGTTGATCGTATTGCCAAACTAGAAGAAAGAATTACCCATCACAGAGAATTGTATTACAACCAACAGCCCGAAATTTCAGACCAAGAGTTCGACCAATTGATAGACAAGCTTAAGAAACTGAAGCCAGACAGTCAACTGCTTGCCAAAGTAGGTGCGCCCGTAAAACGCTCCAAAATTCATCTGCCCTATGTTCTTGGTAGCCTGAATAAAATTGGACCAGCCGACGCCGGTAAGTGGCTCCGTGCCCACCAAAAAGATGACCTTTGTGCTTCCTTCAAACTGGATGGTATTTCCATCTACGCTGAATGGAACAAGGGCAAGTTAACTACCTTCTGTACCCGAGGGGATGGACATATTGGGCAAGACCTTTTATGGAAAGCCAAAGCCATCACCAAAACTCCCATCATGAGCATTCGTGAATCTGGAAGAGTGGCCATGCGAGGAGAAGCAATTATCACCGGAACTGTTCCGGTTGGCTATAAAACAAAAAGAAATGCCGCTGCTGGAATCATGAATAGAGATGATCTTCAAGGCATGGAGCGAATCTCTATTTGGTTTCATGAACTCATTGAATGGCCTCAAGAAATCCCCTCTCAATTTGATCGAATCAACCAAATTAATCTCCTCGGCTTTAAAGTCACTCCTTGGTTTAGAATCTTAAAAGAAACAATCTCGCAAACAGATCGGCTGATTGAAAAATGGGTCAATAAAATTAAAACCAAGGGCGATTTGACTTATGACATGGATGGATTGGTCATTATGGCCGACCATGCTCCACGAGAGAATGTTGAAATTCCTGAAAACAAAGTAGCCTTCAAAGTTTCAGATGCTCCAATATCTACAAAGGTCACAGAAATAGAATGGAATGTTACTCGCACCGGAAGAGTTGTTCCTGTCGTCCATGTGGATGCAATTGAAACCCAAGGAGTTGAAATTCAACACCCTACCGGACACAATGCTCAATGGCTTGCAGAGCGAATGATTGACAGGGGGGCGGTGATCAGTATTGTTCGTTCTGGCGATGTCATTCCATATATCACAGGCGTGGTCAAAAAAGCCAAAGTCCTTCACCAACCAACCAATTGCCCATCCTGCCAAGAGACTCTTAAGAAAGATGGTGTAGATTTAATATGCCCTAACTCCCAATTGACCTGTAAAGGACAAGCCCTCGCATTTGTAGAGTATTTTATCCGAACTCTAGGAGCAGAAGGAATTCGAACGCCAACGTTGGAAAAGCTTAATATTCTAGTAGTTGAAGATTTCTATGATTTAACTAAGGAACAAATTGCAAAGGCTGTTGGATTGGGAGAAATATCCGCAGATAAAATTTTAGAAGAAAGAAAGAAGACTCTGAATACCACAGAAGAAAATCTTCTTGCCGCTTTTGGCATTCCTGGAATCGCCATCAAGAATGCTAAAATAATTGTAGACACCTTAGCTCGCAACGGATTCGGCAGAATGTTCACAATGCCAATCAATGAGATGTTCAATAAACTCATTGCCGTTAAAGGAATAGGACCAAGCGTTGCTTCCGCTTTCATAGACAACATCCCAGACTATAACGAACTTTACACCTTTCTCAAAGGTAAAGGATTAAGATTTCTTGAAGTAGAGAAGACTAACATCTTAAAAGGAAAAACCTTTCAATTCACTGGAGCCGCCTCGAGACCAAGAGAAGAGTTGATTAAACTGGTTGAACAAAATGGCGGAAAAATTGTGAGCGTTTCTAGAAATCTAGACTATCTAGTGATTGCAGATCAAAATAGCATCTCGTCAAAAGCCGCCAAAGCAAGGTTCTTGAAAATTAAAATGATTAATGAAGAGCAGCTGATGAAAATGGTGAGCGGATGAGCAGCAAAGCAATCATTCCAGAAGCAATAGCCGAAGTAAAGATCTTCGTTGACAAAGAAAATTATCTTTGGGTTATATCTAGTGATAACCTTTCTATGGAAGAAACGAAAGATCTTATTGCTCAAGGATTAAAAGCGATGGATTTGAAGCTAAATGATCCAAAAGCGACCTATCTACTTCGATCAGTGAAACACTTGTTTATTGTAAAATAATATGTCAACATCTAAATCTAAAATTTCATATCATGTAACTGATCTTATCCCGAGAGGTGGATACGATGTGGTTAATATTGGAAAAACGTATTTCATTACCTTTAAAGCAAGAACTTATCTTTCGCTCCATGCGATTGAAGATATTGGAGAATCTGGATGCGGCCAATGCTATAGTATTCTCCACAGTTCAGTACTCGTTATAGGCAACAATATGATTCGTGGAATCATGGCGTGTTCTAATTGCGGAGCGATTATTGTCACAGATTTTGATCAAGACGCCATTAGAGATATAAGAAAATGGTTAAGGGTCAGTGACGAACTAATTTCTCAAACATGGCAAGAAACCAAAACTCCTTTTTTGGCATAGGAAATGCGCCAGTTTTTTATTGCATCTGGCATTTCTTTATAGTACAATAAATAAAAAGGCGGGGGTGTTGATATGGGGATGACGATCAAATGTCCAGTGTGCGACCATAAGGATTCTTATGATGAAGACCCTTCTTTTATGATTTTGGGTGCAACTTTCTGCACCAATTGTGGTGCCAGTTTGGATTTGTTAGACACCGGACCAAATCTTAATGGGGAGGATGGAGAAATGCCACATGATAACTGATCTTAAGATTATAGTGAAGTGGTGGCTTATGGAAGTTTACGAAAAAACGAGCCTTTTCGTAAAATCAATCTACTATAAACTCTTAACTGAAGAAAAATTACGAGAGATTCAAAAAGAAAAAGAAGGAAAATTAGAAGACATTGACGAGTGTTTAGACGTCACCCTATCAGAAATCGTCGACGATTATGTTAAAGATTTAAGGGAGGAAGGATGGAGCGAAGAGGACATACAGAGTACCGTAAGAGATTCTCTGGGGGTGGACTATGTCAGAAAAGAAAATTAAAATCTTGTATGTTAATGATCAACCACCTTTATTTAAGGCGCTACAGCCAAGAATATACAACTTACTAAGCTCTAACAAAGAAATAGAAACAATATTTCATAAAATGCCTTCCAACACGTTTTCTGTCTGGCCACCTGCAAACCAACAAGATCGTTGGTGGTACATTGCTGACGCAGAGATAAGAGTATCTCCGAATATTGGATGTGATAGAATTTCTCTTAAAGAACCAAAATTGCTTTATGCTCAGTTTTGTCTATTTTTTGAACACACGACATTTATCTCAAATGTAGAAATTAACTATCACTTTGATACAGATACTCTAGTAGTTAGAAACTTTCATGAAATAGAAATTAGAATTCGAGCAATGATTTGTTCTGATTGTCTACGCCTTATCTCTAAATGCCCGCATTCCACAGATAAGGAATGGGATCGATATTTAACTTCTCAAAATATTCTCTACGTTGATGAAATTGAACCGCCTCCTGCCCAAATCAACCTCTCTAAGTTTTCAGCTCTCCTTGCTGGCATGGCCAAAACTTTAAGATTAAAAGCAACGCACAAGCTGAATGCTCTTGCTGAAGAAATAATGACCAAAAATCCTGAAATAACAGAAGAACAACTGGCTTCGGAACTCTTTAAAAGAAGCAATGAACTCTCGAAATGAGGTTAAATATGCGGAGAATCTATGAAATTACTGATCAGAGAAAATGGAAAACTCAAACGGGTTTCGGTCAAACAACTTCTTATCCAATACAATCCTTTAATAGAAAGTATTTGTTCCAAATGGGTTACATCATTCTTTTTCGATTACTCTATAGAAACTGATGATTTATGTCAAGATTTAAGAATTAAGCTGCTAAATAATCTTCCCAGCTATAACCCGGAAGTAAGCAGCTTAGCCACCTTTATCAAGAAAATCGCTAAGAACTTTTTTATTAATCAACGCTCTCATTTAACTACAGGAGACAAAATCCCAAAGATAGATAATAAAGTTTTTCCAGTCCGGTCAATTTTTGAAACGAATTTTGGGTTCTTCTGGAAAGGAGTTAGACCTGATGCAAATGAAGGATCTGGTATTTTTAATGATAGGGTAGATTTAGAGCAACCGAATTCATCCTATTTTCTTCAAGACGTAATTCAAGATTCTCATATAGAAAATCCTGAATTCAAACTTTCATATTCGCAACTCCTTAAAAGAGTAAAGAAGAAACTTGACGCGAGTCGCTACACACCTACTGGATTTATTAGAAGAAAAAGAAGTTTCGTAAGAAAAGTTTTCGATACTCTATATAAAACCAACAGTCGCTTTGAAGAAATAATTATGTTTGATTTTAGATGCAGAGCAAGGAAGGCTAACCAGTCTTATGATTCAAGGAGACCATTTCTAGTTACACCAACCATAGGAGCTATGGCGACTTATTTTAAAGTAGACAAACGAGTGATTAACCAAGCGTTTAAAATCATAGAACACACAATCATCCAAACAGGAATTCAAATGTCTGAGGAGGGAACTATTTATGTTACTGGTCAAAGCAAAAGAACTAGAAGCCGTTAAAACAGACCTTGAAGGTCAAATTGAAACTCTTTCAACGAGACTAAAAACAGCCAAAGCAAGAATTCTTCAACTAGAAGCAGATAATCAATCTCTTGACGAAAAGATCAGAGCCGCTATGACAGAATTCATTGAAAAGAAATTAAAAAGAACTGCTTTGAAAGCTCTTGACGCAATGATGCAGCAAGTTCATGACGACATTATGAACAAAGCAACCAACCAGTTATTCTCCATGATAGAATCGATTGCTCATAGTGTTGTTAAATCGCACATAGACAAAAAAGTTCGTTGGAAGGTTAAAAAGTTTGTTGGATCTGAAATAGAAGTGAGTAAGATTCTAGTTCTTTATGATAGCGGATGGAGAGTGAGTTTTTATGGCAAACTGAAAGGAGATGAAGAAATCTTATTAATGGAAAAGCCAGTAACCCAGGAGAACGAAAATGGAAAACCCAAAAGGGAGCCAAGATCCTAAGGATGGCATTAACATCTGTATTGGCGGCAAGACCATCTCTCTTAAGGAGTTTTTGAAAGGAGAAGATGAAAAAGAAAAAACTTCTGAAATTGAAAAAGAGGTCAAAAAATCAACAAGAGAAACAAAAAAGATTATATCTCACTACAGAAAAACTAAATGGGAAAATTGTCCGAAGGGGGTAATTAGCACAAAAATCTATTCGCAGGAGGAGGTAGCGAAAATGGCAGAAGAAAGACAAAAAAATGCACTAAGGCAGATTTTAGAATTTTACTTCAAAGATAAAGAACAGTGGTTTACGACTTCACAACTCTATAAGGCCATTGGAGGGCACTATCCAAGTGTCACTGCTTTGAATTCAAGAATATATAAGATCCTAAACGCAACCAAACATCCTCCAACCATGTTGCGACGAGCAAACTCTGCTAACGTTTATGAATATCACATCGTTTTTGATGATCAAACAGTTGAAGATGCCGTTGGCACCTTTCGAAGTTTAAACATCATCTTATCAAGAAAAGAAAGATTAGAAAGAAAATCAAATACTGAAATTATTCCGAAAATAGGCAAGAAAACAAAACCGTTCAGAGATCCTCCAATAGCCATTACCATTTCTGATGAATCCGCCAAAGAAAATCTTCAATCTGAACTGACTAAAGAAGTTGATCATACTTCAAAAATTGAAAAGGATCCACAATTCACTGAATTGACTGCTGAACCATGTCAAGTGCCAGCGATTCCAGAACATATCAAAATAGATGTAACCATAAAGGTTCTCTTTGGTTTTCTAAAGGAGCAGTTATGTCCCAAAGAAAAGTAGAAGTATGGGTTAACGAACGATGGATGAAGATAGATTTTTCTGAATTAGTTACCGGAGACAGATTTCGAATGTTTGAACCAGATGGAACTCCAGTAGCTGATAAGAAAGGTTCGACTTCTTGGATTGCTTCATCTAATCCCTTCGCATGTTCCTCATGTGACGCTCTTTTAATAGAAATAATATCCGGTACGACAAAGGAGTGATGATGTACCAAAGAAAAGGCGAAAAGAATTGTAGTGCTAAATTGACCCAAGCACAAGTCAACGAAATAAGAGAAGCGTTACACTCCAGCCTTCCGCATTGGGGGATTCAAACAAGGCTGGCTAATCAATACCATATTTCTAAACAAACGATCCACTATATTAAGACCGGCCAGCGATGGAACAGCACCTACAAAGAGGATAAAAAAAGTGCTCGATGAGCATCAGATTAGTCTCATAGACACTATTTGGACCCCCGTTGTTAACCAGCATACGATGTTTTGTCACCGATGTAAGCGCACCTTTTGGCATCGAGCAGATAAGTGGAACGTGAAGTGCCCAACTTGTCCCAACCAAAAATCCTTAGGGGCATGTAGAAAGCGATGGGTTCAAAAACAAGGAGGAAAATCATGACACTAAAAGGCAAGCAAGGCAATACGATTTATTATAGAGATAGAGCTATCAGTATTTCAAAAGATGTAATCATCACTTATGGTCTAAAAACGTGGAAGACAATAGAAGCGGCGAAAAAGAGAATTGATGTTTTTGCAGATATAGAAATGAAAATGTACCCTAAGAAAGTAAGCAAAAGGAGAACGTAATGACTATTCTTCATAAATACATTTTCATTGCGTTAATGGAAATTCTTAACCGGACTCCGACCACCGAAGAACTAAAAAGAGCAGAAAAAGCCGTAAGCGATGTCTATCCCGAAGCTTTTGATTCTGCCCCCCTTAAGAAAGAAAGACATTCTAGGTGTCAAGTTCCAAATCCTTCAAGAAGAAAGAATCAAACGATAAGTCGCTGCTCTAACTTTCATACCTTTGATCTGTCAAAGGTCGATAACTATATGGGGCATCCTATTTGTCCTGTCTGCAAGACTGTATGCTGGACCTTAAACAGCCCTAAAGGGAGGAAATAACAATGAAATTTCTTGTGGCTTGGATTAAGTTACAAGCTCATTGTCTTTTTCATTTTCATCGTCAATTTTCCGTTTCCAATGGAAAATTATTATTTGGAAGAATTTATATTCCATTAATTCCCGTTTATTTTTCCTGTCATGATTGCAAAAAGGTGTATTATAAAAAAGGAGGACCAAATGAAATTTGTGGTTGAAAGAAATTGGATTGAGGTGGTGGGATTGCTTTGGATCGGCGGAAAAGCCACGATGACCTACGAACTCACAAGAGGGGCCGTCCTGAGCATGGGCCTGCCCGTAACCAGAAAGCAAGTCACTCAATGGCTTATGTCAAATTCTGGAGATTTTCAACAGGTTATTGATTTTAATGCCGTGGTGGGAGAAAAGGTCATTCCATGGGAGAAAGAAGAAAACGAAAACTTTTTTAACGAATGTTGTGGAGAAGGAGGGACTGCTAAATGATTGCAGAAAGCATTTTAAAGGTTCCGTGTCCTATCTGTAAGGGCCAAATACGGGCCGTTAAGATTAAGCCACAAGCGATCTCTGATTGGGATAAAGATCATCCAAATTATCAGCGTGAGGTTATTTTAACGTGTTGCCATAGAATTTATTTGGTAGATTATGATGATAACGTTTTTGACTATGGCGATTTGTCACAGGTCACCCCTATCGAGGAGGAAGCTAATGAGAAAGAAACAATTAGTTGACCAAGTAAGGGAATCTGGCTCTCTTCTAGAAAGATTGAAGGAATGCCAACACAGGGTGGCTGCCATGTGCGCTGAAAGAAGACCGCCTAAGATGACCATCCCAGTCCAGTGGAATGATGATGATTGGTTTATTAATAGAACTATAGACGATGCGATCGAAACCTTGAAGGAAAAGGAATAAAAGAAAGGCTTAAAAGTAATCAAATTTTGAATCAAGCTAGATGAGAGATTGGAGAAGAGTCCGTGATTCAAAAAAGTCATAGAAGAAGGTGTAGAAAGGAAGAAAGATAAAGAAAGAGAAGAAAAGAAGAGTCTTATTATATTATTGTTTTTCTCTGAACGTTGCTAGTGAAACTATACAGTTTTAGAGACTAATGATACAACAAAAAGATTTTGTATTCTCTCTTTCACCTTAAAATATTTTTTCTTAATGCTCTGACCATCTTGCGTGGTATATAACTTTGTTACAACAGGAGGATTAAATGGCTAAAAAAGTTCTGGTTAGAATTGAAGAAGTGATTCGCAATGTAGATTGGGAACACACAGCCACCCTCAAGATTGATGGAATAGAAATGAAAATCGCTTATACGGATGTAGACAAGAAATCAATTACGTTTGATAGAGAAAAAGGAGAAGGCACCGCTATGATTAACGAATGGTGGATTATTCAAAGAGGAATATATCACTGTTGTCTATAGGAGGAAATATGGGACTAGGAATATCAGATACCAAGTGTTCATCCAGCGATTCTATTGTGTCTTCAATTATTTCCGCAATCAACCAAGAAGTTGCTAAAATCGTAAATGAAGTAGCCAAAGAAGCCAGTGCTCGTGTAGAAGATAAAATAAGAAAACAAACCGGAGCAATAGCCGCTTCTGTTTTAGAATATTTTACTTTTGAACGTAAAGGTTCGGAATTAATCATAAGAGTAGATTTCTCCGGCCTCAATAAAGGAAAAGACTAATGTCTATCCTAGAAAAAATTGCTAATTCTAAAGTTGCCAGTCTGAAGTCTGATAAACTTCTACAAATTATCGTAGGCAACGTTTATTCTAAAATCTATGGTCGTCTATCTCCTGTAGCTACCGAAGCCATAGATAAGGAATTAAGATATTTCCAAGCTGGAGCGCAATACTCTGCCGCATTTAGAAATGATTGGTGGGATGGTTATATTCGCCTTTATAACTCTAAATCTCAAACTTTTCCAACCGGAATGTTAAGCAGAGTTCTGAAAGCCCTAAAGAGTCGGGATCTTTCTTTTCAGATAAAAGATACGAGAAAAACCCTCGAAATTTTAGAAGGCACCATTCAAAAAGTTTTATCTAATCATCCGCAGATCATTCCTAGACCATACCAACTCCAAGCTTTAAAGTCAGCATTAGAAAATAGAACAGGAGTTATTAATATTCCTACTGGCTCTGGTAAGACATTAATTATCAATTTAATTATCTCTTGTCTTGATCTAAATCAACCCACTTTTAAGCATCTTATCGTGACCAGTGGAATTTCTCTTCTTTCACAACTCAAGGAAGAAATAGAAAAATTTCAAGGAGAACCTGTGGGGTTTGTTGGCGAAGGTCAATGGGATATTAAAAGAATCACTGTGGCCAGTGTGGAAAGCCTTTATCACTATCTTATTCCACCAAAACGATTTTCAAAAAATCAAACTCTTGTCCCTGCGATGAAAACTGAGATAGTTCATGACCTTTTAGTCAACGCAAATGCTGTCTATTTAGATGAAGCTCACCACTCTCCGGCTAAGACATTCAAAGCTGTATTCTATAAAACAACCAATGCGGTTTATAGAATTGGAACAACGGCAACGTATATGAGAAGCAGTGGAGAAGGAATGCTTCTTCGGGCCGTGACTGGGAAAGTTCTTTTTAAGAAAAGTTTATCCTGGATGATTAGAAATGGCTATTTGGCCAAGCCCACATTAATTCTTTTTGAATTTTCTGGTAAAGAAATAGAAGATGAAGAAAAAACTATGGAATGGCATTCCGAATATAAAGAGGGCATTTCTGCCAACCAAAAAAGAAATGCGGTGCTGGCTCGCATCGCCGTATTGTTTTATAAGTACGAATTAAGTACCGTTCTTTTTGTGCAAGAAAAAGCACAAGGAGAATTCATTAAGAAATTAATCTGTTCTAGTTCTGATATAGATCCAAAAAAGGTACTCTATTTAACAGGCCAGGACAGCCAAATTATAGTGCGAAAGCCAGCCCTAAAAGCTTTCAAAAAGGGCGAAGTTCGAATTCTCATTTGTACTAGAATACTCAACGAGGGGATAGATTTTCCAGAAGCGAATGCTGGTATTCGGGCGTTGGGTCAGAAATTTGAAGGCGGTATTATACAACAGCTTGGGCGGATTTTAAGAAAATATAAATCACCCCTATCAAAAGATATCGATAGAAAAGATGAGCAAAGAATTTTTTGGGTTGATTTATGCGATACACACAGTGGAAAGTTGGCTAAACACTCTTTAGAAAGAATTAAAACATATGAATCTGAAGAAGAATTTGAACTCAAATTTGTGAACTCTCTTGCAAAACTGGAACAACTGGTAAAGAACCGACTTCCTCACGTGAGATTAATCAAAGAGAAAAGGGCAAGATGAAGCGAACACCAGTCAAAAAAGAAACCATTTATGACAATCGTAAAACCATGATGCGCTGGAAATTGATGAGAGAGGCTGAAAAGAAAAAGTTTCTCAGAAAGAAAAAGTTTACCCTCTACAAAAACAATTGGCTTCTTACTTTGGTCTATGAAGCCACCAAGGTTCGTTTCTGGCCGAAATGGCATTTGATTAGACTTAAAAAATTTCGATTAGAACTTGAAAACGTTTATCATATTCCAATCAATTTCTATAGTGCTTTTGTCTACTTTTCTACCTATCAATATTTACATTGGCAAAAGCGGCAAAGGGACTATAGCAATTTTGTTGGGTTCTTATGCAGCGATTTTAATATCGAACGCTTCGCACGGTTTATTGCTACCCGTCCCCTTTTATGGCGACGTAAGAACTCGAGATGGCCAGATGATTACCATCAGGTTTGGGGAATCAAAACCTCTCTTAAGGCCCAGACCTTGGGAATAAAAGATAAAATTGTCAGATATCCATTGATGTCAGAGGAAGTAAAACAACGAATTAATAAGCATTTATAAATTCTCGCAGCCCGAAAAGGGGTGAGCATACGAAAGTCGGAATACGTGCAAACCGACCTGCGGGATGCTTGTGGGGATTAACGTAAGAACCCTACGAACGCTGAATAGCTTCGCAAGGGCAGTGAAACCCACAAGCCTTACGGGGTGAGGGGTGGGGCAGAGAGGACGATCTGCTAGACAGGTCGGTAAAGACGGTGATTCTGCTTAATCCGGGGAAGAGGCCCACCCCAAGCCCCAATATTCGTGGCGGTGGAGGGACATGATGCAAGTACCAGTTGTTATTTCTTTTCTGGAACAAATACTGAAATCAGATGAAGATTTTTTGAAAAATAGAGCTGGAACGATCTGTTGCGGGTGTGGGGCAAATACCTATGTTGGCCGTTATCCTTTCTGGCACAGATACGCAAGAAAACTATGTGGCGACTGCGGGGAAAAGTATTCGGTATTTCTCAAGCAGCTAGGGGCGTGGGATAATTAGGCGAAAGCCGCCACAACCTAAGGGAAGAGTATGCGAAAAAAAGAGATAGAAGCCAGGGAACTCAGGATCAAGCAACTCCTTGAGCAAGGCGTAAACCCATACCATATAGAGGAAAGGACAGGTGCAAGCGGATCAGTAATCCATAGGATACAGCATAAGTATGCGTTTTCTATAGGACCAAATAGGCGGGAAGAATATGACAAGATAAGGAGGAGTAACAATGTTTGGACTAACAAAGAGAGAACAGCAGTGGAAAGCTGAACAGCGTATCATAGAAGCGTTGATGGAAGCAGTTGTGGCGGCTATACAAGCTGCTGCACAAATACGTATGAGGAGTGACAATGAAGTTAAAGAAACTCGGAATCAATGACTACCATCCAAGATTGGGCTACGTTCCAGCTTCAGAAATAAAACGCCTACGAAAACAAATAAAGGAGCAGATGGGTTTAGTGAAACTTGCCACAAAGGTTATCAAAGATAACTCAGTTATCAAAGATAACTCAAAGGAGGAGTAAAATGAAAGTCAATCACGGTTTTTGGGACTTACATCCAGATGAGAGAGCAGTCATAACGGAGACAGCCTGTGAGCGAGCCGGAGTAGATAATTTTTATGATTTGTCTCCAGAAGAACGTGATGCGGCTTATGAGGTAGCAGAGGAGGAGTGACATGGGAGATAGAATGTTTAGGTTGGAAATAACTCAAAACTCAGTGTTTGAAGTAATTGAATTCACCGAGTCCGAGTTGAAGAAGCGACTTCCGGCTATTTGGGATATCCTTTCTAGGGATTATCCTGACAGGCTGGACAGAGCCATTGACATTCTACTCCACGGTACGGAGAAGGAGCAACCTAAGACACTAGAAAATAGGCCATGCCCTGCTGTTTTAGAACAAGGTGTATGTTTTGCTGGAAACAGTGATCCTTCGTGCAAAATCTGCAAGGATAATTATGACAAGAAAGGCACGGAGAAGGAGCAGCCAAGTCCAGAGGATATTAGGCGAACACGTGGAACCATTGTCCCTGATGGCACGGAGAATGAGCAGCCTTTTCCAATGGACCCCGTCCTCTGGCTCAAGATGCATGGGAAGGAGTCAGATGAATTTGGAACGATGATTGATTCTCATCTTCCGCCACCGCAGCCTGAACGAAAGTCTGGTAACAGCCGATTGGTTTATGACAAGGCTACAAGAACCATCAAACAGGAGCCACCGAAGCCCACACGCAAGGAGTGGGAGGAGTGGGTTGACAAGTTTCCTTGGTTCTATGAGGACGATGAAGCAGAAGGATGTGCTAATCATTGGACAAAAGAAGTACGAAAATGGTTCCTCACCATGCCGGGAGTGCCTAAGAAATGAATGAGGTAACCTCCTGGAAAAATATTGGAAAACAAATAAAATCATTGCGGTTTCAACTTGCCAAAGAAAAAGCATGTCAAAGCAAATGGATGCGTGGCGAATATCCTCAGTCTGAAACAGATGTTTCGCTTGCAGAATTAATTATAATTATTGAGTTGTCAATTTGTTTTCGTGAAAAAACCATTAAAAATTTAATTAGAGAACAAGTTTCTCTTGCTATCGATGAACGATTTAAGGATAGGGAGTTATAATGTCTAGAGAAATGCGATATCTGGCTTATCAACATCGAATTGTTCGGCTCAAACCAATTATCAAAGAGTGCTCTATATGTAAAGGATATGAGTTTTATCCTACTGGAAAAATGATTGACAAATTTACCTTTGAAACAAGAACCTGCAAATGCAAAAAACTCTTTATGAAGAAAAAGAGTTATGTCCTTGCCAACATTCCTAGAAAGCATCAAGATCTTCTTACCACTCCACTCAAAAGGCGAGCCGTAATTAATCTCTTTACTAATAAAAGAGTTCCCCTTTATACAAAAGTGGTTGCCGGATACCTTGCCAAGTTTCAAGAAGCTAGAGAACGAGGGCTAGGCATGATGTTTTTTGGCGATGCGGGAACTGGAAAGACCACGGCAGCCATCTACATCCTTCTTAATCTTCTAAAACAACGAGTCGATGGATTTTATATTTTCTTCAAAGATCTAATCAGTCTTTTAATCCAATCTTATGAAGATCAATCAAAAAAATTGCTCTTTGAAGAGATTATTGAAGTAGATTTCTTGATTATTGATGAACTTTCTTTAGTAGGAAGAGTCACTCCTCATATGGTGGCAGAATTTACTAGCCTCTGTAAGCAACGCTTTGAAAGTGGATTGCCCACCTTGCTCATCTCTAATTATCAAACCACCGATGAAATCTTTACCAATTTTGGAGCTCCGATGGAAAGCTTAATGAACGAAGCCTTTCTTTCATTTAAGTTTAAAGGGCATGATCTACGGACTGACAAGTTTGAGTTTATGAAGCAATTCTTTGAATAGCCATAGTTTGCCCTTTACTTTTAATTTCCAACCCTGTATGGTATAGCCATTAGCAACTTACTAAAAAGGGGAACTCAATGGAAGCAATGACTGTAAAAAAATTTGACCGGCTAAGTAAAAGAGATTTTGATAACGGAGCAACATTAAACGAAATTCGTACAGCATTGAAAGATAGAGAACGACTGTTAGAACTCAGAAAAAGAAGAGTTTGCACAGCATTGGAAAAAATGGGAGAAAGGAGCAAACAGTGAATCCGTACAAAACATTGGGCGTTAAGAAAAATGCCACCGAAGAAGAAATTAAGGAGGCGTACAGAACACTAGCCAAACAACACCATCCGGACGTAGAGGGAGGAAATGAAGAAAAGTTTAAACAGATTAACGAAGCCTATGCATTCTTAACAGATCAAAATAAAAGAAAAGACTATGATGAAACGGGGGTCTATCCATCTTCAAAAGAAGCTGAAACGATTAATGAACTGATCACCCTTTTCAGAATCTTTCTTTTTGAATCAACCAATAGCCACCTTCCAGTCAATTATAATCTAATCCACAAAAAGGTAAAGAAGGATATTCTTGAGGTGTCGGAAACTATTGAAGCTAATAAGATCCTTCTTGAAGAATTAAAAAATAATATGAAAGCCATCAGGCGCAAGAAAACTTCTAAAACAAAGATAGATTGTTTTAAGGCCAGCTATAATCTTCTTAAAAAAGAAGTGCTAGATATAAATGAAGCCCAGAAGCATACTCTTAGTCGGTTGACAAAACTGCTTACATTACTCGAAGAATATGAACAAGGGATTATTAGAACTCCTGCAAGAATAGAATTTAAAGCGGGCGGAATGGTATCTGACAGAATGAATGAACCATTATACAATTTGGGTATCATTTTCAGAGAACATCTATGAAATATCCTAAAGACGTTGTCAATTATCAGTGTAGGGACTGTATTCTTTGGAAAACAAGAACGCAAGTCGTATGGGGTGACGGATTTCCAACCGCTCAACTTGGGTTCATAGGTGAAGGCCCAGGAAGAGAAGAAGATGAAACAGGCATTGCCTTCGTTGGAAAAGCTGGCCGACTGCTAAGAAAAATTTTAGGGCTTCTGCGTCTTAAAAGAAAGGTAATTATTCTCAATTTGGTGAAATGCAGACCGCCACAAAATAGACCTCCGTTACCATCTGAATTCGAAGCTTGTAGCAAGTACCTCTATCGCCAAATCGATGCGCTTCCTAACCTACGGGTGATAGTAGTATTGGGGCGTGTGCCTTGGAAATTCTTAACTGGAAAAGAGGAACCTGTTATTCAAAACAGAGGCAAGACAGAGAAATGGCATAACCAACTCTTGCTTTATACCTACCATCCTTCTTTTTTGGCCAGATCACATGACAAAGACCGTTTGAAAGAATTTATTAAGGATCTTAAAAAAGCTAAAGCGATAGCTGGGATAAGGAAATGAGTGGAAAATTAGAGAAAATTTTACAGAAAGATATTCTTTCACTAATGTTGAAAGATCAACAATCCATTTACACTCTTCAGCCCGTCATAGACTCATCACTATTTTCTACTGCCGCTTATAGGTTCTTATGCAAAAGAATCTTTGAGCATATCCAAGAATTTGAAGGTGAATTACCTTCAAAGAAATCTATTCTAATAGACATCAAAAAGCATATCAAGGATGAAGAAACTCAATCGGCCTACCGCAATCAAATCATTCCACTATTCGAACGCGAAGTTGAATCGCCAAAACATTTAATTAAAGAAGTTGGCGAGTGGGCCGAAAAACAACAATTCGGCAAATTGCTGGAGGAAGCCGCGAGCCTAGGGTTTGAAGGTGAAGTAGACAAAGCCAAAAATTTGATTAAATCTTCATTCTTATTTGATATTTCTAGACTCGATTTTAATGTTCATTCTGTATTCGAGGAGTGGAAAACAAGACAACGTGCCCGTAAAGATACCTTTTTGGACACCAAACCTAAGCTTCTTAAAATGGGATTTGGGCCTTTTGATGAAAGAGCAATCATTGCCGCCAAGACTCCTACCCTTGTGCTCATTATGGGAACTTCTGGGGTTGGAAAATCTATCGTTTCAGTCAACTTTGGGTATTTTGCGGTTAATTCTTGGTTTAAAGTAGCTCATTTTGTTTTTGAAAATACAGAGAAACAAACGTTGGCTAGATATGATAGCCGGTTTGTTCGATACCCGTATCATCTTCTTAAAAACTATTCCTGGAATAAGACAGACCTTGCTGTAGCCAACCACCTTATGAGAAATCTAAGACGACTAAGGCAAGGCTACTTGAAGGTAATTCACGCACCTATAGAAACCGTTACTGTTGCAGATATTGAAGGGCTATTGAAAACAATACAAATAAGAGAAGGGTGGATTCCAGACATGATCATTTACGATTCTGGTGACCATCTTCTTCCGAGTAAACATCAAGAATCCTTTAGATTAGGAGTAAAGCGAGTTTATACCGACATTAAAAGACAGACAGAAATAAGAGATATTCCAATCCTTTGCACAACCCATGCCAAAGCTTCTGCTAGGGGCACTCGACTAAGACAAGAGTCTTTCAGTGAAAGCTATGACAAGGCAAGACTTTCTGACATTGTTATTACTATCAGTCAAACCCAAGAACAAGAAGATGACAGGCAGGCAGAATTATGGCTTGATAAAAATAGAGATGAAGAAGGTAAAATTGGTATTCTCGTAGACTTACTCTTTAGGATAATGACCATAAAATTTATAGAAGTTGTAGAAACCAGAAGGGAGGGAACAAATGCGAACTGATGTTTTGTTTGTGACTACTGGTGAAAAGAAAGAGGTATTTAAATCAACCTATATTCTTAAAAGAACTGGTGTAACAGATGACGTGATGGTTAGTGTTCTTACAGAAGAAAATTGTTTTGACTTCTTTTCTACGATAGAATCTGATAGTATAAAGATCTATCCAATTACGATGGAAAACATATTTATTCTTCTAGCCAAACACTTTGAATCAATCATAAGTAGAGCCAATACCGAATTGGGGCAAGCTTTTATTCAGAATTATGAAAAATGGCATTCATATCCATACGCTTTTCCCCCACCCACCATTATTCCTCCACCATTTGGAGAATTTTATTATTTCAAAAAATCTGCTCATCCTATAGACATTATTCATTCTAGAATAAAAAAAGGACCTAACCCGCTTTTTGGGATTTGCATTGGAGAAGGTCCGAACCCCTATGTTAAACCTCCTTTTTCTTTTCTAAAAGATCTTATAAAAGCAATCTACACTTCTTTTCCAAATGCAAAAATTGCGTTATTTGGATCTAATTCTAATGACGTTAGAGTTTTAATGCTTAAAAGAACCTTTGGCAATCAAATGGTTCTGTTTACGGACATTGAAGATTCTGTATTGCTTGCTCAAGCTTTAGAATTTTGTGATGTCTTTGTCTCTTTTGATGGATTTTTACTTAACCTATCTGTTGCCGTAGGAACTAAAACGATTGGACTTTTTGCCAATACAGATCCAATAGAAATGGGCTCATTTAATCACTTGATTAAGCTTACGGCCCAACGAAGCCCTCAACTGAGGTCTGCTTGCACGTATCCAAAATGTCCAATTAAGACACACGAAGTATGCGAACCTTTTGAAAATATAGATGACAATTGTTTTGGGATGTTTGAAGTTAAGAAAGTTATGGAAAGAATTAAACTTTTTATGGAGATGTAAAATGAAGATTGATTGGGCAAACTTTCTTAAGAAAGAATTTCCAAAAGGAAAAATCTTTAAAGGACGAAACGGTGATGAACTCAATATAGACTGCATTGCTCGTGATTGCCCCAAACCAAAAGATCACATGTTTGTCAACCTCGGTTCTAACAACCCTAAACATGATAAAAGATTCATCTGCCATCGATGCGGCATTCAAGGCAATCATAAAGCGTTTTTGGTGGTTTACTATGGCTACCCATACCATGAGATATTGGAAAATTTTGGGCATCTTTTATCTAAAGAAGAAAATCCATTTATCTCCACCAAGCAACAAGCCCAGGACTTAGCTAAAAATTCATTAACCATAAGCATAGATGATGACAGTTATGAAGAATGTATCATCGATCTACCTAAAGAGTTTCAGCGACTACGGGTGACCACAAACTTTTGTAATCGCAGAAATATTCCATTTTCAATTATCAAGCATTTTAAAGTGGGGCGTTGTGATTCTGGATTTTATGAAGGCCGTCTCATTATTCCTATTAAAACAAATCACAACCAAAGTTTCTTTGCTTATAGCCAATCAACCAAAAAGGCTTTAAAAATCTTTAAAGAATTGTCAAAAAAAAATAAACAGAATAAGATGCTTCAAAAGGCTAAAAAGAAAGTTCTTTACCCTGCTGGAACTATGATGTCAACCCTTCTTTTTAATTATAATCACATAAAGAAGCATAGCAAAATAATATTTGTCCATGAAGGCTTTACTGATTGTGTTAGAACCATTCTATTCGGATTTCATCCTGTGGCCATTGGTTCTAACAGAATCAGTAACGCTCAAGCAAGATTACTTTCAGATAAGGAATCAGAAGAGATATGCTTAATGCTAGATTCAGATGTTGATGACAAAACCTTAACTTCTAATCTAAAAACATTAGCCAACGAATGTGATAGTCGCATATCCTTTATAAGACTTTTGTCAGGAGACCCAGATGATATTCCAGAGAGGAAAAACTTTATTGAAATAATAGCCCATAGAAAAGTATATCCAGTGCAAACAACGTTTAACTTCAACAAAGGAGGTCTACTGTTTTGAGGCGTTTTACTTTAAAAGGATCAAAGGCGTTTTTTTGTTGCAAATTAGTCGAGTCTGCGGTATATTAGGCCATAACGAGTAATTTGCTACTCGAAACTAAAACACTTTTTCAGGAGGGAACAACAATGGCTAAGGACAAGGACAAGAAAAAAGACAAGGAAGAGAAGGAAGAGAAGAAACCTCAGTGCTTCGGAATGTATGATGCAGATGAAGATGACTGCACGGAAGCATGTGCCTTTGGCGGTGATGAAGATTCAAAATGCGCCAAAGTTGCGGCCAAGAAAATAAAGGCCGATGACGACGATGACGACGATGACAAGCCAAAGAAGAAAGTCGTAGAAGAAGAGGATGATGATGACGATGACAAACCCAAGAAGAAAGCCAAGAAAGTCGTAGAAGAAGATGACGACGACGATGACGATGATGACAAGCCCAAGAAGAAAGCCAAAAAAGTCGTAGAAGAAGAGGATGATGACGATGATGATGACAAACCCAAGAAGAAAGCCAAGAAAGTCGTAGAAGAAGATGACGACGACGATGACGATGATGACAAGCCCAAGAAGAAGGTCGCAAAAGAGATGAAGTCTTTTAAAAAGACTCGTACCGACGTCATCGACAATGGCATCATCCCCATCAAGTACAAGAAAGCCGTTGACAAAATTGCTGAAGATTACGACCTCGAAGTAACCCACAAAACCTCTATCACAATCTTCAAACAAAACAATGTGATCGTACTGTCCATCGTGAAAGCCAAAGGTGCAGAGTCTGGTCTAGCTGTTCTCTTTAACAGATTGACTCCGAAAGAGCTTGAAGTGAAGGGAACAGTTCCTTTCGGAAAGCTGCAGAAAGCTAAAGAGCCTTACGATGGGTACGCCGCCTTTGCTTTTGAAAAAGAACTTCCAGAAAACTTTGGCAAGATGATCAAGGTTGCTTTGAAAGCAGCCACCGAAGCCTCCAAGGAACGAAAGGCCAAAGGCAAAGCCCTCGCTGAAAAACTTCAAGAAAAGGCCAAAAAGGGCAAGGCGAAGGATGACGACGATGACGACGACGATGACGACAAGCCCAAGAAGAAAGCCAAAAAAGTCGTAGAAGAAGAAGAGGACGATGATGACGATAAGCCTAAGAAGAAGAAAGTAGTTGAAGAGGATGATGACGAGGATGAGAAACCCAAGAAGAAAGCCAAAAAAGTCGTAGAAGATGACGACGATGATGATGATGACAAACCAAAGAAGAAAGCCAAAAAAGTAGTTGAAGAAGAGGATGACGACTAAGCAATTATCTTGTGTTTCTTAAACTCGAAGGGGCGTGTGCAGAACAGCACCGCCCCTTTTTAAGATTTGGAGGTTGTATGAAGAGACACCCTGCTCCAAGACATGCCATTGCCGACAAACCACTCCATCTGCTAGAAACTTATCAACCAGAACTATTCGACCTTCGTTCAGAAACGTATTTCAAAACTGAATCTAAATTAAATGACAATACCTTCAATCTAATTAAGATGCGATGGTTTAACACATTTGAAGTGGCTCAGTTCTTTAGATTCATTATTGCCTTAAATTGGCTTAGAGAATACTTTAGCAAGAGCAAGGCCAATTACAGAGTGCTTGTAGACTTTGGGTGCTCTAGGGGTCAGCTTTACACCTTTTGGCGCAACAACGGCAATTATTTTGGATGGCCTAGACTTCACTACTACGGTGTCGATGCAGACCATAGAAGATTGGAACCACAACTCCCCCACAAAGCCAATGACGAATACCATGCCGTTATCGCAGACCTTGGTTATCCTCTTAAAATGCCAGAAAAAGCCGATGCCATTGTCGCCATGGAAGTTCTAGAACACATCCCTATGAACAAAGCTTCTACTTTTATGAAAAATATTTATAATAATCTTAAAAGCGATGGCATTGCTATTCTATCCTCTCCAAATCCAGACAAAAACAAAGGAGAACAATGGGCATGGAAAGACTCAGAAAGCAGCCACCACTACGAATGGGAATTTGAAGAATTTAGAGAGTTTGCTCAAGAGGATTTTATTTTTAGAGAATTTGTTGGCATCCTTCCAAGAAAACCAATCAAAGATTCGCTATACAGAGAATTAAAATCTTCACTCCCATTTTCCTTCATTGGAAATATGGCAGGGCTGACTTACCATGTATCTCATTGTAGGCAATGGATGGCTTTAATGCTCAAAACGGAGTAATTTATGGCAGAAGAACGCATAGTGATTCCGACAAGAGGAAGAGTTGGCAACCAACTCACCTATGATATTCTTAAATGGAATGAAAGCGACATGTTAAGATATGCTGTCACTCTTGTGTGCCCTGAAGAAGAAATTAGTAAGCATAGAAAGAAAGGCTATTGGGCCGTCGCTTCTCCAACAGAAGGAATTACCAACAAGCGGCAATGGATTATGGGATGGGCTAAAAGAATCGGGGTTAAGAGAATTATCATGTTGGATGATGATCTTAACAAATGGGCCATTAGAAAGTCAGACAAGTCTTACCATCTTCGTGATATGAAGCCAGAAGAAATTTGGAGAACTCTTAAAGAAATTTTCAGAATATTAAGAGAAGAAGACTACCCATTGGTCGGAGTGAGCCAACGGTCTGGCAACAACAGATTGTTCCCTAAAGAGTTTGTCACCTGCACACGGCAGCTTAATGTCCATGGCATCGACGTCAGGGTCTACCACAAAATAGGAGCAGTCTTTAACCGGCTACAATTAATGGAGGACTTTGACGTTACATTGCAATTTTTGGAAGTAGGATACAGAAATATGGTTCTAACCGATTGCACGGTAGATCAAATGATTGGCAAACCTGGAGGGTGCAGCACTTATAGAACTGCTAGGCTTCAAGAGCAATGCGCTAAAGGATTAGCACAATTACATCCAGACTTTGTAACTGTAGTTACTAAGGTGAGCAAAACGGGATGGGACGGGATGCGCGAGCGATTCGATGTAAGAATTCAATGGAAGAAAGCTTACGAGTCTTCAAAAGATCTAACTTAATTTTGGAGAAAATCTTATGAAATCAATTTCCACTTATCAAGATTCGCCAAACGCTGTTCAAATCGAACCCGTAGAAGGTTGCCAACTGGCTTGTAGCTTCTGTGGTATTCAGAGTATTCGGGATAATGAAGCTAATGGGCTTGAAAGATTTCATGGAACCAACAGCGGGCCTTTTAAATTTATGGAAATAAATACGGCCATCGAAATTGCACATCAAATCATTGAGGCAGGATGGAACCCAAGGGTAGAGTTTGCGATGCATGGAGAACCAACCATGCATCCTGATCTTCCTAAGCTTGTTTCTATTTTTAGAAAACGTCTTCCTAAATCTTCTCTTATGGTCACCACCAATGGGGGAGGCCTGTTGCGTGCGACAACCATCGAAATCAATGCCTTGATGGATGCGGGGATTAATGTTATTCTTTTAGACAATTATGATCGGATGAAAACAGTAGAAAGAATACTGGCAAGATATAAAGGACCTTACCCTTTCTACAACTATCCAAAAGATCAAAAAGCTAACCCGCATCGGAGACGCAAGCCTTCCGAACACCATACTGTCATTACAGAAGATGTAAGTCATGAATCAGGAGGAACGCATGGAAAATTAATGACCCATGCCGCTTGCGCTTTTCCAAGAGATTTTTCATTGCAAGGGGATCGATGCGCTAGACCATTTAGAGAAGTTAGTATTCGATGGAATGGCAATGTGGCTCTATGCTGCATGGATTGGGTTGGTATCTATAAATGCGGTAATGTCTTGCACCAGTCAATCAATGACATCTGGCAAGGTCCTCAATTCAAAGCGGCTCGAAGAGCTTTGTTCTACGGATATAGAACATTCAGTCCCTGTTACGGATGCAATACACGGTCCTATAGAGTAGGCTTACTGCCAGACCGAATGGGCAAGGAAACGCTTGAAAAGCCAACCAAAGAAACATGGAGAGTAATTGAAAAATCCTTAAAAGAACCACACTACACAGAGTATGTTGAACGATCTTGGATGCCAAGAGATAAATTGGTTGTAGTCAAAAGAGTCTTAGAAAGATGATCAACCATCAAACAGAAATACAAGATTGGCAAGTCTATCTGTTAGAATGTGAAGATGGAAGTTATTACTGTGGAGCGACCAACGACTTTATTAATAGATTAAAGAAGCATATGGATGGTCGTGGAGCCAAATATACCAGAGCCAAGAAAGTGAAAAGCGTTGTTTGCGTATCTTGTTTCATGACCCAATCAAAAGCTTTAAAACTAGAACACTTGGTAAAGGAAACAAAGAAAGATATTAAACCAGCAATTATTATCATTTACTCATGGATGCAATTATGTTTCCAGACCGAAAGATTGAGAGAATTGTTCAAAAAGAACTTGGATTTCCAGAATCACTTTCTGAAATCAGGTACATAAAACCTTCAATCATTCCAATCGGCTTAACGGCTCGTTTAAAATGCTTTCAATGCGGACTTTATAAGCGAGCTATACTCTGTCCCCCCTATCTCTGGCTCACCTACCCTTGGTTTGCTACCCTTGCCAGCACCAGAACTTTTCTTGACCGTTTTGAAGTGGCTGTGTTATTGGTGTGGAAAAATGACGGCAGCAAATCTTGGAAGATTGACAAGAAAGAGTTGTCCCACATTAATCTAATACCCAAGAAAGGCAAGCAGCTCAAAGGTACGGAAGCAGGACAAAGCAGATCGATCAGCCAACTTATGAACGGCTATAGAAATATTTTCAAAGAGAAAGGATACAGAGCCTTTGCTTTGATTCCAGGACACTGTGACCTTTGTGGACATAAATGCCCCAACCGAGATAATCCTCCCTGTAAACATCGCGGAATGCCAAGCTTGGAAGCCATAGGAATAGACGTTTATGAATTGCTTAAAAAACTTGGAATAGAATACGAGTACCCTGTCCAAAATTATCTTACCAACGTCACCATGCTTCTAATCCGCCATAAAAACAATTAACTCTTTAGCCTAAAACTATGGAGGAAAACATGGCTACCACTGTCGTCAACGTTAAGAATGGAGACCAGTTCGACGTGTTTATTGGGAGAAGAAGAGGAAACAAGCATTGGGGAAATCCCTTCATCATGCAACGAGAAAGAGATCGACCATTAGTGATCAAAGATTGTAGGCGATGGCTTAATGGAGATAAGGATTTAGAAGAAATAGAACCAGAACGAAGAAAATGGATTCTAGAGCACCTTGATGAACTTAAAGATAAGGTGCTGGGATGTTTTTGCAGACCCAAGCCATGTCATGGAGATGTCTTTATAGAACTCCTAAAAGAAAGGAGCAAAAAAAATGCGTAGACCAAAAAGTGCAGATAAATTTCAATGGGATGAGTTTATAAAGTATGCTGAAGAACAAGGAATATCTCTAAAACATAAAGGTGACTATTGGCCGTGGTGGGATTGTTGGAAAAATGGCTACCGAGCCGGATATTCTGATGCATGTGACGAAGGATAAAAATCTATGAACCAATTTTATCAACTCCTTATTGTTCTAGGATTTCTTATTCTTGGATGTAGCTTGCTTTCTGTTTGGGCTATCTATATGCATCTACATAAAGAAAGAGAACTCCCACTAGAATTTTTAGAGCATATAGAAAAAATCAAAAGAGAAAACAAAATACGAATGCTTACCTATTCAATTTCTAATATTCTTTTTGATGACTGGACTAAAACAATTGCAGATGGATTCGAATACTACCATGTTCATATTAGCTCAGACCATGTTACTTTTTATTTCAAAAAACCAGTAGGAGAACAAAATGTTTACCCTATCAGATCGCTTATTCATTAAAAATCCAACGATTAAAGTGGATCAATTTGAAACCAAAGGATGTTTTCTATATAATTTCAAAGAGGGAGGTTTTAGTGAGGAACTATTTACCCATTGGTTGGATGGTAAGCTTATGGATATTTACGAATTTAATGGCCACTTTAATCCAAGTTCTAAATGTCCATGGTGCAGCGTACCATTTCATTTTGAATGCGATCTTAAGCTTCATGGAAAACGATTAGCGGACGTGAATACCATTAAGATCTCGCAAAAAGCCTATCCCATTCTTCTACAATATTTAAGAAGAGATAATTATGATGCCTTACTCTTCTTAGTTCATCGCTCTTGCCAGTTTTGTGTTAATCCAGTTCTTCCTGGAAGAGAGGGGAAGTGCGCAATTGCAGAATCTGCTCGCAATAAACCTCGTTCCCTCAAATTACTAAACTTACAGTTTCACGGATTTAGTTTAAAAAAGTATAGCCAAGAAGCAGTCGCTGTGGTATATTGTAGGCGTAAGGTAAACCAAATCTAAGACTAACTTTTAAAGGAGGGCAAGGCCATGATCGAACTGAAAGACAACGAAGTGTTTAGCACCAAGAATTTGAAGGACTTTACAACCCATGTGAAAGAGCAGGATACAGGGAAACGAGCCGAGTTGGTTAACTTTTCAGACTGGGAGCTTACTGAAGACGGGCTCAAAGTAGGCAAAAAAACCTATGAGATGAGAGACTCTGCAATGAAGAGCCTTCTCAAATTGTTTCACATGCCTGTATCATTCTACTATGAAACCTCCCCAACCGACATGTTGATTAGAGATGTCAATAGAATGAACAAAGAATTCACACAGGACAGCCAAATGTGGACCTATTGGCAAGGGAAAGAAGTGCGTGCCGTTTCCAGACCAAGCATTGCCGTAGCTCCACCCCACCAAGATCTTTTCACCGCCATGAAGCTGGAAAACCTTGAGTTTAAAAGAGGCAATTACAGTGACTATGGGATAAGATATCTCTGTGCTGACAGTTCTATTAGACCAATCAAAGTAGAAAAGGGTGATTTGGTAGAAATAGGCAGCGAAGTTATGCACAGCGACATTGGACATTTTCCAACCAGTGGCATCCCCTTTCTAAACAGGCTGATTTGTACCAATGGAATGGTGATGGCTGAGAAATCGCCTTTGGTTCAAGGATTTGTACTTTCTAGAGTTAAGGCTATTTCGCCACAAGACTTTCTCGTTCGGTTTAATTCTGGATTCAATGCTATAAAAAGCAATAGCCAACGATTGACTGACACATTCAAAGCCATGAAGGACAATCCTATTGCCGCCCTTAGAACAGGTGAGTCGATTATGAAAAAACTTCGACTTTCTATAGGGACTGATGAATTTGATAAACAAGAAACACTGGTTCAATCAGTGATGGAAGAGGATGAGAAAGAAAAAAAGATTCTTAACCTCACGGTGCCACTGTACGAAGCCTTGGATGTCACCACTCGGTTAGCCAAGCGGCAACCGTATTTGGAAAGAAGAAAAACCGAAGGACTTTGTGGAAGCCTTGTGCTCCAATCAGCAAGTCAATTCACTCACTAAGGAGAACTTATGTATAGTCCAATTTCTGATAACGTTGGCCAAGGGTTTATGGATAATCTTGAATACCTCTTGGCCAATGGAAAAGAGGTTACAGTCAGGGGAAAGGAAACAATAGAACTCGTTGACCATTCATTCGTAATTACAAATCCCAAAAAACGTGCGCTTGCAAGGCCATATCGATATAACAACATCGCAGCCACTATCGCTGAAACCCTTTGGGTTTTTGCAGGAAGAAATGATTTAGAATTCCTTCATCATTTTCTTCCGAATTGTTTTGACTATAGTGATGATTTAAAGATATGGAGAGGAGCCTATGGCCCGAGAATTAGAGCAACGATGGCTACAGAGCCTGGAATGGTTATGAACTTTATTCCAAGTCTTCCTACCCCTGGATATTTTGATCAAATCTACAACGTTGAACAGATGCTAATTAGGGATAGGTTTACTAGAGAAGCGTTAATTGTGGTTCCTGAACCAGAAGATTATGATTACACTTTGCTCACAAAAGATAGACCATGCACTATTTTCGTTCAATTTCTTATCAGAGACGAAAACCTTCATTGCTTTACAAAAATGCGAAGCAATGACATAGTGTGGGGAGCCTTTAACATCAATGTGTTTGAGTGGACCTTTCTTCAAGAAATCTTAGCTGGCATACTAGAAATAGAAGTCGGGGCGTATTATCACAACGCTACTTCTTTTCATATTTATGATACAATGCTTGAAAGAGCTAAAAAGATTATCAGTTGCCCTTTCAAATACGATATGTACTCTGGCAAAAACAAACCAAGGTCTTTCCGCTTTGGCTCATTGGCAGTATTCTATTACGCCGTTAATCTAGCTATGGATATTCTATCAAAAGCCATTAATGTGGGGGCATTTGATCCAGAAGTAAGAACTTCTTTTGAAGAAGTTATGATATTACAACAGAAATTTTTCAATTGGCTCCCCCAATCAGCTAAAACTTTCATTACCTTTCTTAATATTCCGTTGTCTTTTCTTTTTCATAAAAAAGGAATGGACAAAGAATCTATGGCTTTTCTTGTTCTTAATCAAGAAAGTGCAGAACCAAGCTATTATATTCCACACCTAGAGTTTCTTCACAGAGATAGAGTACGCTGTAACGAAACTGATGTTATAGCCGCTTTAATTGCCGAAAATTTTGATCTTGATGACAACGATCAAAGATATATTCTCCAACAATGGGAAAAATAAAGAATGAACCAACACATACTGGAAATTTTAAAGCGGGGTGGAATTAAGATCTTAGAAGAAAATGTTTTGGACCGAACAGCCTCCGTGTTGACCACCAACAAGGGACTGTTCGGTTTCTATTCTTCTAAATACGAATTTAGAGAGTTGGAAGAAACTAACATCCCGATTCATACCTTTGGTCTTTTTCCTAAAGAAGTCAAGAGGCTTATTATACTTTTTAAGGAAAATTTATTTTGGATAGATAAAGATAAAATTCCAAAAGAACCAAGGATTAATAGAAAACTCAAGCTGGTCATTCTTCCCATACCCCTTGCCATTCTGGAACCATTCAAGTTTTTGGTCGAACCCTACCAGTCTCAGTTTATTCATTTGCATTGTCATACGGACTATAGCACTCTTGACGGAATCACGCAATGCAAGTCATATCTTTCTAAAGCAAAAGAATTTGGAATGCCTGCCATTGCCATCACCGACCATGGAAATGTCTCCTCGCATATGGAATTGCAAATGCGTTCTAAAGAGTTTGGAGTGAAACCCATTTTTGGTGTAGAAAATTATATCACCAAAGATGCTTCTCTCAAAGATGGAGATCATCGATCCTCTAACCACATCATCCTCTTAGCCAAAAACGCCAAAGGCTATCGAAATATTTTAAAACTTCAAAAATTTTCATGGTCTGCCGAACATTATTATTATCGTCCTCGAATAGACTTTAAAACCTTGGCTCAGCATCGAGAGGGCTTAGTGGTACTTACCGCTTGCCTAAAGGGTTTAATTGCTAAAGAGGTACTCAGAGAGAGGCTCGACTTAGCACAAAAGAGGCTTGTTTGGCTACATACTTTATTTGGTGACGACCTCTATTTAGAGATTCAAATGCACCAAATTATGGATGAAGAAAAAGATATTCAAGCCCTTTATAATCAAACACTGTTAGAGTTTTCAAAGAAGTTAGACATTGCAACAGTCGTCACCAATGATGTTCATTATCTTACAGAAGAGATGGGTAGAGTACAAAGCAAGGTAATCAAAATGAAATCAGAATCTGACCTTGCAGAAACCTATTGTGATTCTATTTGGTTTAAAAATTATGAAGACATGAGAGACACAAGAAATGAACGTTGCAATTATATCTCCCAAAAAGATTTTGATTTCATGATTCATGCCACAACAGAGATTGCCAACAAATGCGATTTTGAAATTCCTACCGGCGGCCTTAGGATTCCTAAAATCAATATTACTAATTTTCCAAAATACAAAGAAGGGTTTACAGAGGAAGAATATCTTAGGCACAGAATAAAACTCGGATTGGCCAAAAGAGAAGCCAACAGCGAACTCTCTGTTCCAAGAGAAGAGTACGTTAAGAGGATAGAAAGAGAAGTGGATGCTTTTGTTAAAATGGATGTTATTTCATACATTTTAATTTATGATGATCTAGTACGTTTTCTTAAAAAGAAAGGATGCCTTTGCTCTCTTCGTGGTTCTGCAAATGGAAGTGTGGCCCTCTGGCTCATTGGTTTATCTATTGTAGATCCCATTAAATTCGATATCCTATTCGAACGGTTCATTAGCTCTGCAAGAATAGAAGCGAAAATGGCCGATATAGATATAGATCTAGACATCGCTCATACATTTAGAGACATGGCCATTAACTATCTGAAAGAAAAGTATGGCAATGAAAATATTTGCTCTGTCGGTAGCTTTAACAGAACCCAATTGAAGGCAGCGATTAAAAGCCTTGCGAGAGCTGAAGCTTTCTCTTTAAAGAAAAAGATAGACCAAGCAAAAGAAGATGATAACAGCAAAAAGGTTAGACTTCTTGAAGAAAAGCTTAAACCTTTTTCGTTTCAAGAAATAAATAGAATCACCAAAGCCATGCCTCCTACCCTAGAAGAAGCTAAAACCTCTTCTGTTGCTGACTGGTTTACGCAAAATGAAAATTGGGTTAAGCGATACGTGGAACCCATCTTAGGAAATGCGTATGCCGAATCCCTTCACCCCGCCGGTGTGGTTATATCTCCAGAACCTTATCATTATTGGCTCCCTGTAAGAACCAACAAACTTTCCAAAGACAAAGGAGGCGAGCGGGTTTTCGCAACCCAATGGGAAAATTCCCATACGTCAAATGAATATCTGAATGAAAGAGGAGTCATGGTAGCAGATATTCTTGGGGTCAAAACGCTAACCATAATTGCCGAGGCGATTAAGCTTATTGAAGAGAGACATGGCAAAACGTTTAAGTTAGATACGATTCCATTAGACGACCAAAAGGTTTATGACTCCCTCTCTAAAGGTGAAAACATTGGCTTCTTTCAATTAGGTAAGGAGTCTCTTAGGGGACTCTTTAAAAAGGTCAAACCTAACCGAATTGAAGATTTAATCTTTCTCATTGCTGCGGATCGTCCGGGGCCAATGGCGGCTGGAGCATTCGATTCATACGCTGCCAGAAAGCACGGTGAAGAAGATGTTAGCTATTATCATCACTCTTTAAAGCCTGTGCTTTCTGACACTCTTGGAGTGCTTACCTACAGCGAACATATTATGAGAACCGCTTCAACTTTCGCTGGAATGAATCCTATAGATTCTGAAAAGATGAGGAAAATTATCAAAGCTAAGAGCAAAGAAGATTTTGACAAATTCAAAGACCGCTTTATTCAAGGGGCTATTAAGACATGGGAGCACGAACCAGGAATAGAAAGAAGGGCTGCCAGAATTTGGGAAGCCCTAATGGGATTTTCTCAGTATGCTTTTCCTAAGGGACATGCCACCAGCTATGCGATCATCGCCAACGCCACTCAATTTCTTAAAGTTCATTATCCTGTAGAATTCTTCTGTGCTTTTTTAGATCAAGTACCAGATGATGAATACAATCCCATAAGAGGCGTAGCCATTCGTGAATACGATGTTTCTTTTATCCTGCCCCATATAAATCTCTCTAAAGCGCACTTTACTATACATCGAAACCAAATCGTATGGGCTCTAGCCAGTATTAAAGGGGTAGGCTTTAAAGCAGCGAAAGCGATTATGGCCGCCCAACCATTTGAATCGTTTAAGGACTTCCATAAAAGAGTGAATAAAAGAGTTGTAAACATTAGAGTCATCAAAGCGCTGACGGTGGTTAATGCCTTTAGAAAATTTGGCGATAGAAATGAAATTATGAAAAAATTAGCCAAACTTAGAAATGAAAAATTTGAACCTAGAACAGAGGATGAATGGAATTTTGAAATGGGCAATTTAATTCCTTATGGCAAGCGGTCCGTTGCTGAAATCTTTCCATTTCAAATGAACTCAGTGATGAGTTACGATGAATTCTTAGCCAAATCAAAACACAAACGAGTAGTCATTGCTGGAACAATAGACAACATTAGAAATGTTCAAAGCAAACGAGGAGCAATGTCTATTCTTAAAGTAACAGATATGGGAGAAACCTATAACGTGGTGCTTTGGAACGATATGGTGAAGCGACTCAGTGAAAACCATATTAAACTGGAAAAAGGATTGCCCGTTAAAATTTCTGGCATTAAAGGAAGTTCTTATCTGGGTGAAGAACAGATCACTTTAGGAAAGGAACAGGAATGTTACGTTAAAATTCTCAAATAAGGAGTTTCTATGAAAAAACAAATTGTGACTACAGTTACACGATTTCCGGATGAACAACTTGACCACCAAATAAAGCTTATGGTTGAAGCGTATGAGCACCTTTTTAAAGATTCAGGAGCTAGTTTTTCTATAAGTGAAGAATCTATAGATGCTTTAAAGAAAGGAGAAGCAATTTCATTTGCCGTAGTCTTTCCAAATAATGAAAAAACCATCACGACAATCCTAATAGTTCAAGATGAATAACAAAAATTTAAGTTGCTCTTTTGTTTCAGAACTTGTATAAACTACTACTGGTTTAATTCATATTTTATTAACTTGTTTAAATGGAGGAACAGAAAATGGCAAAAGTTAGAACACGGCGTCTTTCATGGAATGCGAGTCCAGACACAGACATCGTTAGCTACAAGGTCTATGTGGCTAAAGAAGGAACAACTCTGGACTACAGTTCGGTCAACGTTACGGCAACTGGATTGTTTGTTGATATTCCCAGTGCTTTTCCCGCCGGAACATTTGCAACTCCTGGTAATTATCAACTCGGGGTTGCCGCTGTAGATTCACAAGAAAACGAAAGTGATATGGCGGTACTAGTATCCCCTTTCGATTTCGTCGCCCCCCGTCCGCCAACCAACCTCGTAGTGTCAAAGGTTTAATTGAGAAGATGCATGTTCTCATGGCAGAACTGGAGGTGAAATATGGAAGGCAAGAAAGATCTGACCTCGCTGAAGAAGAACCAGCCCTTGAGGAAGAAGTTCCAGTCCTTGAGAAAAAATAATTTCTTAGTCTTTCTTTTTATTCTCTGGTTTAGCTGGAACCTATACGAGATAGGAAATTCCTGTACTATGGGATGGGACTGGGATGGAACTGTAACCCCAGTCTACTTTGAAGTAAAAGCAGAAAGACTAAGTAGGGCGACTGCTCAAGTAGTCAGTACCTATCCTCTTGGAATTACAACTCAGAAAGAAATAATTTTTAATCGAATAGTGAGCGGGCATTTTAGGCTAAAAGCCAGAACTTGTTACGATTCACCATGTTTAGATGGAAACGTTAATAGAACATCTGAATGGGCTGAAAGCACTAATCCTGCTCAGTCGGTTGTAAATGGTACACCAATGGGATGGGTGGTTTATTTCAAACCGAAGCCAGCTTCAGGACTCAAAGTGAGTCAATTTCTAAATCTTTCTCAAGATGATGAAATTTAACCTTCTTTGGAGGGCAAGGCTAATTTTAGAGGTGAGAAATGCCAGCAGGATATGAACACATGAGAGATAAATTCAAAAAAGATGGGATGAAAGATGAGGAGGCTAAAGCTAAAGCCGCCGCAATCTGGAATTCTAAACATCCCAACAATCCAGTTACCAAAAAACATGAGGGAGTAGAAGACGAACCAGCCAAAATCATGATTGATGACGAGTTATTATGATTGGCCAACTAAAATTTTTATTGCGAACTAGAAATCTTTCAAATATTGAAAGGTGTGCTAACATTCTTCACATTCAACGGTACAACGTAGCGGAACATTCATTCTACACCGCCTTCTACGCTTTGTTTTTTGCAGATCTAGAAAATAGAAGGATCTCAGCATCTGATTACGATTTTGACGAGCCACTCTATGATTGTAAGAAACTTCTCTATAAGGCGATCCTTCATGATTTAGAAGAATGTGTGACTGGTGATATTCTATACCCTATTAAACACGGCTCATACAATTTCTCTGAAGTTATTTGCAAGGTGGTTGAAGAAACGCTTTTCGCAGAATTAGATCCTAGGGTTGCAAGAAAATATATAGAAGTCTGGAGCCAAGCCAAAGATGATTCTAAAGAAGGACAACTCATTGAGGCTATGGATAAGTTTGAGCTCATGCTCTTTAGTTTTACGGAGCTCATGTTGGGCAACGTAGCGGTGAAGCCAATTTACGAGAAGGCTCTAGAAATTCTACGAGGTCAATTTCATAGTATAACATCTCTTGGATTAGTAGTACAGACGATGGAAGATGAACGGCGGAATGGCTTTAACTCTTTTACCTAGAAGGAGGGAATATTTATGGCTAAAGGCGAAATAAGAGCGCTAACCGATGAAGGAGATTTAAAAGTAATTTGGGATACCCAAAGCGATACAGAAACGGAGGCGGCAAAAGATCAGTTTGATCGGCTAATTAAAAAAGGATATAGAGCGTTTAGTGTTGACAAAAAGGGAGAAAAAGGAAAAGAAATAAAGAAATTTGATCCAGATTCTGGAATGATCATCATGACTCCTGGATTAGTAGGAGGTTAATATGGCCACCTACTATACCACTTCAAACCAATACACGGCAAGTTCCTCCACGGTGTGGACTGGATGGGTATCAGATGTCCCCAATTCACAGCCTGGAACTACTTCAACTATTCATATGAGAGAACCTGTCTGGAACCAATGGGTCCATCAAGCAACTTCGACTTCTTGTTCAAACAATCAGTATGTCTGGGTTCCTTCATCAGAAGAAGCCTGGTCAGAGTGGTCAGCCAAAACATACAAAAAAGTTGAACAAGTAACGCTAACCAGAGAACAGGCCGCCGCTTTTGCGGAGCAGAGAAGAGCGCAAGAAGAAAATCGGGAGAGACAATATCAAGCGGCGCAAAAGGCTATTAAGGAAAGAGAGCAGAAATTAATTAAGGCTGAAAAAGTAGCCAAATTGCTTCTTGGAGAGCTCATTGGACCAGAGCTACTTAAGAAGTATGAAGAAACTGGTAAGCTTATGTTTCATGGTCAAACTGGCACGTTTATTCTTGATAGAAGTGGGGTACATAAGTTTATCAAAGCTGACAAAATTACCAATCTCTGTATCCATCTTAAAGAGAAACAAATTTATCCACCAACCGATAATATGATCGCATTGAAAACGCTACTACAAGCTGATGAGAAAGAATTTTATAAAATAGCCAATAAGACCCCGATGGGGAACGCTCCTCTTCAGCTTCCCGAATGCGCAATACTTCAATGAAAGCAGATTGCATGGGTCTGCTAATTCCCATGCCAACAAAATTTAGGAGGGCATTATATGATACTTTTAGACATCGCAAAAAGTTTGAAAGAAGAAGCGGGTTATGAAAATGTTCCGATTACTGATCTGATTAGCGTTCTAAGAGATGGGTTTAAAGTTATCAAAAACATGGCTCTTAAAGAAGGAACAGATTTTTCACTCCAAATTCCAAAGGTTGGAACGTTTAAAGTTTTGAAAAAGCAAGCGAGAATGGGATTTAATCCCCAAACCAAAGAGAAAATTCAAATTCCAGAAAAGCATGTCCTAAAATTCAGAGCTTCCTACCTGATGAAACAAGCTCTTGAAGAAGCGTTTGCAAAGAAAAAGGGCAAAAAGCCAGAAACAAAAGCACCGGAAAAACCAGCCAAAAAAGCCAAAAAGAAGTAAGAAACAGCAAGCTGAAATCCGAACTCCACCGCATACCCATTGCGGTGGAGTTTTGGTCTGTGAATTAATAGCCTCTTTGATTGCGTCTGGCTACCTGAACTTGTACCTACCCTAAAGCCGTAGAGGAATAAAATGAAAGAAGAAGATCTAAAAACGGTTATGACTCTTCATTTTAAGGAAAGTGAATCACAAATTCCTTCAATTGATCTTCATGAAGAATTAATTTCAAGAGACGATGTTGATGAGGATTTAGAGCGTTCTCATGTCATGTACGGTTTTTGTGTTGTTTTGGGAGCGGAGTTCGAACACAAAGCCAATGTACTAGACGCCAAACTGGACACATACATGGGAGAACAATGGGGAAAATTAAAAGGGGCTATCACCAAACGATATACCGACAACGATGCCAAAAGAAAAATAGAATCTGATCCTTGGGTTTTAAGCCAACGGATTAAGATTTCCAAATACCGCAAATTTTCAAAACAACTCACCTTTGGAGGAGGCAAGGCTTTGGAAATTAAAGCCAAAAGTGTTCATACCAGAATTTATAAGCTGTATAGAGCCTATGTGGAAGATTTTGGAGTGAGGGAAGAAAAAGATGTCAAATCTTATGTAAAGGAACGAATAAAAAGGAGAGATAAACATGCCGATTAAAATGGGGAAAACAGATGTCAAGGCGGTTTCTGCTGACAAGCAAAGAAGAGAACAATCAAGGGAAGGAGGGCCAACTTACTTTAAATGGAAGCGTGGAGCCAATTTTGCTAGACTGATGCCACCAGCAGAAGGACGCGATCTTCCATGGGAACTTCAAAGAAAACATTTTAATCTCGGACCCAGCGCAAAAAGCGTTGGAACCTGTACCAGGACTGGCAAGGACTGCTACTCTTGCAAGATGGTCAAAGTAGACTCGCAATCCAAGGACAAGAAAAAACGACTTCTTGCCGACCGAAGAAAGGTGAGCATCAGCAACGTTTTTCAGATGATGGATGTAACACCACTTTACACTAAGACGGAAAAAGGAGACTATGTAGCAGACAACCCACCCCCTGAATGTTGGAGTGAGATAGAAAAGGATGAGGACGGTGATCCTATTGGAAAATGTCAACGCTGTTCTTGGAACGAATCTTGTGCAGGGGGTCTTCAAATTGCTGCGTTAAGTGGCAAGCGGATTGACGAAGTTGCAGATTACTTTAGCGACGACACTGATCCAACTTCGCTCATAGAAGGCATGAACTTCAAGGTAACTAAGAAGGGAAAAACGTTCGGTAACATCTCTTATAGCGTTGAATCGGGGGAAGAATACAAATGGAGAATTCCCAAAGCGATAAGAAAGTATATCACAGAACATTTTAAAGACCTTGTTGACATTACTAAGCCAGCCACCCCACAGGAAACAGAAGAATCATGGAAAGGCAAACAAGATGAAGGTGATTTGCCTGAATGTTTTGGTGAGTTTGAAGAAAAGAAAAAGTGTAAACAGTGCGAATTTGTTGAGCTTTGTTCAGAAGAAACGGAAATCGATAAAGATAGTGACGATGATGACAAACCAAAGAAGAAAGCCAAAAAAGTTGTAGAAGAAGAGGATGATGACGATGATGACGACAAACCCAAGAAGAAAGCCAAGAAGGTCGTAGAAGAAGATGACGACGACGATGACGATGATAACAAGCCCAAAAAGAAGGTCGTAGACGATGATGACGATGATGACGATGATAATTCTAAAGAAAAAGATATATTAGAATCTCTTGATCGAACAGAGCTAAAGGCTTTCATCAAAAATAACGATCTTGAAGTAAAGGTTACTAAGGATATGGAAGATGATGAAATAAGGGAATCTATTCGACAATCTTTAGCAGAAGATGATGACAATGAAAAACCCAAGAAGAAAAAGAAAGTCGTAGAAGAAGAGGACGACGATGATGACGTAAAAGAATCAATTAAGGAAAAACTAAAAGCCAAAGCGCACAAAAAGTAGGAGGAATTTATGAAGACAGGACATGCGGAAATTGTTTTTATTCTTGATATGAGTGGTTCTATGGGTGGTATCAAAACCGAAGCGGTTGACAATTTTAATCGATTTCTTAGAGAACAAAAGGAAGTTCCTGGGACCGCAACGATGAGCTTAATTCTCTTCAACTCAATGGTGACCACATGGGCGTATGACCGAATAAATCTTTCTGATATGAAGCCTTTGGGCCTCGAGCAGTACAGACCTGATAATTTCACACCCTTGCTTGATACGATTTCTGATGTCATTGACCGTATTGGCAAAATATTAAATGATTCCAAGGAAGAAGAGAGACCAGAAAAGGTTATCTTCGCCATTATGACCGATGGCCTAGAAAACTACAGCCACAGGGTTACTAGACAACAAGTTTTTGAGAAAATAACCCTCCAGGAAAAGGTTTACAAGTGGAATTTTATCTTCATGGGGGCCAACCAAGATTCTTTTTTACAAGCTGGAAACTTAGGAATTAAGAAAGACCTTACTACTAACTTTACCGCTGATGCGCAAGGAGTTTCTAACGCCTACACCTACGCTTCTTCTCATACAAGGAGCATAAGAACAGGAGACCATGCCTAATGGAAGCAAACGCCGCTGACGTCAGAGCCAAGCTGATTGGAAACATTATTAGAAACTCAACAAAAGTTTTTGGGGAAGGAAGTGCCCAACTTCTTTCTTCAAAGGACATCAAGTCTATCGTAAGCAAGACCATATCAACTGGATCACCTTCTCTCGATAGAATTTTGGCTAGAGACGGACATGGTCGTTATGGTCTTCCTAGCGGGCGGATTGTTGGAATCAGTGGCAAAGAAGCCAGCGGCAAGACCACTCTGATTATTGAGGTGATTAAAAGCACTCAACACATGGGTGGTCTTGCTGCCTTAATTGAAACGGAACATGCTTTTGATCCAAATTACGCTCAGCAGTTAAATGTTAACTTGGAAGAACTAGTCCTATTTCAACCCGATTATCTTGAGCAAGGGTTAGATATGGTTAAACTGCTTGCTGAACAATTTAAGGAAGCCAAACGAGAATACATTGAAAAATACAACAAACCTTGGAACGTTCCCATGTTCATAGGATTTGACAGTATTGCAGGAGTTCCGCCCAAGGCAGAATGGGAAGCTGATTCATTCGAAAAAGAGCAAGCACAGGGACTTCACGCTAGACGTCTTTCAAAATTCTTCAGAAATATTAGTGGGCTAATCTCTTCAGAAGAAATTTGCCTTGCTTGCACCAACCAAACCAAAACAGACACCAGAGTGATGTACGGTGACAAAAAGACTGAGATAGGGGGGATGGCCCTCAAATTTCATGCGTCTGTTCGACTGGATATTTATCGTTCTGATTTTATAAAACTCTCAAAAGAATCTGATCCAATAGGCATCGTAACCACTGTCAAAACAGTTAAGAATAAAGTAATGATCCCTTACAAGAGTGTTATGGTCCCAATTATCTTTGGAAAAGGGATTGATTATGCCCGTTCAATGTTCCTAGCCCTTAAAGCTTTGAAGAAAATAAAAGGAGGGGCAGGAGGATTTAATCTCAAATATAGACTAAATGACGATATAATAGTTCTCTCAGCCAAAGGCGAAAATGCAATGGTTGAAAAGATAAGAGACTTAACTGAAAACTCACCCAAAATAAGACGGATTTTAGAACGAAAGCTTGATCCTAAGGATTAGTAATGAAATTTAAAACCATTAAGATTCTAGATACGCAAGAGCCTTCTTACGACTATAGCCCTCATGGGTTTGTGGCGGTCGGAGATGTTCACCTTTATAATTCTTATCCCTATGGTTCAAGAACCGAATTAATTTCTGAACGCCTTCAAGATATTAAACGATATTTGTGGAATGCGGCCACCGCTGCTTCTCTTTGTGAATATCCTCTTATTATCAATGGAGATCTTATTCATACTGGAATCATAGACCACTCTGTTGGAGACATACTTTATCAATTCTTTAAAAAGTTCAAAGAGGTCACTATTTTTGTCAATCTTGGCAACCACGACTTAGATGGAGAAGTATCTGTGTTGAAGCCGTTTGTGAGGCATGGGCACAATGAAAACCATATCGTTTTTTCTAAGCCTGATGGCGTTACTCTTTCACACGGTAAGACTCATTTTTCTTTTATCCCGTCTTGCAACAAGGTAGTTGCCCTGCAAGCTATTAAAGAGCAAGCTCGAAAAACAAATCGAGACTATAGAAATGTATTATTTATCCATGCCACATTTTCTGGCTCCTTTTTTAGCAATGCCTATGTCAGTCGTTCTGGACTCAGCCAAGGCAACCCATATTTCAAATACTTTGACCTTATCGTCGCCAGCGACGTTCACAAATATCAGTTAATTTGTAAAGGTAGAGGATTCTATACGTCATCGCTTATCCCATTAAGTTTTGGTGAAAAAACCATAGACCACGGATTCCATATAGTAGATTTGGATAATGCCAAACACTACTTTATTGTCACAGCCAGTGCTCCTCAATTTCTAGAGTTAGAAGTTAGCTATGTGAGAGAAATGGGAGATGTTATTGTTCAGACAGTAGCTGAGAAAAATATTATCTGCGTGGCCAATGACCAACCCAATATACTATTCGATAAGAAGCAGCTTAGAAAAAAGCTTCTAGATCTAGGCGCTTCATTTGTTTCATTCAAAAACGCTCCTAGAAGAAAGGAGGAGGATAGTCAAATTAGAATCAATCAAAAAGAAAATGTTAAATCGATTGTATTAAGCTATTCTAAATTTCTAGCCAAAAAATTTGAACTTTCTAAATCAAAAGTACAATCAGTGGGATTAAGAATTTTAACCAAAGCGGAAATGGAAATGGGAGTAGCTCATCAGAGGAGATGAAAAATGACAATTGATCCAAAGGTTGATTGTTCTCGAATAAACGTTAGGGCAATGGATAGTGTAACTTTGATTTTTTCGAATAAACGCCAAATTTGGAAATTAATTAAAAGGTTGATTGTCACAGCTTTTCTTGAAGATAATGAAGAACTAAAATATTTTATTCGCATTACCTCAAATCAAATACGACTGGTGTACGACCATGCTTCAAATACAAAGCCTAGAACTTAAAAATTTTATCACCTATAAACATCAGATATTTGATTTCGATGAACTTTTTAGAAAAAGTGACATCTTGCTTATTTATGGTAAAAATTATGACGATGTTTCTTTTGCTAATGACAACGGGGCTGGTAAGTCTATCATCTATCAAGCCATTCTCTTTGCATTAACGAACCGTACCACACGCAACAGCCAAAAGGATTTATTGATTGGAAAATTTGCCAAATCTATGTCTTGTACCCTTAAACTCAAAGATTTTAATGACACTCAATTTTGGATTAGAAGATATAGAAATCATTCTATCTATGGCAATGGAGTTAAATTTAAAATTAATGGGGTTGAAAAAGGAAAAGGCACTCCATCGGAACTCAATACTTTGATCTTAGATACTCTTGGGTTATCCTATCGACGAATTATCAACACTTCAATTTTTGAAAGTGATGATGAAAGGTCGCGCTTCATTTATTTAGGGGATAAAGATGGAAAGAGTTTACTCTCTCAAATGAAAGGGTTTGAAATCTTTCAAAAATGTTACGAAATTGCCAAAGCTGAATCTGAAAGCCTTGAACAAAAGGAAACGCAACTAAAAATAGAGATAGAAAAAAGAGAACTAGTTAAACAGCGAGTGTTTAGAGAACTTAGTGAAACGAAAGAACAAATTACACTTTTTGAGGGTCAAAGAGTTAAGCAAATCAAAGCTGAAAAACAAAAAACCATAGAAAAACAAGAAAACCTCTATAGCAAAATAAAAGAACGAGAACTTGTTAGAACACAAAATGCCAAAAAACTCAAAGCCATTAAGTTTGATCTTCTTCCGCAAACAACAATCACTCTACAGAAATTAGAAAACGAAAGAAAAACGAAAATCGATGCAATAAATGGTTTAGAAAATCTTCGAGCCAAAGCCAATACCCGCTTTAGCCAAAGTAGAAAAGCTTATCGTGAAGCCAAAAACAACGAAGAAGGAATTGGAACAACTTGCCAGTCATGTGGAAATGTCATTACAGGCAAAAATCTCCACGAACACATCAAAAAATTAGAAAAAGAAATGGCTCGTTACATGGCAAAAGAAACTATTTATGTTTCTCAAACTATCCCACATAACGAAAAAAGACAATGGCTTACTCACGAAATCGAAAGAATGATAAGCAAGCAACAAGATCTCGTAGTAGAACAAAAGTCTATTAGAACATTTATTCAGTACAACGCCAAACTGCTCGAAGCCCTTGAAAGAGAACTTAGGGAAGAAATTTCTAACTCCAAAGAACAAATCCAAAAATTGAAAAATGTCACGACGGGCTTTAATGGACAATTAATAAGGCTTCATGCGGAGAAAGTACAATTAAAAAAGATTATTGCTCAACTGAACGAAGAACTCTCATCTGCTCATAACAGGTATCGCTACAAAAAAGCATGGCTTACAGGATTCGGCAAGGAAGAAATTCAAACAATGGCACTACAGACTACTGTAGAAGATCTTAACGAAGACATTAAACGAATTTCTGAAATTTTAACTGACGGTCATGTGGATATTCAATTACTTACAGAAAAAACGCAAGGCAATAAGAAAGTTCGAAACCTTTTCGAATTTGAAATTGGAGACATGAACAAAAAAGGACTGCCATTTAAAGAATGGTCTAAGGGTCAAAAGAAAAGGATAGAAATTATCGTAAGCTTTGCTCTAATGGGCATAGAACAAAATTTAATTTCAGAAGTATTTCTAGACGAACTGTTTGATGGAGTGGACGAGATTGGTATCAACAAAATTAAATTTCTCTTGGAAGAAGAATCAAAAACAAAAGGCAAGCGGTTTATCGTCTTTTCACATTCTAGAGATGTGAAAAATCTATTCGAAAACAAAGCCTATGTTCAACTTAAACATGGGCAAAGTACTCTGCATTTAATCGGAGAATAGAATGAGAAAATTGCTTAACAATATTCTAATTGCAGCATATATCATCATAGCTCTGATCTTCTCTTGTATTACATTGGCTTTTGCGGTTCGTCTCGGAAATTATATTTTAACTTGGTAACTTTTCTATCTAATGTGGTATTTAAAGGAGGTTTTATGGGAGAGGTGATAAACATGACCGATTTCGCAAACCAAGGCAAGGGAAGTGTCCATGCGCTTTATGGCACTAACGATCATAGATTTTTACAACTGGTAAAAGGAAGATGCATTGTGCATAATGTTGATTTCTGGGAACCTGGAAAAATAAAATCTCAAATTCTTTCGGAGGCAATGGTTCTTTATGGCATGGGCAATCAGGGTCAAGGAATTATCAGAGAAGATAGCACGGATAGAGGAATTGAAATCTAAGGGGTTTAATACCCCCCGCATGTTTTACATCAAAAAAGGAGACAATGGAAGAATTAATGATTGTTGTGAATGGTGCGAAACTATTGGTCATCCTATTTATAATATACGAACTTATAACTTTAATGAGAATCATGAAACTCTAGAAACTACTCATTTTGTTGATGTTCCTTCATTTGATATTAAAGACCTTTTGAACAAAGCAATTGGGCAATCCAATTGTATGGTGGATGCAGAAATTCCAGACAATGGAAGATGGGCTGGAAATATCGTAGTTTTCAGAAATCCAATGAGAAGACCAATTTCTGCAGATATAGAGTATTGTCAAAAAGAAATTAGAGCAATGGTCAGAGATGCAGACTCTCAAGTTTCTTTTGACTATACGGAAATTGTTGGGCTTATAAACCCGTTCAGAATGTTAATGCAGAAAGCAGCAACCTTTGAAAAGCCAGAAACAGTGATACTAGAATGGACCTATTTCTCTGAACCCGCTGGAATTCTTAATGAAAATCTAGTCTGGTGGGAATACCGCTCGTATGTTGGGGCGTAGCTATGATTGGCGTCTCTACCAACTGGAAAAAGCTGTGTAAGGAGCGTGGATTTAAAAACGTGCAAACGCTTTTTAAAGAATACAGAAGCCGTGGAAAAACCTACAACGACATCTCTTATGAATTAGGTGTTTCGCCAACCGCTGTTTGGAACAAAGCCTTGGATTTAATGGAACAAGGCAAACTACATCAAGAAGATTTGAGGAGAAGAAGATAATGGCTCGTCGTAAAAAACTGAACAAGGAAGAACAAAACATTTTTTTTAGTAGCAATTCAAAAATCGCCAAACAGCAATTGGAAAAACCTATTGTGGGGATCGATATAGGAACGTTCTTAACCGGCTTCTATTCAAAAACCCTCGATGCGGTAACGATTCAAGGAGGCAAAAAGCTTTCATTAATTGAAAGAATTTCTGCTATTAAAACGGAGTTGTTTGTTCTGCTTAGCAAGCTAGAACACAGTCCAGTTGTGTTTATTGAAGACTACGCTTGGGGGAAAAACAATGCCAGCATCACCCAATTGGCGGAATTAGGTGGTAATATTAAACTCCTTTTGTTTGAGTCCGGTATATACTATATGTGCGTCGCTCCCTCAACCCTCAAAAAATTTGTCCTCGGCCCAAAGAGAGGCGTTCTGGGAGAAGGTCATAAGGCAGTTACAATGGTAACAGTTTTAGACCGATGGGGAAAGAAGTTTTCAGATGACAATGCTTGCGACGCCTATTGCCTTTATCGATTCGGCAGAGCACTGAAGGCTTTTATCAAAAATCCAAACTCAGCAGAAAAATGGGAAGCTGAAATGTTTAGGGAATTTGTTATTCATAGAGCAGCTTAACGATTCATTCTTAGCTTAACAAGGAGGGTACTGACATGGCGAGATTGCACGAGATTTTGGCAGTAGACAGGGATTTAGAAGCGGTGGCCAAGAAGGTGTGTGAAGAGGCGATTATAACCTTCACCAAAAAGACTGAACACTTTGTAGGAACCCATAAACGGCTTGACATGTTCGATGAGGCTAGAAAGCAAGAAGAAAGAGGGCAGGAAGAAATAAAGGCTTTAACCACCACGGTTCAGGACAAGTTAGAATATGTTGCTGAACATTTGATTCGCCATATTGACTGTCTTGCTCAGAAAGAGTTTACCAACCAATTTGCTACAGGGGAAGTTAGCCTGAACGAATCTTTGTTTCTTCCTAAACTTCCGGCCACTATGCTCTTGGCATTAGAAAACAAATTGGCTCAGTGGCGAAAGGTCTATGAAGAAATTCCTACTCTGGAACCTACCATTGAATGGAAACAAGATG